AAGCAGTGGTATCAACGCAGAGTACTGTAACGCGCGCTCTCCCCGCCACGAACCGCAGCACCTCAAAGGTGGCATGGTGGCCCCATTGTGGCGGTACCGGGCGGATGCACCACACTTCAGCGGCTTGTATGTTGTTGATCCTATTAGGGATCTCCCGACGCGGCGCAGGGGGTGGGGGTGGTACTCGCCGGGGTGGCTGAAATTCAACTGTCCTCGATTCCGGCCACAAATAAAAAACCACAAAAAATAAAGCATTTATAATCATGCGATTGCGGAGGTTTAAGGTTGCGAAGTATCGAGGTGGGGTGAATTCGCTTGACAGGGAGAAGGTATAGTGGCACACTCCCTAGTGAAGGAGAAGGTATAAGGTATATGTCGCAAGGGAAGGTAGAAGAAGAGAGGCTTGCGAGGATGTTTGGGGAGGACGATGGGGAAAGGGGAGAAGGTAAAGGGTTGAAGGTTCGGAAGAGATGGGAAGATCGGAAGCCGGTGTGGGATAGGCACGGGAACCTGATGGAGTACGCGCCGAAGGCAGATGGATCACGGAAGAATGGGTACGTGCCGGTGAAGGTAATAGTGGCGCAAGGGTGGTTGGGGAGAAGGTTAAAGGTTGACGAGAGGGTAGTTTTGAAGGATGGAGACGTGAAGAATTTAAGGATAGAGAACCTTGGGGTGAGGAAGTTAGGGAGCCGGGAAGTGCGGTGGTTGGGAGGCGGGGTTGAAGACGGTAAGGGAGATGAGATGACGGGGCGTAAGTTTAAGGGATTACATACATAGCTACCCTAGCGTAATTTTTAAGGAAAGGAGGTGGACAATGGAACTAAACCAGACCGAGAAAGCCCGGATTGTCGCTTTGCAGCAGAAACCGGAAGCGCAGCGCACTGACGCGGAAAAGGCGGAACTGGCGGCATTGCTTCAGAAGCAAAGCCAATAGCGTTGGCCGTCTCGTAGCACATTGTTTTAGCTAGGGTAGCTATGTATGTAATCCCTAAAAGGAGCTTTATGAGATACCGTGATGGGCTTCCGCCCTCCGAATACAATCTGCCACCGGGATGCTCGCAGCGAGACTGCGAAGGTTCTGGTATTTCTGATCGGGACGACATGGACAATGACCCCAACCCCTACGATTTTGAGGAGGTGCCAACATGGGCTGACCGGCTAAAAACTGGCGCCGCAGGGACGGCGAGGCCACAAGACAAGTTGAAGGATTCGGATTAAGCATGAGAACCGGGGTCTGGAGACAGGCCCCGGACAAAGGAAGGTACACCATGACCGAACTTGAATCGCGCCTGGCGGATTGCCGCCGGCGGATCGAGGGAGAGAAGCCATGACGCGCTACGTGCGAGTGCCCATCGAGGCCGAGGAAGGGGGCTCTCGATGACGCGCATCGTGATTGAGATAAATCGTGGGGAGGTGCGGCGGCGAGAGTGCGGAAGGTGCGATCAAATCATTTGGGGGCTGGATACTGCCTATTGCCGAGCATTCACTACGCGAGCATTCCGTCTCCCACGTCAACTGAGACGTGTTGGCGGAGCACCCCAGCGCTGCCCGCAGTGCCTAGCGGCAGAAGTGAAGGAGGGGGTGCCCAATGGCAGAGCAGTTTGATCTCGCCGAGTTAGAGCGGCTGCACGCGGCGGCGATGGGCTGCCCGCACTCTCTGGGCGAAGGCGCGAAGCCGGTTCACGAATTGACGAACTATCTAACGACGCATCTCCCAGCCATCCTCGCGATGGGTGCCGAGCGCGAGCGGCTGCGGGGAGAGCGGGAGAAGATGGCGAAGGCTCTGATAAAAACGTGGGGAGTCTTGGAGCCGATTTGCCCGTGGGGATCAAAAGACAAAATCATGAGCGAGCACGCCGAGGCACTCGCCATCGCACGGAGGATCGCGAAATGACGGGAGAACTTGTATCAGCCACCCACCTAGTGATGGTGATGGCGAACGCATCAAATTGGGCCGACCTGTTCGACGATAGCGAGCGGGATGCGCTGCGCCTGGTTGTCACAGAGGTAACACACGCGCAAGCTATCATCGCCGAGAAGGACCGACAGATTGCGGAGTTGGCGGCGAAGATGGAGAAGGCAGTCGCTCTGCTCTACAAAGCATATGAGCTTGTGAACGACGGGAGTATGCAGAGTAGCCAGTGGGAAGCGTTCAAAAAGGTTTGCGCTGGGATTTCGCTGTTGAACCAACTCGATCCCGCCGTCATTCTCGCCGCCCGCGACAAGGCGCTCACGGAGCCGCTGGAGGCCCGCATTGCCGAGCTTGAGGCTCAGGTTAAGGCGTGCCACATGGAGAGAGACAACTTGAAGGGGAATCTCACCGACCTCGCAGCCTATCGAGAGAAGGTGCGGATAGAGTTCGCTAACCAGTTACTTGACCCCGCAAGCCGGGAGGGTGCATGAGGATTCACATCAAACATTACGACTACGACTGGGCTAAGCCGGCACTCTACTATTGCTGGCGTCCTGAGTGGGATCGCCGCTTTCGCTTCGCCATGCCGTTGCTGTCCTACCAAGGGGCGTGGGAGCTTGCGTTCGACACGCTGAAACGGAGGGGCGCAGAGGTAAGCTATGAAGATTGGTACGAGGCTGCATCAGGTTGGTGAGTTGGAAGCGTTAATGTTGAAAGGGGAATTGGGATGAGACAGCTTACGCTTGCTGGAGTGAACAAGGTGATCCAGAGGACTCTTGAAAAGGTGTCTGTTTTGGCTGGGCGAGATGGAGTAAACCCGCGTGACCAAGCTGTCTTTTTAGCTGGGGCGCTGTGGGGTGCAAAGCTACACGAAAACCAGTACGAGGGATGGATGTGTTCTGGGGCATCAAAGTTCATCCGTGATGCAGTGAAGCCCATTCAGCAAGATCTGAAGAAGGTGCTATGAGGATCACAGTGGCGACGATGGACCGGGCGATCTGGGCGGCCCGCCTGGGGGTTGGATTAGATTGCTATGACCCGGCGCTACGTGATCGCGCCATCTATCTGCGGGGCCTCGCGGACGCGGCGAAGGTGCTGTGTCTTTGGGATGGATGTTCTTCCAGATCATTGCGTGACGCGATCCGCGAGACGGCGAAGAGGCTGAGAAAGGAGATCAAACCATGAATAAGCAAACACTTCTTGGGGAGCGATTGCGACGTAAGGCCGGAGATCCCCGCGATGCCACCCTCCGCGAACTGGATCACTGGAAACAAGTATCCGGGTTCGATACCCCAGAACAAATGGTGGCGGCTGTCAATGACAGGTTTGACAAAGAGCTTCCACGGGGGCTAGCGAAATCGTTGTGGCAGCTTACGCAACGAGACTGCATTAAGTATGAGAGGATCATCCGCGAGCTGCTGGCGCTGTGTGCGAGGGAGGCGCTGAGGATTGAGGCACTGTCCCACGTAGTGCAGGATGACGACTTGCGGGTAGCAATGCACCGAGCTACGTTTGAACTCCGCGCGGCCAGCACAGACCCAGCGCTTGGAGGAGACGGCGAAAAAGGTTGAGGAAGGAACTTAAGGGATGAGCGAGTATCGAGAATTCAGGGATGCCGCAGACGTATTCGCGGCGTGCTGCCCTAAGGCAAAACACTTTGACGGAGATTGTGCAGCGGCGAATCGACTGTATCCAATCCTGGAGAAGATCAGGGAACGCGCCATAGCCACCGCTGACGATCCGCGTGACGCCACCATCGGCGAACTGCGGGCGCTGTGCGGGGAAGCGGCGGTGCAACTTGACGAGTACCTTGATTACGAGCGAGCGGAGCACATTTGCATCGTAATAGGCGACGTGGCCCTTGCTGCCAAGCTCCGCGCTGCCAGCGCAGCCCAGGCGCTTGAGGAGACGGCGCAGAGAATAAGGAAGGAGATCAAGGGATGAGCAATACCAGCAAATCACAAGAGATGTCTGGGATGCCAGCCAACATGAAGTTTGTACCAGCGGGAAACATATTTGCGCCTAGCCCCGATCCGCGCGACGCAGAGATCGCCAAACTGCGGGAGGCGCTGACCAAGATCACGGCAGAGATCGTAAAATCTACCGACTTAGCCCTGCAAATGGTGGAGGCGAAAGCCTGGGCAACCTGCGCACTGAATCTCGCCCTGTCGATGAATAGGATTAACAGTATCGCAGTCCAGGCGCTCGCCGAGCCGGGAGGGAAGCCATGAACTCACTGCATATTGCCGCTTTTACTTGGGCGGTGGTGGCTCTAACAATGGCTATTTTCGTTAAGCCGATTCCGCCCTGGGTTTACTTCTGGTCTGCCGCTGCGATTATTGCCTACGTCGTCGCCGAAGTCGTTCGCTTGCTGAGAGAGAAGCCATGAACTTATTTGACCAAGGTCCGGATGGGAAGTTCATAAGCCGGAGTGAGGCGCTGAAAGCATGGTTGCCGAAGCTCTTAGATAGAGCCCTTGGCGATGAAACCGCGCAAGCCCTGGATGTGCTGGCGGGGTATAAAGAGCGTCATGCGGCTAACGATCTGCGGGTAGCGGCCGACATGTTAGACAGACAAGATTCACACAGCGCGGACTACTGTATCAAGCGGCATACGCGCAAGCGCACCATCGCCGCCGAACTCCGCGCGACCAAGGAAAGGATCGGGAAGCTATGATTGAATCCCTGCTGATTGCCTACCTGCTGGCCCAGCCTCCAGCGACCGGGTGGCGCTTCTGTCCCGAGTCGGGCATATATCAGATAACCCCTTGCTATTCGGAAGTCCTAGCCCCTATCGTAATCGCTCAACAGCCCGACCTCGACGTCCTCCGCGCTAGGGTGGACGCGCTGGAGAAGCGGGTCAAGGAACTAGACCATAGCCTCACCTTGTGTGAATCTGCCGCTAGGCGAGAAAGTTTCGATAAGGGTTATCGGCCATTGGAGCCCTTGGATGTGAGTAGGTGTTGGAAGTTGGAAGTAGCGTGGGAAGCCTGCGACCGCGCCACGGCGCTCACGGTGCGGATCGTGCGCGACAACACCGCGCTGCTCACCGGCGGGCGGGCGATGGGGAAGAGCGAGCGGAGCCGGGCATGACCGACGAAACATTCATCGCGACGATCAGCACAGCATTCCCGTCTGGGAAATATGGGGTAATATTGCCATTTTGGCGCAAGCCCGACGGCACGGTAGACCGAGAGAGGACACTGGACAACCTAAAGTACTTCCCGTTAGCTAGCACGTTCACGCCGGAGCAACGAGCGAAGTTGCTTTCTGGGCCGCCAGAGCAACCGCCGAGCGACAAGCCGTCGAGTGAGGCGTGTAAGGAGCGCGGCAATGGGAAGTAACTCGAAGATTGAATGGACGAGGCACACATTTAACGCTTGGGTTGGCTGTTCCAAGGTAAGCGCGGGTTGTACCCGATGTTATGCCGAATCGCTGGCAAAGCGCACCGGATTGGCGATTTGGGGTGATTCCGGTACGCGGCATGTCACCTCAGACGCCTATTGGCAGGAGCCATATAAATGGGCAACCGCTGCGAGCATGTTTGGCGAGAGGCATCGCGTATTCTGCAATTCGCTAGCGGATGTGTTCGAGGATCGACCGGACCTTTCCGCGCCCCGTCATCGACTCTGGCGATTGATTCTCGACACACGTCATTCGCTTGATTGGTTGCTGCTGACGAAGCGGCCCGAGAACTTCAACATGATACCGCTCTCATTGGCGGATTCAGTCTGGCTCGGCGTCTCCGTGGAGGACCAGGCGACAGCCGACGAGCGGATTCCGCTGCTGCTGAAGACACCGGCGGCGGTTCGGTTTGTGAGTTGCGAACCCTTGATTTCCCCTGTCGATGTGTCACAATATATCAGAGGTTACAAACCGTATGAAGGAAGCGGAGCGATCATTTTTAGCGCTGATGCAGATCGGTGTCTTTTCGATGGAGGCGGACGGCCAGATATGGAGACATCGCAGGCTAGTGGGGGGGAGCCACGTCGGAACACCTCCAGCGTGGAGGGACATCGCGAGAGTTCGGGCGGAAAAGTCAACGAGCAACGGATACCCCACGATCTTCTTCAACGACGGAGTGGACGGGAAGCGAAAGAAGGTGTGGGCGCACCGAATCGTTTGGATGATAGCGAACAGATCGGATATTGCGCCGGGCCTGGAAATCAACCACAAGGACGGCATACGGAAGAACACATCGCCCTCGAACCTGGAAACAGTAACCCACTCACAGAACATGATTCACGGTTGTCGGGTGCTGGGGAGGAAAGGGAAGTCCGCATCCGGCGAGACCAATCCGGCGGCCCGATTGCGGGTGAGCGATGTCTTACAAATCAGGGCGCTTGCGGGCAAGATACCGCAGTCGCAGATGGCTGCTATGTTCCACGTGAACCAGGGGACAATTTCAGCGGTCATAACGAAGAAGTCATGGGCGCATCTGGAATCTCGCTGATAATCGTCGGTTGCGAGAGCGGGCCGGGGGCGCGGCCGATGGATGAGAACTGGGTGCGCTCAATCCGCGATCAGTGCGTGGACACCGACGTGCCGTTCTTCTACAAGCAACGGCTGGAGAATGGCCACAAAGTATCGCTGCCCCTACTCGATGGTCAGCAGTGGGCACAGTTCCCGGAGGCGCCCGATGCCAAGGAGGGCGAGGAGGTAAGCGAATGACAGATGAATTCTCTGGGCTTGAGGAGAACTGCCGTTTAGTTCAGATCGGCGGCAACTTCGTATATGGGGAACCAGACAAGATCCTATCGATGATCTATGAGATACGGCGCTTGCGCGGCATATTGGATAATGTTCGGGTGGTTGATCGATTTCATGCTGAAGATGAATACAATCAAGAGATGAAAAGTCAAGCGTGTAAGGAGCGCGGCGATGGAAGATAACCCTGGAATTCAGGCGTGCATGAGACTGAACGCTAAACTGACAAAACGTGTGGAGTTACTGCGGGTAGCGTTGGAGCGCATACACGAAGGAGCTACCCGGCGGTTAACTGTACCGCGAGATTACAGCGCTGATTATTACGCATTCACGGCCATAGCGACTACCGCCGAAGATGCGCTTGCGGAGGCACCCGATGCCAAGTAACGCCGCAGGCCCGTGGCACAAGTTCGACGCCCAGGACAAGGCGACGTGGCCGGAGGCAGGCGTCAGGTACCTGGTTTGGCTTGAATCGAATTATGCAATCACGGCCCACTTTTTTAATGGCAACGTATGGATCGGCGTAAAGGGCGTGACGCACTGGGCCGAGATCCTTCCGCCGGAATCGAGTGGCGAGTAATGCCAGCACCAACACTCGGCGGCGGTTGGCGGCAGACGCTTCTCGCACTGGAGGAGGACTGGGATTCATATGGCGCTGTGTCTATAGCTGTCACTGCGCTTGAGACACTGGCGGGATTCTCCGTCGTCCCATGCTCGTCGGGCGGTATCCAGTTGGAAGTCCATCGTGACGGCTACGACATTGAGATTGAGATTGACGCAGCGGGGCGCATCGTTAGAGCGGTGGTGGGCCACGAAGCGCCGGAATCGAGCGCGACGCAGGAACGGGAGGGAAGATGAAGCGTTTACCGTGGGGGCATAAGTCGCGACATTGCGTTTTCTGTGGGTTGGTGGGGCCGCGAGTACCTGTGCTGGGGGGCTATGCGCATCGGCGCTGCATTCAAGAACCGATGAAAGATTCCCCAAGGCCACCATTAAAGAGAGCCCCAAAGACCACGGGCAGCGGCTACGCGATTGCGGAGGGAAGATGACCCACGCGACCCTGCTCTCTGACCGGTCCGCCGTGCGCCGCGCCTACGTGGGGGTGACGGCATGAGCGACTGGAAAGTTATCACCCCCGGCCCGAAGCTCGGGCAAGCCCCAATGAAGGGCGGTCGTTTTCTCGTTGAAACGCGATCAGGTATAGAAGTTGCTCAGGTACGCTGTGAGGAACACGCTCGCCTAATTGCCGCTGCCCCAGCGTTACTGGACGCTTTAAGGCAGTACATGGGATTTTGCGGGAATACCTGCTACTCGGTTCCCCGTGAAGTCGCCAAGATGTTGTACGACAATGCCGAAGCTGCTATTAAGGAAGCGGAGGGCGGGGTATGAGAATTTATGCTTATGTGACCACTGAATCAGTCCGCGAAGGACCGGCAAAGCTACCGGGCGCAGAAGTCAACGGGAAGCCCGTCTCAAAACATGGTGATTACTGGGCCTGGACGAGAGGCAAGCGGGCTACGCTGAAGATCATTGCCGATCCGAAGTCGCTCGGCTGGCGATACCGCACCGCTCGGAGAGTTGCGGAACTGTGGGGGTGGACGCGATGACGAAAGCAAATCCCATACCTAAACATCAGTGGACGCATATCGGCGACAAGGTTCTTGTCGTGCGTCAATGCGCTCACGACGTGGGCCGCTACATTTGGTATCGGGCCTGGGTATGAGCGATGAGCGAGAAACGGATGCGTGATTCGATGGACGCGCCAGAGTTTCCCTACGACGACGAGGGGCGCTGCCCTTACTGTGGTGCGGCCTCAGATGAGGACTGCATCCCAGAGAGCCATTGTGATGACCTTGATGATCTTGATGATGTGTAGTTGGGGGAGGAGGAGGGAAGATGAGAGTAGATCCTGCCGCGACATACCGACTGCTGGAAGCCGTCGAGGAACTCTACCGCCAGCACGCCAAACTTCAAGAGATGCGGCGCAATGTGAAGCCTTGTACGGAATTTAGTTCCGGAGATAGAGAAACCGGGGACTACGGAACGCCCGCGTGCGACATCCACAAGGACACCGACGAGATGTGTGAGAACTGTCTTATCAAGGCAGCGCAACTCTCGGCTTTCAAGGTGGCGAAACGGAAGCGCGCTTTGGCACAACGCCGAATCCTGCGATGGGCCGAGCGGCACGTAAAGACACCCTACGAACGTGAGACGTGGCGCAACTCACTGGCGTGCTGGAAAAAGGTGGCTGGCAAATGACCCACGCGACCCTGCTCTCTGACCAGGATGCGAAACAAATGAAAGGACAGAAATGAACATAGACGATCTGACCATCAAGCAGGCCCGCGAACTGGTTGCGATGTTCGCGACAAGCCCAACGATCAACCCCAAACCAGTGCATCCGATGCTCGGCAAACGCTGCCTTGTGCGGACCTACAGCGCCGGAGTGCATATCGGCGATGTGGTGTACGTCGATGGCATGGAATGTAAGCTGGAGAATGCGCTTCGACTGTGGAAGTGGGAAGGTGGCGGCTTGTCGCTGTCGGCGGTCGCAAACAACGGGATTTCTGGCGGCAGGCTGAACAAGACTGGCGAAGTCTACCTGACGAACGTAATTGAGTTCATCCCGACGACCAAGATGGCAGAGGCGACGTATGAGCGATTTATCGAAGATCGTCGCTAGGCATCGCGGCGACGGCTCCGGCTACGGCGACGGCTACGGCGACGGCTACGGCGAAGGCTCCGGCTACGGCGACGGCTCCGGCTACGGCTACGGCGACGGCTCCGGCTACGGCTACGGCGAAGGCTCCGGCTACGGCTACGGCGACGGCTACGGCGACGGCGACGGCTCCGGCGAAGGCTCCGGCTCCGGCTCCGGCTACGGCTACGGCGACGGCTCATGACGCAGGCAATGCTCCAGTCTGACCAGGATGCCGTGCGCCGCGCCTGCGTGGGGGGGGAGGACGATGAACTACGCTGAGTTCCTAGCATCGAAACGTATCTTGTCTGAGCCGTGCGGATTTGAGGTAGCAGAATCAGATATTAACCCGATGCTGTTTCCGTTTCAACGGGATATCTGCCGATGGGCGCTACGCGGCGGCAAGCGGGCCGTCTTTGCGCACACGGGGCTTGGCAAGGGGCCGATCCAGTTGGAGTGGTGCAGGCACGTCTGTCTGCACACGGGTGGCAACACACTCATCCTGGCCCCACTGGCAGTATCGCAGCAGTTCAAACGGGAAGCCGCAAAGTTCCACATCGCGGTGACGCTTTGTCGCGATCAGTCCGACGTGCGGCCCGGGATCAACGTCACAAACTACGAGCGCATGGGGCTGTTCGATCTGCGTTCATTCGCTGGCGTGGCGATGGACGAATCGAGTTGTATCAAGGACTGGACCTCAAAGACAACCAAAGACCTGATAGAACAACTAGCCGAAACGCCGTTCAAGCTCTGCTCCACGGCGACCCCGAGCCCGAACGACCACGCCGAACTGGGAACCCACGCCGAACTATTGGACGTGATGCGGCGCTCCGCCATGCTGGCGATGTTCTTTGAGCACGATGGCGGCGAGACGGCCAAGTGGTCGCTCAAGGGGCATGGACGCCGACCGTTCTGGAAGTTCGTAGCTTCGTGGGCCGTCTGCCTACTCAAGCCATCCGACCTTGGATACGACGACGAAGGATTCAATCTACCGCCCCTGCACCTCCAAGAGCACATCGTGGAAGTAGACCAAAGCATCAGCACGGATGGGATGCTTTTCAGATGCCCGGACATGAGCGCGACGGGCCTCCACAAAGAGATGCGTCTGACTTGCGACGACCGGGCGCGTAAGGTTGCAGAACTTGTACGAGAGAAGCCCGACGAACAGTGGATCATCTGGTGCAACACGAACTACGAAGCCGACGCCATGCGGGCGGCGCTCCCTGAAGTCGTCGAAGTGCGCGGGTCTGATTCGCAGGAAAAGAAAGAGTCCGGAGTAGTCCAATTCTTAGATGGAGACATCCACTGGCTGCTCAGTAAGCCTGAAATCTTCGGCTACGGCTTAAACCTTCAGTGCTGCTGTAATATGGCTTTCGTCGGCCTCTCGTATTCGTTTGAATCTATGTTCCAAGCGATCCGCCGATGTTGGCGCTTCGGGCAGGCGCATCCCGTCAACGCCCATATCATAGTGGCCGAAACAGAGGGCGGCGTACTCTCGACCATCCGGCGCAAGGAAGCGCAGTACGAAGAACTACAGCAAGAGATGAATGTCGCCATGCGCGAGGAGCAGCTTGCCGCGCGGCATAAGGCAACGAGATACGACCACGAAACAGAAATGGAGATTCCGGAATGGCTGATATCGCAAACGGCGTGAAGGTAATAAACCAAGTGATTACGGAAGAGTACGCCATTTACCAGGGCGACTGCGTTGAAGTAATGCGCGGGATGCCCAACGACAGTGTTCATATGAGCGTGTTTTCCCCGCCGTTTGGTTCCTTGTACTCATACACGGACGCGCAGCAGGACATGAGCAATGTCCGCGACTACAAGGAGTTCTTTGCCGGATTCGATTTCATGGTGCGCGAACTTCACCGGATTATGATGCCCGGTCGGCTGGTCGCATTCCACTGCATGCAGATCCCAGCCATGAAGGAGCGCGACGGATACATTGGGCTGAAGGACTTTCGTGGCGATCTGATCCGGGCGTTTGAGAAGTACGATTTCATCCACCATTCCGAGGTGGTGATTTGGAAAGATCCACTGATCGAGGCCACGCGGACCAAGGCGCTCGGGTTGATGCACAAACAACTTGTGAAGGATTCGGCCATCTGCCGAGTCGGAAGCCCCGATTATCTCGTAGTGATGCGCAAGGATGGCGACAATCCCGAGCCAATACCGCATGCCCCTTCGGGCTTCAACCGCTGGATTGGACGGCCCGAAGACGAACCCAAGGCCGAAAAAAAGATCGGTTCGGCAGTGAACAAGTATTCGCACTATGTCTGGCAGCGCTACGCTTCGCCGGTTTGGTTCGACATCAATCCGAGCGACACGCTACAGCGCACCAGCGCTCGCGAAGACGACGATTCCCGGCACATCTGCCCGCTTCAACTGACAGTGATCCGGCGTGCGATTGAACTATGGAGCAACCCCGGAGACATCTTATTTTCGCCGTTTGCCGGGATCGGATCGGAGGGCTATGTGGCACTGGAGGAACGACGTCGGTTTGTAGGGGCCGAATTGAAAGAATCTTACTACAACCAAGCTTGCCGGAATCTTGAAGCCGCGTTGAAATTGCGAGACCAAGGAACGCTCTATGGCGGAGATTGAGGATGAACTCGCCCGCTGCGTCCGCGAACAGGAAGCAGTGAAAGTATACCTGGACAGCGACGGACCAGACAAGGACGGGGCGTGGAAGGGATTGACGGATTGGCTCATGGAAGAGGCGCTGATTCGATTGGGGGCTCTATGACCCCCTCCCAACTCCAGGCCGACCAGAACTCGGTTTGGCGGGCCTGCGTGGGCTCCTGGACGCGCGAGACAAATAACTTAATTCGGTTGGTGGGTTAAGTTGTTAGTTTTCGTGGCACAATAAGTCTTGATACGGACTGGAGGTGATGATGAAAGCAGCGGCATACTGTAGGGTTTCGACTAAAGATCAGGCAGAAAACGGCGTCTCCCTGAAGGACCAAAGGGCCAAGATCGAGGCTATGTGTGTGGTTCGAGGAGACGAGCTTGTAGCGCTGGTAACGGACGAGGAATCCGGCAAGGATCTCAACCGTCCCGGTTTCCAACAGATTCAGCGGATGGTGGAGGACCACGAAGTCGATGTCGTCATCATCGCGAAGTTGGACCGGCTGACCAGAAGCGTGGGGGATCTGGCGCACCTTCTGGCCCTATTCGATAAACATGGAGTGGCGCTCGTATCCCTAGCTGAGTCTCTTGACACACAGAGTGCAGCGGGCCGTCTTGTGATTAACGTCATGGGTGCCGTGGCCCAATGGGAGCGGGAAGTGATCTCCGAGCGGACGAAGGCGGCACTGGCGTATAAGAAATCGAAGGGGCAGCGGGTGGGGAACATCCCGTTCGGGTTTGAGTTGGGCGAGGGGAAGCAGTTGATCCCCAATCTGCGGGAGCAGAGCCTTATCAGGCTAATCAGGCGTGAACGTGAAAAAGGGGCGAGCTATCGCGCAATCGCGGGTGTGTTGAATAACTGTGAGTATAAGACTCGCACGGGCGGCAAGTGGCGGCACGAGTCGGTCGAAGACGTTTACAAGGCGAAGCCGGTAGTACTATCGGCGTAGGAGGAAATATGCTTAAAACGAAAGACACGTACAACGGCCACCTGACTTTCCGAACCACCAGCCTCTACATCGGCGACGTGCTAGATCTGTATGAAGAATACTCGCCAGACGAAGTGGATCTTCTTAAGGTGCTGGCGAAGGATCGAAATGTGATACTGGCCGGGGCGAACATCGGGGCCATCGCGGTGCCGGTCGGGAAGGCTGCTAAGGAGCTTAGCGCGTTTGAGCCAAACCCGATTGAGTACGAACTGCTATGGGAAAATATACAGAACTGCGGCTCATGCTTACCGTGCTGCAAAGCGCTTGGAGAGAAGATTGGAAATATGTATTGCCCCGTCCTCAACCCGGAACAGCCGGGGAACGTAGGAGGCGCTTCCCTCTTGGGCTGGACAAGCCAGGACAACACAACCCCAGTTCAAGTCATACCCCTAGATTATCTAAAGCAAAAAGACGTTGGCCTCATCATCGCCGACACCGAAGGCATGGAGATCCATGTTGTCAAAGGGGCGCTGGAAACAATCAAACGGGATCAGCCGTACCTCTACCTGGAGAATAACTTCGAGGCCATCCCCCCAGACGCGAACAATCCATATGGACGGCCCTGCCGCGCCGCCGAACTGATGAAACTGGTGGAGTCTTTGGGCTACACAATGTACTACCACTTCCCCAAGTTGACGAACAAAGCTAAGGAAGGGGAGTTGGCCTACGGCGTTGTTTCCTTCAACATGCTGTGCGTCCACCAATACAAGGGCTACGAGTTTGCGAAACTCGAACAAGCATCGTGGCATCTAAGTTCCGTAGTCAAGAATGCTGACGGGCAGTATGTGGTGAACCAGCAATGAGCACGCCACAATGGATCGCCGTAGCCGTCCAGTTAGCTGTATATGCCTTCTGGCTTGGATGGGTAGTTGGCAGGTCGTCGGGGAGAAAGCAAATCCTGTCGATGATCGAAAAGCAGATACACCGGGTTAAGTAGCTTTAGTCTTGACATTTCTTAATTGACAAGCGAGGATGGAATTAAGAAAGTCTGGATGCAGACATGGAAGCACTAGAAATCAACCCGACCCTCTACCACGGCTACTGTGATGAGCCGCGACGAGTGCTGTGTACGCGCTGTGGATACTGGCTGAACTTGAGCGCAGAGGACGGCGGGGTTGGCGACGACTACGCTACGGTTCTAACGAGGAAGCACCTGGAGATCTGTCAAGGGAATGCCGCACAAACCACGGAAGCACTTGGGGAGTGGTTCCAGAGACATGCCAGCCAAAGACGACCCCAGCCTGTTTGAAGACCATCCCGCAGGTAAAGTCCGTTTTCTTCGGCCCACCGGGGATACTGCCGTACCTATCGGCAAATGGCTGATTCGCGTCTCGCAACCTTATTATAAGGCGCTGAAACTGGACGCGATGGACGAGTACATCTTGAACGAATACCTTGCCAGCGCTGACAGCGTGACTGGGGGCCGGTGCTTTTACTACCACCCCGAGACGCTGCGTATTCTGAAGTGCCAGACGTGGGATGAATACATGGACGAAGCCGAAGGGGTGCTTGCGCTTTGAAATGGACTGATGAAGGATGGGATGCGCCCGCCGATGAAAGGGCAGTCCCCTATGAAAAGTGGCGGCGCGATGCGGCTATGGCTATAATAACCGAAGCAGCGCGGGCGCGGTCGCAGCCTACCCTTAGTGTGCAACAAGAAAGCAGCGGCCCTCCGGCGAAGGCCAAGAAAAAACCACAGATGGGGCTTTTGTTCAAGGATAAGACTTGAATAGGAATTATAGTTCGATGTATGCTTAATGCTGGTGGAGCCCCAAACACTCTTTGATAAGCACATGGCTCAAGCTGACAGGGTAGCCGAAAGGCTCTGTTGGAGCTATCGCGTATCAGGGGCGTTGACCTATCAGGAAGAAGCCAGATCCGAGGCGAGACTGGCATTGTGGCGCTGCTGCCTATCCTACAATCCTGACCTTCAAGCCTTCCAAAAGAAACTTAATCGGGTGGCTGACCTCGTAATTTTCTGGTCGCCAGTGTTGGGGGTTGTGGCCAACGAAACACGAAAAGACCCCTATGCTTCCTTCTGGATCTGGGCTGTCCAGCGCGTAGGGGGCCGGGTGTTAGACTTCTTCCGATCCCAACACTTGATAACGCGCCTAGCCCCAGGCGAAACCCATACGATGCTCTACCGAGAGCGCTTCGTTTCAATGGGGACGCCAAAGGGGCAGACGGCGAGAGGAAGCTCGAACCCCAGCCTCCGCGACGAATACTTGAGTCAGGACTACACTGACTCTTTTTTTTCGTCTGATCGGGCCGACACGTATAACGAGTTAGAATCCATACAGTTAGAAATCTCCACCATCATGTCAGACGCTCATCTCACACAGACGGAGAGGCAGTCGATTGATCTGGCGTATGGGAATGAGGAGATGGAGCCTGCGGAGATTGCGGAGATGATGGGGATTGGTACGGCCACAGCCAAGCTGCTATTGAAAACAGCCTTGGGCAAGTTGCAAGACGCGGCTCACTCGCTTTGTAACGGCTGTGGGCGCTCAGCCTTGAGCCACGCTTCCGCCACAAAATCAATAACCTTACCCATGCTGCAACCTTGAACGGCGGTCTTTTCTAATAGGAAAGACATAGTTTGGGGAGAAACCCTGCATCCAATCCTCACTCGTTTCTTTTCTTCTGGCAGGGCTTTACGGCCTAATTTCTTGGGAGTGGGGATTGTGCTATCCATAAATCCACAGTACACTGATGTTGGGCGAAAATGCAAACAATTCTGTTGGCCATCTTTGGTACGTTCTGCTTCTGCCTTTTCCTAGTGGCATTGGCCGTTGGCGGCTATTGGATGTACCGCAGCCGAAAGAAGCAGATCGAAGTCCAGGAGCAGTTCTGTAAGGCCGTCGAGACCCTTTCCTCTGTCGCTAAGGATCTGAGCGACATCCCCAAACTCATCGCAGGGCATGGCAACGCAGCCGGGGCCATCGCTATTGAAGTGGCGAAGCTCCGAGACTCGATTGATCGCTTCGTTGGCGTCGTAGTGAAGCCGAGAGAGACGGAAGCGGGCGTGGACTACACCAAAGAAGAGGACGCCAGCCTGCATTGGGAAGTGGCGCAGGTCCTAGCCGAAGACCCCTCTGTTGGTATCGAGAGGGCTAAGGAGATAGCCGAAGGGCGGATCGCGGAACAGGCGGCGCTACCGCACTTGGGAATGGAGTGACATGGGTGACCTGACCGATCTGAAGATTGTTGAAAACGAATACCTACCCGAAGGGTTTGTCCAGTTTAATGACGGTCATGGCGTGTCTATCTTAGACGTAAAAAGTGGTAACGTGGTCCGTATCCCGCATAGTAGTTTTCAAGTAAGCTATGAACTTTCTCCAATATGCGAGCAGAAGGAAGACTCGACGGTTTTCTATTTGCTGTGCACGATGAGGTTCTATGAGTGAGACCGTAGCCACGCGATCCCCGTCTGAGACTCTGATGGGCTGTCTGGAAGAGTTCGGAAAAGCCGAGCCGACAAGGGTTATGGTCATCTGGACCGACGAGACGGGCGATCTCTGTTGGAGCACTTCTTCTCCTCGCGTCCTGTCGCAAATGATAGGTATGTTGGAGTGTGCGAAGGCAGCGTTGACCCGCGAGTTTCTGGAGTTGGAATGACCCCCAAACAATTCAAACCCATCATCCTTAGAACCCTGAAAGCAGGGCAGAAGTTCCAAACCGTAGAAGCCTTCGCGGACCATCTCATAGCGAAGATGGACGACTTCGCAGATATGTTTGCGATGGCGCTGGAGGTGGCGGGAACCACTACCAGCCCGGCAATCGAGTCTGTATCCAGACAAGAGCTTCCTCCCGCAGACCCAGCCATCATCCTCCCCACGGCGAGGGACGCTGCCGACGTCTCGGAGAGATTCAAGCCCAAACAGCCTACGGTGGGATTCCTAGAGAATTTCACTAAAGAGGAGATGTTTGAGCACTACAGCAAGAACCTCCCAGCTACCCTGCAAGTCCATCCTCTTGGGTGTAAAGCCCCAATCACATTGGCCCGAAGCATTCAGAGAGGGCCTGGGGAGAGCTTTGCCGACATTCGAAATGGCGGCATCTACATGCCGACAGTAAAGATCAGTTACGCACAGCCGGGGGTGTCCGATCCAGCAGAATGCGTTAGTGTGGTAGTGTCCACGTCCGATGCGGACATGAACCCGAAGCGAGTGCTGGACGAGATTACAGCGCAAGCCAATGCCCGCTACACCTCTGAGCGCCGGAAGATAGAACCGAAGTTCGCCATCCCCCCACCGCAATCCCTAGACGAGACGATCCGAGGGACACAGGAGGAGCGCACCCCATGGAACACAACCGACGAGCAGGCTTCAGGTAACGACTTGAGCCAGTGGGGAGCGCCGGTCGCGGGGGTAGCGGCATCGAAGTTCAATAAATAAGGAGTGGAATGACGCGCTACTATCAGTCCGATGTCACCACCCTGAGCGACGAGGAGATCCGCGTCCTGATGGACGAGATCCAGGCAACCGGGATTCTTGACGGGGATGAGTATTCCCTGGCCGACTTTATGCCAGAAGATTCTTGGGAGCGGCAGGCTTCAACACGATGGAGTGAGTTATGTATAGAGCAGCACCACCGTTACGATCTGGCCCATCCCGAAGAGGTGGAGCGCAGGAAGAAATTGGGCAGCGCCATGGGACAGCTTTTGGCGTCTATGGCCGAGCTAGAGATAGACTCCTTATTTAGCAACTCCGGTGTCTTTGGTAAATGCAAACTGGACAACTTACGCACGTCCGGGGTAGTCTGCGATGGCGGGGTATCCATCCAAGAGCCAATCATGTATGGGAATGATTCTCCGTGGAAGGTCCCCCGCGATTCCTAACAATGTATGGCGGATCAGTCCACAAACCCCAGTTTCCTGGGGATAACGAACCAGAGCGGCGCAACTGGGGGGACTACCCCCTCCATCAGCCGCTCCGCCATCAAGGTTACGCGCAAGAACATCGCCAAGATCCCAGAGCGCCATCTTATAGAGAACATTGACCCTATGCTCACAGAGGCGTTCATAGGATTGCGCCAGAAGATCAAAGACGGCAACGTGCGCTGTATCGAGTTGGCCCTGCAAATTGTGAACCTCATCAAGCCGCCAGGGGGCGTCACTGTCACCAACAACCTACTCCAGCAGAACAGCAACAAGACCGATAACACCTCCGTCAGCTTCGAGTCCCTTGTCCGTAAGTTGGAGAAAAGGAATTTGTCCGCTTCCCAAAACGTGATCGACGTAACCCCAGAGTAAGGGCGTGTGTATGGCCGACTCCCGTTGGCACCAAGACCTTGAGGTTGCTCAGCTTATCGAGCACCTGAATCAAGAAGATAAATTCAATCAACCCGATAACCTCACCCCATCCGAGGTCAGGGTCATCCTCCGCGAACTCGAACACTGCCGGAACGACTTCGTGTATGCGGCCAGAAACTACTTCTGGATCACTACCAAAAAGCTAAGAAATCAATTACTTACGCTGTTACCGGCCCAGGAACTTATATTGGAAAAAGTTCTTGAAATGAAGGCTAAGAAACAGCCACAAAAGATTATAATCATAAAAGCCCGGCAGTTAGGGTGCTCGACACTAATAGAGGCGCTTATAGCTTGGCGCACGATGTTCTTTACAAACATAAATGCCCTCGTAGTCTCTTACGACAAGGCCCATACTTCGGATGTTCTGTTCCCCATCATGTGCTTCATTTACGATAATATGCCCTGGTGGATGAAGCCGATGTGCGCCCAGAGGAAGGCCGACGAGCTTCTATACTTCGACAATCCCAAGCCAGACTTAAGGAGCATTGATCCTGGATTAAACAGTAAGGTGTTCGTCAGAGGAGCAAATTCTTCTGGCGTCGGGCAGGGAATAAGGTTAAGCGCCGTACACGTTTCTGAGTTTACGGAATATGCGGAGGACGTAGCTCGCGGGATTATTGATGAAGACATGGTGAATGCTCTTGTGGAAGACGAGAACACCTTTGCTATTTTGGAATCAACGGCTAAGGGGGCCAACCGTTACGGGCATAAACTCTGGAAGCGCTGTATGGAATTGCTGGGGAGCGATGAGGCTGAGTGGTATCCACTATTCCTTCCGTTCTTTTTTGAGGCAACTAGAGTCCGCCCGGTGCCTGTCAACTGGAGGGTTGAGACGCCGGAGTTTAGAATGAGGGAGAAAGTAGAGTCGGAGTGGCTTCGCTGCCAGCGAAGTGAATGTTTACAGTATCACTACCGCTACGTTCAAAAGGTAGACAGATCTGGTTTAATTTGCCCAACCTGCGAGATTGGGATACTTAACCCATACGTGTTGGCCGACGAGCAACTGGCATGGTATGAGCATCGTAGAAAGAATTCGGACAGAGACGAAGAGAGTTCTAAGTTACTGAAACAGGAAATGGCCAGCACAGGCGAAGAGGCATTCCAGTTGCAGGGTTATCAGATATTCGGGCAGAAGGCGCAGGACTTCGCCAATATAAACGTGCGGAACCCGATAGCAGAGGGAGACTTCGATCTGGCTGGAAGATTCCACGGATGTAATACTACCAATCCAAAGAACGAAGCTGGGTTTTATTCCTGCTACCAGGAGGATTGCAACCTCGATCACACTTACGACGATACTCCGCTGAAGATCTGGGAGTGGCCCATGCCGGAGGCTGAATACTGCATAGGTGCTGATCTCTCGGAGGGGTTGGGCGGCAAGTCGGCCTACAGCGTAGGGGTCGCTATCCGGTTTAGCACGACAGGCGGCGGAGATTATCAGGTAGCAACGTGGAGGGCAAACACGATTGATCCTATTGGGTTTGCCTATAAACTGAACCATCTTGGTTTGCTTTACAACAGCGGACTGATGTCTGTCGAATGCAACCGATATGACATTTGCTTAGGCACGCTGCGCTACCAGTTGGGGTATCCCAATCTATACCGCTGGAAGCACCTGGATTCGATGAACATCATGTCGAACAAACTAGGATGGTGGACAAATATGTCTTCCCGTCCCCGGTTATGGCAGACGTTCAAGCGGTGGCTACAGCAGGAATTGTTCTTTGTCCGATCTCGCAATCTGGCGGAAGAAATGAAAAACTTCGTTAAGAACGAAGAAGATTCCTACAGCGCTGGTGGCGACCAAGATGAGTTTGATGACGAGAATATGGCGGCGATGATTGCCCTTTATACCGCCCACGAAGGAGATTGGAACGACAGCCTGGGGATGATCGCGCCGAAGGCGAAGTTGGCAAAAGAAGATGCCGTCTATGTGATAAAGTGCCAGAACTGTCAGAACGAATGGTGGGCCAACACAGTCGAGGATAAGAACATAGACCCGACAGAGTTTCAGCCGCAGATGGACCCCAATCACAAAGTAGTCCAGTCTGGAGGGATGCGGTGTGCGGTATGTGGGAGCCGTAGGCTTGAGATTACGCGGAACAATAATAGTGGCACGCCGGTGTCGCAACAAGGAGAAGATGATCTTATCGACGAAGCGAACCAGTATTGGGACCCATCGCAGGAGTGGAATAATCCGAACGACATGGAAGTTTTCTAGGTGGACGAAAATACGATTTCATAGTATCGTAGGGGCGTAAGACGGCGCTGGCATAGCCCGACCCCCTAAAAGGAATAGGGAAGGAGAAAAATCCCGTGTCCTCCTGCAATACAGCGACGACATACACTTCGACTTTGAATTACCGCCAGGACACTGGTGGGACGGACATCGTATATCAAGGCAAGGGGATCTGTGCGATTCACAGCCAGATGCCAAGCCAGAGGACGTTGACTACCGATGCGGGTAGCGCTGCCGGTACCTATGTCCTGTATTTCCCTTCAACCGCTGGGCTTTATACTGGCGTTTGGGCCAATGCTGATGGTATCCCAGGCAACACGCATGTCACCGCAATCCAATCAACCTTTCTCCAGCTTGACACAACGCTAGCCACGACCATCACGACTGGCACGCCGATCATATTTACTCCAGGCCCCATTGGTGTTCCAACGATCTGGGGGACAAGCCCCGCCAACACCTATGCCATACCAGCCCCAAACAGCGACGGGACTTACGGGCCGCAACACGCTACCGATCCCTATACCTATACTGTGCAGATGGCCGCTGCTAGTTTGGGGTTCGGACAAAGTTTTAAGTTTGTTTACAATGGTCAGGTTATCTACGGCGAGGTAGTGTAGACGGATTCGCTGTTAGGAAGCACTATGAACAACCCGTCGTTTGACATCGCTCCGGTAACTCGGGCACAGGTAGATAATCTACTCGCTCAACTCACGGCGAGCGGCAGGACCGTCACGGAGACGGGGCCAGCCGCCTGGAATATCAAGACAAGGGTGATGTTCGTGACTATTGAAGTCAATGCCGAGTGGGCGGAGCCCTCGATACTCACGGTCAACGTAGTCCATGGACCGGCTGGAGAGATCGAGTCCGGCCTGAGGAAGCAACTAGGAATGCAATCGTAAGAAAGTAAGGAGTAAAAATGTCCACACCAACAGATCCGATGCAAGGTTTTATCGGCCAGCCCGCCCCTGGGGCCACCCCGCTCCCGCCCCCGGCTCCTGCCCCGGCAACGAAAACAATCACGCGGTCCACATGGGCCGCGACCACCCCCGTCCCGGCGTCTTTCCTCTTGGAACTGCTGACGGTCGTTGATGCCCCGGCGGGAAGCAATGCGCTTACTCTCGGCTGGCCGGGCTGGATTCCAGCCGGAACGACCGTTTTCAACATGGCCGCATTCCCGGCAGGGATTGTGAATCTGGCGGTCGGCCAATCGGTCCTTTGCCAATACTGGAACGCTATCTCCGCAGGTGCCACGATTGCTTCCATCACGCCGACTGGGATTACACTATCCGTTCCTTTAGCCGCCGACCTTCCGCAAAACACCCCCGTTGATGTCACGGATGGTGCATCTTATGCGGCAATCGGCGATGGTGTTACGGGATCGCGCCTGTGCTTCCGCACGGAACCTGCCCTCTACGCAAACCTGAAACCGGGCATGAAGGTTTCCGGCGAGGGTATCAACCCGGACGCCAACGTAGTCGTGGCGTCGGTCATCAGGAGTGGGCAGGTGGTGACGGTCGTCTCCACGGTGCTCAATGAGCCTGCCCTGACCGCCCCTATCGTGCCGGGAACTGCAATTAGTTTTGCGGAAAAATCCTAATAGGAGTCCCCCAATGAAACTGAAACCGTTTCTGGCCGTACTCGCGGCGGCTGCCATGCTCACCCAAACCGGCTGCACTGGTTCCCAGATCCTAACCACCCTGGAGGGTAGCGTAGCGGCTACGGAGTTGCTGGTGGCGGCATTGGCCGCAAACAACACGATCCCCGCCGACATCGCAGGCCCGCTTGAGGGTGCGATTGCTGACGTTCCCGCTGCTTACACCCAGACCGCCGCAGAGATAGCGTCTTCGGACACAAACGCGATCAAGGCGCTGAAGATCACCGCGTACTTCGCTAATTCCCTTCAAGCGCTCAAAGTTCTGCCTCCTGCGGCCCAAGTGTATGCCGTCCCTGTGATAAATGCGATCAACGCTTTCTTAAACGAAATCAATCCGCCAGCGACGGCAGGGGCGTTCCAGCCTGCCTATCGCGGGACTGCGGTGTCCTTCCCCGCCACCGGCTGGGCTCACCAGATAGCGCGGCACCACCTTACCGACGTCAAGACCAGGGCGCTGAATCTTCAAATCGCCATCGACAACCTCAAGAAGTAGGCTATGCGCGCGGTATTCCTAGTGTTGCTTGCGTTGGGGCTAGCCCCGCTAGCCCTTCCTCAAGACAACTTCGCTGCGGCGGGGGTGTCGTACAACCATACCTCAGCCTCTGCACTGGCGGGAACGGCGGTCTACGCGCATGTCGTCGCCGGGAACTCTTGGTTCTTCTCCAGCCTGGACGTGATCCCGGCCTCGACCAAGCCGGGCAACGTCGCCACTAACTTTGCGCCAGGTCTAGCCCAGAAGCTGTTCACAGCCGGGTGGCTGGACCTGTACACGGTCACTGGCGCCGGGGTAAGCTGGGCGGGCGCAAACACGGGCTGGACCTGGAGCGGCGGCGAGATGCCCGTCGTTCGCCTACCGCGGGGCTGGGTAATCGCGCTCCCGGTGCGGTTCGTCAAAAGCAGCGTGAACAACAACTCCAACTACCAAGTGATCGCCACGCTGATGATTGGGAAAGGTTGGTGAACATGCCAGAATTTACATGGAAGCTCGGTCGGAACCCGAGTCCGCCTGATGATCGCAATCTGAAGCTCACCAAGTACCTAACCATAGGGAAGCTGCCGCCCACGCCGCAGAGCGTCCGGTATAGCACAGCAGTACTTCGGGTTGGTGGGTATCGGATGCTGCTTAACGACACGCTAGGATGCTGCGTCCCTGCGGAAATGTTCCACACTGTTATGCAGCACGCCGCCAATGCGGGCCATCCTATGCCGGTGCCGAGCGATGCCGAAGTGATTTCGCTGTACTCAGCCATCGGCGGCTATGTTCCCGGCGATCCATCAACCGACAACGGATGCGATATGTTGACCGCGTTGAACTACTGGCGCAACACGGGCATCACCATCGGCGGCGTTGTGCATAAGATTGGTGCATTCGCGCAGATCAACTTAGCCGATCCCGACGAAATCAACGCGGCCCTTTGGCTCTTCGGTTCGACCTTCGATGGCGTAAACCTTCCTGTCGCCATGCAGAATTCTAACTTCTGGGGTAATATCCCATCCGACCTGAGCGGAGATTGGGAACCCGGTAGTTGGGGCGGGCACTGCGTCGGTCAGGCAGACGCCACACTGGACCCAAACCTAGACCTCTACCAGACAGTTACGTGGGGCGGATTGATGGCAACCGACGCCACATTCATGAAGGCCTATTGCGACGAGGCTTATGTGGTCATCTCGCAAGACTGGCTCGCCGACAACGGGCAATGCCCGGCTGGGTTCGACATCGCCGCATTGACGGACGATCTGGCTACGGTGTCCGCATAAAGAAGGAGTCATGCTCTCAACTGAACTCGGCAGCCAAGCGGGCATTAGTATCATCCTGGTCTACCTGTTACAGTGGCTCAAGGGATCGCCGTGGTTCCCCTGGCTCACGGCGAGAACGGACACCATCAACCGAACGTTGGCCATCGTAATCGCATTCCTAACTTCGGTTGGTTTTCAGATCAACATGACGGGAAGCTGGACATCGGGCGGCACGCTCATCATTCAGATCCCAGCCGCGACGGCTATCTTTTCCGTAATCCTGCACTCTGCCGCGCAAGTGGGGATGCAGGAAGGATTCTATCGAATGGCGGTCAAACCGCCACCCGAGCCCCTGCTCAAACTCAGTAAAGACGATACCGTCTCCGTAACGAAAGGATAAGTCTACTATGGGAATAAGTCTGGCGTTTTGGATCTTGATGCTTTTCTGGTTGATCTTCGGCTGCTGGAATCAGTACGTGCCGAATCAGCCGTACCCAATGAAGTGGGCGGGGTTTTACCTGCTACAGTTCGTGTTGTTCTTCATGATTGGCTGGAAACTGTTTGGAGCGCCAATCCACGGAGGGTAGACCATGCTGCTTCTCTTGACATCCTCCGTCGCCTAAAGGCGACGGTCTCCTTGAGAAAATCGTATGATGACAATTCTAAACTTGGTTCACCAGATCATCGCCCTACTGCGAAATGTGCTAACGAACCAAGCCAATTTGGCCTCACAGGTCAAAGTAGTGCAGTCGGGGCTTTCGGCTCAGATTGCTGCCGTGCGATCCCTCGTCCAGCAGCAAGGCGAGGCTCAAGTTCTTACGCTGGCTCAGATCACGGACAGTCTCGCAGTCATCGAGAAGGCCGTTTTCTACATACCAGGACCGCCAGTGAAGTTGCAAATCACTCTCGGGAAACCGCAACCACAGAAATAGAATCCTATAGGAGTTCACATGGCTAATTTCCAACTTCAAGATGCACAGAAGGTCTCGTATGCGGTGGCTGTCACCGACGTAGACAACAACCCGACAACCCTCCAGCCCGGCGATGTGGTGACTGCCATTTCGTCCATGCCCGCCTCTTTGGCCGTCGTGCCCGACGCGACTCCTGTAGCTGGCAGCGTGGCCTCCGGCTTCCTGGTGGCTAGCTCGACGCTCGCACTCGGCGTTACGTTCACGGTGACGATCACTCCGGCTGCCACTGGCGCAGCGGCCATCGTTGCCACCGACCTGATTGATGTGGTCGCTGGTGCCGATACCGGCGTGACCATTACGCTCGGCACGCCCGTCAGCCAGTAACTCTTGCAAGAGTGCAAGCCGGGGGCTTAGGCCCCCGGTATTGTTTCGTAGAAAGGTCAACCATGCCCGTCCAGCCGTCTATCCATATTCCCTTGACGCTCGTACTTCGGGAGGAAACTGCGAAGCAATTCCAGGACTCCCTGAAAGATGTCCCCTTCACCGATTGGCTGGCTACCAGAGCACGGCTTTGGTTTGAGAATTATGCTAACGGCGGCGTCATGCTGTCGCCCGATCAGGTCAAGAAGATTGAGGAAACTGTCGAAAAGCCAGTCAGCAACGGCAGCGACGTTGTGAATGCCGTTGGGGCAAGCCGCAATATCCAGGACGGCTCCCACACGTTTCTCTTGACGCTGGACCCAACTTGGGTACAGCCGCTTAAAGATCGCGCTGCCGAGATGGGCCGCACGCCAGAGGAGCTTATCGACGATATGTTCTCCATCGGCATGGAGAACAATTGGGCCTATTCGCTTGACCCGGCGTATCAGCCTCCGGTGTATTTCCCGCATCCTGAGATTCTGAAGGGGCTGACGGGGAAAGATCGCCCAACCGGCGCGGAGGTTGAGAAGGGTATCCAGCAACTTGTTACGGAAGCACGGAAGGCCGTGGATCGGGCGAAGGCGCTTGAGGCCCCTGTAGAGGTGGCGGGCTAATGCCCATCTACGAGTTCGCCTGCGCTCACGAAGGATGCTACTTGCAGGGGCAAGTCTGGGAAGCCTACTTTACGAAGATTGGCGCTACGATGCCCAACTGTGTGGAGTGTGGCAATCCGACGCAGCTTATACCTTCAATCTCCCACGCCATCTGGTTGGGCACTCTCGACAAGTACAACCAGCCGGGATGCGTAACCCAGAACCCCACAGAGGACGGCGGGCACGTCGCCTATCGGGTCAGAAGTAGCCGTATGGTGGATGGCTCCCCTGAGCCCGTCCGCATCCGCACAGTCCAAGAGCAGAGGGAGTATTGCAAGGCCGAAGGACTGACAATGCCGAGCGACATGCCGCCGCACGCGGAGTATTCGGCTAAGGGGGCAAGCTGCCAAGGAATGCCGGGGTGCTGGGCCAGTGTCAACGAGGATTTTATTGCAGAGCAGAAAGCGAAGCCCCTACCGCCAGAGGCACCGGCTCCCATTACTGTGGTTGAGCGGTCTGTGGAGGTTGCGGACTAGGGCCTCGATTCAAAGTAACGAGAGCGTTTGTCTGTATCCAGACACGCACAAACATGGACTTTTTACCAGTTGGCCCACATTACGGCTCTGACTCAGAGGGTGAGAACGCGCATTATGCCACCGGGAATCAGGGCGAGGACAGGCAGAAGTACCTGTCAGGGTTAGAGCATTGGCGCGAATCCGCAAAAGAGGAAGCCTACAAAACAGCAGACCTGAACCCAGAAAAGGAAGCTGCTGCTAGGTACATGCGGGCGCTAGGCGGTGAGTATTGGGATCGCCGCAGAGCGAAGTACAAGTCAAAGGTTTTCGACAATCGCCTCAACAATTCTCGCATTACCGACCTTTCCCTCCTTACCCAAACCCGTCCTACGATAGACATCTCTACCAAAATTGACGCCTACAAAGGGGATGCAGACATCGTTTCTAAGGTCATCCGCTCAGAGTGGCTGACAAGAGACATGGATGCTGAATTCATCCGCGTCAACGACATCACCAAATTGAACGGGACAGGGTTCTGGAAGATTGGCGCGGCGTCTCCAGGGATGATGCAGGCTATTTCCTGTGGGCCGGATTCTGTATTCCCGATCCAGCCTGGATTCCATTTACAGAATTCCACAGCCATTCTCTACAAGACGTGGAAAGCCCTGTCATATTTCAGGAACAAGTTTCCTTACGGCTGCGCTGGAATTGAAAAAGAACTGTCCGACGTAGAACAGGGCGCGGGCGGAGCGGCGCAGTTCGCGCGGCCTAAAGAATATCCAGAGTACACTTGGGAGCGCTTATCGCCAGCAATGCGGCGCTCTGTTGGGATTCGCATAGGATCGGGGGATATTGGCACCAGCGTTTTCAAATCATTGGAAATGCAAGAGTACTACGTCGATGACCCGCAGGTGAACGAATCCAAGAATAAGGTCTTGATGCGGCACCCCTATCTGCCGCTTAACCTTTACAACTGGTGGTACTGGGTCAACCCCGGAGAGCGTCTGTATCCACGTAAACGGCTCCTGGTGTTTGCGGGCCGTAGGCTGATGTACGATGGGCCTGCCCCGTTCTGGCATGGGCTGTTCCCCTTCGCTACGCTGCGACTCAATCCAGTCCCGTGGTCCTTCTGGGGGCTGTCAAAGTATCGAGACCTGATACCTCTTAACGAGGGGATGAATGAGATCATCGCTGGCATCCTGGATATGGTGCGGCGGGCTCTCAATCCTACGGTTGTCACCAAGGCGGGTGCTGTGCCCCAGGCAACGTGGCGGGAGTTCTACCCCGACATGCCAGGGGCGAGGCTCTACATGCTGCCAAACAGCAACCCGCAGACGGACGTGAGGTACATAGCTCCCCCAGAGATCCCCGCGTGGGTGATGCAGGCCCACCAATACCTGTCGATGGAGTTTGACCGCCTTGCCGGGATTGTCGATCCAGGGGCACTTGGGAAGAAAAAGCAAGTTCCAGGCGGCGACACCATCGAACAGATGCGGGAAATGTTGAACACCCCAACTCAATTGGAATCCCGTTACGGGGAATTGTTCCTGCGTGATGTGGGCGTACAGGCTATGTCCAACGTTTTCCAATACTTCGAGTTGCCCATGCGGTTGCGACTCTTAGGGAAAGACGGGATCAGCCTGGAGGACTTCAACTACGAAGGGCCAAATCTCATTCCTGACCACGTAACCCGCGAAGATCACTGGAAGAACTTCTCGATGATGATTACGCCGGGATCGCTGTTAGGATCTAGCCGTGACCGTGAAAAACAGACCGCCATCAATATGGCCGCAAAGGGCCTACTGCCCCTGCAATATCTGTGGAGCGTTTTGGAACTCAACCCGAAACAGCTTATGGAAATGCTCAAGCAGGAACATGAGATGGGTATTGGGGCCAAAGCGCCTAAGCCGTCAGGGCAGTCCGCTCCCAAGATGACGGGTGGCCAGAAGACGGGGAACGTCTGAAGTGTGCGCCCATGGCTCAATTGGATAAAGCAACTGACTCTTAATCAGTAGATTGAAGGTTCGACTCCTTCTGGGCGCACCAGTCTAACCCCCTTAGCCGATTTATTAGTAACGGTTGGGACTCCAGCCAAAACTGAGAAAGGGGGATCTACATTATGGCACGTAAAAAGGGCCGCAAGGCGAAGCGCGGGCACAAGCGCGCGTAACTCAACGCCGATAGGGGGTAGTGGAGAACAGGCAGAACCGCTTGGACACTACCCTCTGCGCCTGCCATAAGAGAGAACCATATGGAAAAACAACTTATCGGAACAGAAGCCTCGCTTCAGAAGAACTTTCCGCTGAATGTCGAGCCCGATGGCAAGACGGGGACTCCTGAAGAGCAGTTGCTTGGCTCCCATGCCCCGATCTCTCGCACGCCCGTTCCGTTGCAGCAATTCAATAAGGGAGAAAAGGCCGGGACGTTCCAACTTTCCGGCTCAGAAGCTCCTTTGGACCACACGCCGACCAAAGGTTTTACGTCGTTCAAAACTCCGATGAGCGACCGTGCGGTGAAACAATCGAAGTAGGTTAGGCGTTTATGGCCACCACAGCCACCCCTCCTCTTTCCCCTGATGTGACCCAGCAGCAGGCTCCCCCACTCCAGCGATACGCCGAAGGTGCGGCTCAACAGAGTGCGGGGGCTGGCGGTGCGTCCGGTCCTCAGGCGTCCATGCAATTTGTTCTGCAAAAGATGCAGTCCATTTCAAAGGACATGATGGACGTGGCGAAGGTGTTGTCGATTGAGAAGCCCGCGCTGATGCCAATAGTGACAAGGGCGGCGGGCATGATGAAGATGATCGAGAAAGAAGCACAGCAGAGTTTACAAGGCCAGGGGAGCCCAATGTCCACTGGGTCGGAACCGGCGCAAACCGCGATGGCGATGCCGGAAGGCCCTGAAGCAATGGGCGCATAACCTTCTGGCTGGAAGGGACGCGCTATGGCTAAGAAAACGAGCAGTGCGTTTGACGCGCTGCTTGAAACGTTTGGGAACGATGAAGACAAAACCCTCTTCACCCAGTTGGCAGAAAAGAACCCCAAGGTCATGGAGTTCGGGCTTCGCCAGGACGACTACTCAAGAAAGCTTGACGAACACCGAACAGAGCTAGAGGAGCTTCAGGGCTGGCGCGATTGGCGCACCGCAAACTGGGACCCCGAAGCTAAGATGACCAAGGCGGAACGAGAAAAGCAGACACGGCTCGAAACTCTGGAAACAGAAAAGGCCGACCTGGAAAGCCGAATTGCACTGGGAGGGGATATGTCATTTGAAGACGTGGAACGCTTCGGCAACGAGTGGCTGAAGAAAACGGGGATCGACCCCACCAAGCTAGTCAAAACTGATGTTTTTGACGAGAAGGTTAAGGGATTTGAACAGTGGACTAAGAACCTGAACGCCTATACGGCGAAGGCTGCACTGGAGGTTCCTTACCTGAACTCTAAGCATCAACAGGAATTCGGGGAAATGTTCGATCCCGAAGAGTTCCTGAAGGCGGCGAACGAGGCCGGAACGGTCGATTTGAGGGGTTTCTACAACGACAAGTATGTAGCTTCCAAGCGGATCGACAAGATGAAGGCTGACTACGACGCGAAGCTGAAGGAAAAGGATGACGCTCTTGTCGCAGAGAAGAAAGCGGCAGACGAGCGGCTGGCGCGAGTGGCTGGGATGGGGCCGCAAGGCTCTGGAAGCCCAACCGACATGGAAGGCCCTACAATGGGTCCGCTCCAGAAGAAGTTGCTCGGGATGGAAAAGCGGGATGATTCAAGCGGGGCTCCCGAAGTCCCACTTGGCGACGGCGGAATCGCCGCCTACGCGGCGAGAGAATTCAACAAGAACGCGGCTGGCCGCTAAGCTCAAATAGTAGAGCGTAGTGCCATAGCCGCCGATTTGGACTAACGAAGGATTGTCTATGGCACTGCAATTAAGCGACCTCACTGCATTTACTGAGCAGTATATTGTGGAGAGGACGACTGATGTGATCTTCAAACAGTCGCCGCTCTTCACACGACTGCTCAATCGTCGGCGTATGCGCTTCTCCGGGGGCACATTCATCCAAAGGCCGATAATCTACAGCGAACTGAACGGCGACTGGTTCTCGAAGGGCGACACCTTCAACATCAGCTACGTCACCACGGACACGGCCTTCACGGTCAACATGAAGACCAGCTACGTCAATGTCACGCTGTTTGGAATAGATGACGTTTTGAACCGTGGCCCGCAGGCAGCGTTCTCCATCGTGGAGTCCAAGTTCGCAAACGCCTCGATGAAGATGGCGAAACTGATTGCGACTGGTCTGTACCAGGACGGTCAGAGTTCCGTATCGCCGCCTTTCACCGGAGCCCTGTCAGGCACCAAGTCGACGGACGGCTTGCTGGCTTGGGTTGACGACGGCAATTCCAGCGGCTCTTATTCGTCGGCCACCGACCAGACGAAGAGCTTCCTCTCCATTGGTGGTATCACCCGTACCGATCTGTTCGCGTCGGGCGCGTACAGCTTCACCAGCGGCATTACGCCTATCGCTGCGGTCGCTGGGGCCAACGCCTACACGATCCGTGGATACAGCGCGTACTCGCTGATCGACGTGAACACGGTCTACGGTGCTGCGTGGTTCGGCAACGACTACCCAGACCTGCTTGTTGGCACGCAGACGGCCTACAACAAGATATGGAACACCCTCCAGCCCCAACAGCGCTACAACGACGGTCAGAGCGACGTCGGCAAGGTGGGCTTCCAGGCGTTCCGGTTTAACGCCGCCGAAGTCGTCATCGACAAGTACATCCCCTCAGACGGCACCAACGGGCTGCTGCTCCTGCTCAACACGAACTACTTGGAACTGTACATCAGCGAGAACAAGAAGTTCCAGTTTGGGTTCACCGGCTTCAAGGAAGCACAAAACTCCATCGACATCGCCGGTCAGTTCCTCTTTGCTGGAAATCTGATTGTCCCGTCTCCTCGCTGCTGCGGGAAAATCGTAGGACCAGTGCTTCTCTAGGGATACAGGAAGGAAAAAGGAGAAATAATATGTTTAACGCTGTATCTTACGGAATCGAGTCTCAGACTCTTTCGACTGCTGCCTTTACTCTGGGCACTGGCCCAGGCCAAACGGCACCTCCGCGCTTTCTGCTCATCGTGCCCACGGCGACTACAACCATCACGCTGCCTGCTATCCCTCCTGGCTTGCCGACTCCGATTGGCACGCCGGGCACATCCCCCGGTATCGGCGACGGCTTCATGCTCACGATTCGCAACGGCTTGTCACCGACCGCTACCCAGTACGCTGTGTCTGTGGTTGCGGCTTCGGGCGACACGTTGACCGATCCCCTGCCTTTGGGCTACGGGGGAAATCAGGCAACCCTCTACGGCGCTCTGGTGAACAGGACTTGGTATAACCTCACGCCCAACACGGGCAATGGTGCGTATCGCGCCGTTGGCGCTCCTGTCACGGTTGCTGCCACGGATCGGTATCTCCAGATCGGCACAGCCGGGACAGTCACACTGCTGGCCCCTTCGGCCTACCCGGTCGGTATCGAGTTCGTTACGCTGCTTAACGATGCTGGCGTGACCTTCACCATCGCTCCCGCTTCCGGCAACATCAACGGCACCGCTACCGTCACCATTACGGCGACTGACGCTGGGGTGCTTTCGGACGGAACGAACTACCACTTAACCCATAAGTAAGGACTTAGGTTCTTATTCAACGGAGAACACATCATGGCCTTACAGCAAGCAAAAGTTTGGAACATCAACCAACAGGCGGTCTATTTCGTCACGGCGGGGGCAGCGGATCTGCCCTCGACCGCTGACTTCTTCAATGTCGGAGATTGGGTTGTCAACACGAACCCAACGATGGCGGCGGGCGATCCTCTTTTGTGGGCCGTCACCACCATTGCTAGCGGAGTCACCCCGACCTTCTCCGTATTGGCCCGGTCGTATCAGCTATACACGGCTGGAGCGGCTTACACAGCTTCCACGTCTGCTAAGGCTATCCTTGCTGGCGCTGTTACAATCACTCTTCCGGCAGCGACCACTTGGCCTGCTGGGCAAGAGGTTGCTATCAGAAGTCTCACGTCCTCCACGACGGTTACTCCGGTTTCTGGGAACGTCAACGGTGTGGCTTCCCTTACCCTGACTGCGGGCCAATATGCTCGTTTGATTGGGGATGGGACTGCATACTGGCAGATTGGTTAAGAATGGAGTAGGCCTCCATGCCTGTCAACACACTAAACTACTGGGCCGCAACGCTGACGGTGCCTACCGTTGCGACGAGCTTGTGGACCCTCGCCACTACCTACTTTGCGGCTAATCGCTCCACTGACTCCATTGACCAATCGGCTACGGTCATGTTCATGACTGGGGAAGTGGGCAATGGGGCTACGGTCATCTACGTTGGGGACAAGACTCTTAACGTCACGGCTACACCACCTGTCGGCGTAGGTTTAGAACTTACTGCGGGTGCATCGGCGTGGAGCGGGCAGAGCATGTCTGGCGGGATGACAACCGATCTCAATAACTTCTTTGTTCAAGCGGCTACTACCGTTACGCCGTATCTATGCGTCCTTGTCATGAAGTGACAGGGCGCAGAAAGGAGGGACTTTCAATGGCGCGTCACAAGAAGGGCCGGAAGAAGGTTCGGAAGGAAGTTCGGTAGGGCAAGGGCCGGTTTACTGGCTTGAGGGGCGGAGGGCGATTGCCCCTGCCCCTTTCGTCTTTGAGGAGTCTCGATCCAGACAAGGTAGTCTTATTATGCGAACAGCAATTTTGTTTCTCTTAACGGCGCTGGGCTGTCTGGCGCAAGGCACCAGACCTGCGTCAGTTCGGCCCCCATGCTCCGCGACCGTCACGACGAATTGCACGCCGCAAGTGTCCGGAGCGGGAGCGTATGTCCCATACGTCGTGGGCGGCAGTGGTGCCAACCCACTCGGGTTGTTCGTTGTCGCCGGTGCCGCCAACGCGCCCGCCAATGCCGTGAATCTGGGACTGCTCTCCACGGGGCTGTTGAAGATTGTCGTGGCCGGCCAAATTGCCAGCTTCACGAACCCTTCCATCTCGGATCTGTTGTCACTCGGGAGCTGGCCGTGGGCTTCGCTGTCGGGAGTGCCAGCGAGCTTCACGCCCGCGCTGCATGCCGCGACGCATGGCAACGCGGGCAGCGATCGCGTTACGTTGGATTACAGCCAAATCACCTCCGGCGCGCCGACGATCCCCGCGGCCTACTCCTCGAGCCCGGCCATGGACGGCAGCGCGTCAGCCGGGTCCAGCGGCAACTTCGCCCGCGGCGACCATGTGCACCCCAGCGACACCAGCCGCGCACCCACGGCCAGCCCGACGTTCACAGGTACGGTAACAACGCCGATCACGGGCGGCGGCGTCCAGTGCACTCACGTCAACAATGCGGGTGTCCTCACCGGTACTGGGTCTGACTGCGGCACTGGCGGCGGCGGGGCCAACTCAGCCGGCTACTATCTGGTCAGCCAGGCGAGCAATGAACCCGCCAACGCCGTCAACCTTGGCCTCCTGACTACGGGCCTGCTCAAGACGACCGTCGCGGGCAGCGTGGCGAGCTTCAGCACGGCCACCGCCGGCACGGACTACATGGGCGCGTTCTCGTGGCCCGCGAACGGCTCCATCGTCAAAATGGTCAGCGGCGCACCCACGGCAGCCGTGGCGGGCACGGACTACGTCACCCCTTCGGGTAGCATCACCGGCAACGCGGGCACGGCCACGGCCCTTGCCGCGCTTCCTACGGCCTGCTCGGCGGGGAACTATCCACTGGGCATCCTGGCGAATGGCAACGCTACGGGCTGTACGGCGGCCAACAGCGGGACAGTCACGCATTCAGCAGGGGCGCTGACGAACACTTACGTACTGGTCGGCAACGGCGGGGCGGACGCGAGCGTGTCGGCGGCCTATGTGGATGGGTCGAACATTCTCAACAATCCAGCCGGGTTCAAGAGCGGCGGAGCGGGGAGCGGATCTGTACAACTCGGCGGCGCCACTTCGGGGGCGGTGACAGTCACGGCACAGGCCGCTGCGGGGACGTGGACACTCACACTTCCCAACACGCCAGGAACCAATGGGTATGCACTGACGACGGACGGGAGCGGCAATGCGGCATGGGCGGCGATCCCTACGACCCTACCGCCGAATGGAACGGCGGGCGGCGATCTTGGTGGCACCTATCCTAATCCAAGTGTTTCGCAAATTGGCGGGGCGGTCTTGCCGGCGGCAGGGTCTATCACCAAGACCAACAGTAGCGGCCAACTTGTCGCGGCGACGGCGGGGACCGATTACGTACTCCCCGCGGGCAGCATCACGGGTAATGCGTCGACGGCGACGGCGTTGGCATCCACGCCGACCACCTGTGCGGCCGGCAACTATCCGCTGGGGATCACTGCGAATGGCAACGTAACGGGCTGCACGGCGGCAACGGGTGGAGGCGGCACGATCACGGGCCCTGGCTCCGCGACATCGGGCTATGTGCCTCTGTGGGGCACGTACCCGGCGCTGACGTTGGGCCTGCCAGTCACGCAATCGAACGGCGCGAACTCGATTGTCGAGACGGGCGCGGGCGGCACTATCGCGGCGGCGGCGATCCCGACGCTCAACCAGAACACGACCGGATCGTCGGGCAGCGTGTTGAATGCCCTCACCCTCAACAACGGCGGCGCGGGCGCGGCCTCGGGTTCGACGTTCAATGGATCGGCGGCAATCACGCTCTCGTACAACACTCTCGGGGCAGCTCCGCTCGCCTCTCCGACCTTCACGGGGACTGTGACGATTCCCAGCGGCGCGTCCCTCGGCACGCCGACGACCCTCAATGTCTCGAATGCGACCGGCTTGACGGCCTCGCAAGTGCCCGCCGCGCTCTCCTCTACCACCTCGGTCAATGGCACGAGCATCCCAGCATCTTCCGCGCTGATGACTACCGGCACCACGCTCGCATCGGGACAGATGCCCACCTTCACGGGGGACGTCACGAACAGCGGTCTGGCTATGACCGTTGGCAAGGTGAACGGGGCAGCAGTCCCAACCAGCAAGAACTTTCTGGGCTCGAACGGCTCCGGCCAACTCGTCCAAACGACGAACGCGCGCGCCTTCGGCTACAGTTTCAACTCTTCGTCTGCGCTGACGACCGGCCTGACGGCCTACGGGAATGTCCCCTTCGCCTGCACCATCAGCGCATGGACGATCAGCCTCTCGCCGGCCGACACCGCGACCGTGGACGTGTGGAAGGTGGCGACGGGTTCGGCAGTGCCGACCGTCTCTAACACCATCACCGCTTCGGCCGTCCCGGCCATCACCACCGGCACCTCGGTGCACTCGTCCACCCTGACCGGCTGGACGACTTCCGTGTCGGCCAACGATCTGTTCGCCGTCAACATCAAGGCGATTGGCGGAACGGCAACCTTCGTGAATTTGACAGTGGAGTGTGACCAATGAAAAAACTGCTTTTCTCTCTGATCTTGTTCGCCGGGCTGGCGGTCGCGCAAAGCGGCTTCAGCCTGTCCGGCACATTGAGCGCGGACGCCGTGACGAACCTCAACGCCTGGGCCACAACGCAGGTGCAGATGGCGGGCGCGGCCACGGCCACCGCGGCCATCGGGGCCGGGGATACCACCATCACAGTCGCCAACTGCACCAATGTGGCGGCGGGCGTGACTGTGCTGATCGACGCTGAGGCGGTCTCGACATCGACCTGTAGCGGCAATACCTTGACGGTGGCTGCCAGTGGGCGCGGCTACTTCGCCACGGCGGCGGCGGCGCACCTCAGCGGCGTGCAGATCGCAGTCTTGAAGTATGCCAGCCTGACGGCGGTGGGGAAGGCGGTGCTCCTCCAGGCGGTGCAGAACATCGCGCATCAGATGATGCTCGGGAACTACGCGACGTACAAGGCGCAAGCGGCCACCACGCAGACCAATCAGGCGGCGTCCGACGCGGTGCTGGTGCAGTAACTATGAGACGCCTTCTTCCTCTTCTCCTCCTTGCCCTCTCCGCTCCGGCGTGGGGCGCGTATACCTACAAAGCGACGATCACGCTGGCTCAGACAACGGGCAGTTCCGACCTGACCGATCGCACCAACATCGTCTATCTGAGCCACGCGTCCCTAAAGTTGGCAGGTAATGGCGGCCAGATCCAACATACCGTCAGCCGCAGCGGCCAGACCGTTCCGGCAGACCTGATATTCACATCGGACTCCGGCGGATCTGTTGTGCTGAATTGGGGCATTGAGTCATACGACGGCTCATCGACCGGCGGCGTCGTCTGGGCACACGTCAAGAAGACCACCTCGCACATCGGCACGACGGTCATCTATGCCTTCTGGGGCAACACGGCCATCAGCGCATTCCAAGGCGGCGCGGTAGGGTCGGAGTTCGACTCCTCCACCATTCTCATGTCGCCGTTTCCGGGCATGACGGGAGGGTGTGCTGGCAACGTCACCTATCGCGACTTCACTTCTGCCGCGAATGATGGCACCTCGTCTTGTGACTACGGGTCGTCGAGTGGTGGCGTGGTGGGCGGTTACGCTTATGATTATTCGGCGACGTCTTTCCCCGCTTCGTCTGCCTACAATGTTACGACGGGGACCATCGCACTGTGGGTGAACCCACATACGGGTGACTGCTCTGGCGGAAGCGCCGGGCTGACTATGTTCGCTGGCGTGGGAAGTGACTACTATCTATCCAACGGATTCCTGCTCGGGTGCTCTCCGCTTAACGGCTACATAGCGGCAATGGCGGGATCTGGCGGGACCAATCCCATCTTCATGGGAACCTCTGTCGTGCCAGAGAATGCCTGGCATCATGTAGCCATGACGTTCACGAACGGTGGGACGAGTACGTTTTATTTTGACGGCGCGAGCGCGGGCACGTTCACGCCGACCATTGGCTCTCCGGGTACGTCGGCCTTCAAAGTGGACGGCAATTTTTCTGTTGTCTCTGCCGGAAATGGAGGGTACGACAATATGTATTTCACGAACAATCTGCGTTCTGCCGATTGGATCGCCGCTGAGTATAACAACGGCCATGCGCCTTCCACTTTTGCCGCCGTCTCGGGGCTGGCGCCGTGCTCCGGTAGTTGCGGCGGTGGCGGGGGGGCACCGGTTAGTATGACGCCGATTTTTTGAGGATTTGAATGTGTGCCTGAGAAGTGAAGAAAGGAAGGAGTTCGAGAAGTGATAACGAATCTGAAAATAATGGGGTTCTTGGCACTGACCATATGACTCAAGCCCAGACTCTCGCCCTGGTGCGCCTCCGGCTCGATACCGTCAGGCCGCACGCGGTGCGGCGGGGACGCGGGCGCTGGGACGTGGAGCTGCCGCGGCTCAAGACCTACCGCCTCCAGGCGACGCCGCAGGAGCTGGCGCTCGCGCGCTGGTTCGGTTGCGGCATCGGGCCGCGGCCATCGCCGGAGAGTTCGCTCACGCTTTGGGACCGGGCGGCGCACGCGGACTATTTCGAGAAGGAGACAGAATGACGCGATGCAGTTTTCTGCTTGGCCTGCTCCCGATTGCCGCGTTGGCGCAAACCGCGCCGGCCGCTCCGGTGAATGGCCAGTGCCCCGTGTGTAAAACGCAGGCGCCGCCCTACACGACCGCCCAGCGGCTCGCGGCAGGGTATTGCACCAGCACGGACGGCGGACTTACGGTGGGCCTCTGCGAGTCTGCAAGTAGGGTCACCCGCTGCCTCGCCTGCAATGCCGCCTTCTGGCAGGACGTAGCGACATCGTGAGCCTCCCATGCCAGTCTCTGCCACCAGCACTCTCGTTCGAGCCTACATGGGAGACGCACGCGCCATTGAGACGGTGTTTCGGCAGGCGCTGGGCCAACTCCGGCGCTACGACGGCTCTGGGCGCTGCTTTGCCTCGAAGGAGGAACGATTCACGTGGCGGGTCAGGCACGATCCCGACTGGACTGGTCCAGACCCTCAACCGGGGAATTGGTGGAGTAGAATTAACCAGATCGCCTTAGGGTAAACTGAAGGCGAAAAATGCTTTGCTGTGGGGCTCGATTCCAAATAAAGAGAGAGTATGGCCCAATTTACAGAGACCCTACAGTCGATGCAGAACCGCGTGTGCAAGCAGCGCATCGGCCTGGACCGGACTCTGGCCGTAGACTTCCTTAACGAGAGGTTGCGGCAAATACTCGACCGTAAGCCGGATTGGTCTAGTCTACTGAAGCGTAACCTTCTATCCATCCCGCAGGCATACTCTATTGGGACGATTGCGGTTACAACTGGGTCTACGCTCGTCGCGGGAACAGGCACAAATTGGCCTGTAGATGACGCAGTTAATACCCACATCCAGGAGCCACTACGGGCAGCTAGAACCGTTTGGGTCACTCCCGACAGCACTGTCGGCATCACGCCCAGCAGCCTGCTCTACGTGGACTCCGCAGGCCCTTACCCTGAGACTGTAGCCGTGTTGGACATGATGGCAGGGCGCATCCTGTGCGCCTTTCAATTCCCGCACGAGGCGAACTTCACAGCGACAGCAAGCTCTCTCGTCAATCTTCAGTTGCGTGTCAATTCAATTAACCCAATTTTCACCGTGCAGGCGGTAACGAGCCCCACGAGTCTGTATCTAGACAATCCGTGGGGACAGGTTGGCGCTGCGGGGATGGCCTATCAGATTTTGCTAGCCTATACGCCTTTTGCGGGGGACGTGAAAGAACTGGTTGTCGTTGTGGATAATTTCCAGCAAATCGCGCTCCGGTTGCAGGTATCTCAGGAAGAACTCAACCTGTACGACCCGAACCGAACGGCGACTGATTCTCCCAACTGTATTGCCAATTTGGGGCCGAACCTCAACGGCCAGCAAATGTACGAGATTTATCCTCCACCGTCAATCCCGTACCAGCTTTCTTACCTTTACCATGCCCGTTGGAAGGGGATGAGGCTCCCAGACGATACTCCTCCTGCGGGAATCAACCCCAATGCCCTCATATATGGGGCTCTGGCAGATGCCTTTGCTACGCCTTGCCCTCGCCCTCCAGACATGAAGGATGCGTTCTTCAGCCTGGAAACGGCGAATATGTACCAATCTCGGTTCGAGCAGGCCGTCATCGAACTTATGACTTCCGAAGAGAGCACATACCAGAAGGCCTTTACTTGGAATTTCGCTCAAACTTGGGGAGGAATGGGAATGGGTGCGAACTGGGAGCAATCGCACTCGTGGGAAGCGGCGGCTGGAGATTACTAATATGAAACACTTTCCTTTCCCTGTCTTGATTGCTTTCTCTCTCTTCACGGCGAAAGCTCAGACCATCCCCCAGCCTCTCCAAGTGGTTAGGGTCTACAACGTCACAAGCGCCTCTCAGGTGTTCGACAACCGCTCTACGGCGGCTATGGGCTGCAACTACTTCAGTTACTACGTGAACAGCAACGTAGGGGCCTATACGATCCAGTTGGAGTACAGCGACGTGAGCAGGACTGGGCCGTGGACGCCATTCCCCACAAGCCAGATCACCAACACGTCCTTTGTCCCAATTGGCGTCGGCAACGGGTATCACAATTGGGTGCGCCTCAACACGCTTTCAGGTAGCACGTCTTCAACGCTCTCCTGCTCCAAGGACTACTTCATCACCTCTTCGGCTTCCTCTATCAGCGCCATAGCGGACCCTGGCCTAAACTGCATTCCCTACCGCAGCGGGGCAGGAGAGGCGCGATGCGTGGTTGTCTCTGACATTGCAAACCTCTTTGGGTCGCTGGCCGAACACTATGTTTACGCTGCTCCAGAAAATGCGAACGGTTTGCCTTCTTTCCGTCAAATGTATGCCGACGACATCAGCTTTACACAAACAGGGGCAGGGGCCGTCGCTAGTACGGTAGACGCCAAGCTCAGAGAAACAATTAGCGTTAAGGACTTCGGGGCCAAAGGAGATGGCGTGACCGACGATACCGCGGCTATCCAGGCGGCGCTGACGGCGGCTGGCACTAGTTGTGGGCTGGTTTACTTCCCTCACGGCACGTACATGATGAGCGTGACGGCGGGCAGTCTCACGGGCACGGTGATTCCGAGCTGCGTGGAAATGGCGGGCGAATCCAACACCGGGGCGGTCATCAAGCTCAAGAGCGCGGCATTCAATGGCGAATGGTTCAGCTCTAACGGGACGCATAACATCACCATCCGCGATCTGACGTTCGACGGGGCGAACGCGCCGATTAACAGCGGCTATGGCACGGTAACGACAAACGGAACGGCGGTCACTCTCGTAACGGGCACCCCGTTCTATACAGACGGGACGTGGGCGGGGCTGCCGTTCGTCATCAACTACGTTTACTATACAATCGCCTCCGTGACAGACAGCTCTCACCTGGTGCTCACCGCGACCGCTGGGGTGCAATCCTCCGCCGTCACATACTTCAGCGTGGGGCTCTTTTACCAAGTGATCGGAATGGTCAATGCCTCCTACGTCACGATCAGGGACTGCCGATTCGTCAACGTCTTTCCCACGCTGGTGGTCGCCTTCTACGGCGGGGCCGGATTTATCACCCTGGACCACAACTACATCGAGACCACGGCGGCCAGCGGGAACCAGAACGAAGGGTTCAACATCAGCACCGGCGGCCCTTACGCGATGAACGGAGTACGTGTCACAAATAACACCCTCGTCCATACCGGTATGGACATCAACACCTACGGGGCGCATGTGGAGGGCAACGACATCAGCGGGTGGGGATATGGCGCTGGGATCACCACAGAAGAAAGCGCCCTGTGCGGGTACAACCTAATCTCCAGAAACATGCTCGTTAGCTCGACCGGGATCGACACTAATGCAACCCGTCCCAACGCGATTGAGGACTGGGCGTCTTACGATAGGATCACCGAGAACTTCGTAAGCGGAATGTCGGGAGACGGCATCGATGCGGGCGGCCCCAATACCCTGATCGCCAACAACATAACAATCGACAACGGCTCTAGCGCTCCGGGAGCAGGGTGCGGTATATCGGCGCGCTACGGGAATGACACGTACCAGTGCAGCTACTGCACCTTCACTGGGAACGTGTCCCTTGATACAAATTCCAACCTAGCTCTGGGGACTCAAGGTTACGGATTCTGCATCCAGGCCAGCCCTAGCGGCACGCTTCCGACTCATGTCTTTGTCACGCCGGACAACAACTTCAACCACAATATGGAGAACCCGACGAATACGGTATTAGCCCAAGGTACGGTGACTACCAACCACAACATAATCACCTGGGCTTCCGGCTCGCCGTTTGTAACAAGTGGCCCATGGTTTAACGGGATGACAATTGTCATAAATAATGTGGCCTACTCCATCGGCAACGTAGGCTCCGCCACGGCGCTGGCCGTGAATGAAGACAGCGGGGTCCAGGCCACCGCCGTACCCTACTACGTGCCGGCATTCGATCAGACCAAGGCCGTCTGGGCGCTTTCCCAGGGCGTCCCTCCTTCGTTCCCCTACTGCGTCGCCTGGACCCCCGGTACAATCGCCGCCGGTGCCACGGCATCTGTCCAGGAGACTGTCCCCGGAGCGCAAATGGGGTCCACGATTGCGCCACCCAGTTTCTCCCTGAACGCGGGCGGCGTGCTGTTCTACGGGTACGTATACACCCCCAATGCCATCACCTTCGTGGCCTACAATCTCTCCGGTGCGTCGCAGACCTTGGCCGCCGGACAGATTTGCACGACCGTGACCATGCCTCTCGGCTATAGCAACTACTAGGAGCGCCAAAGGATAGAATACCTAAATGCCAGAACAAAGCATCTCGGAACTAACCACACGCCTATCCGTGATAGAAGCAGCAGAGAAGCGAGAACATGCTGCCTTGCAATGCCAGTTTGGGCTAAAACTTTCAGCACTCCAGGCGGAGTTTCTGTTGCGACTTGAATCTGCCTCGCGAGCCCTTGAACTGGCACGAACCGAACTAAGCAGGCGGCTGGAGTCGTTGAACAACGAAGCGGAACGGGTAAAGAAAATCCAGGACACATACGCACTCCGCGAGGTCGTGGAAAACAACTTCAAAGAGATTCGCTTAATTATTGAATCTCAGACCCGAGAGACACGCAGTTACCTTGACCAGCGAGTAGATAAGGTGTGGTCGTCCTGCGAGGCGGAGTTCAAGGATGTTCAGAAAGCCGTCAAGGAACTGAACGATTTCCGTAACAACTTTCTTGGCAAGCAGGCTGTTGTCGCCTTCTGTATCGCGTCGGTGGTCTCTCTCGCCCTGCGCTATCTGATCCCCATTAGAGGAGCAACCCCGTGATGCCACCTGACGGCCAAGACCAGCCCGACAAGGTGGAAGTAATTCGGCGGGTCTTCGGCCCGCTTGATTGGAGAAAACAAATTGATGCCAGATAACGCTTACAAGACGGAGCCATCCACTATTAAATGGGGCCTAAATCCTGGACAGATTATTACGATCATCGTCCTGGTAGTAGGCATGGCTGCCTCTTGGGGTAGTCTCTCTCAGCAGATTGCTACGCACACCGAAATGCTCGGCAGGATGTCGGTAGACCAAGCCACTATGGGCCGTGACCTCCTCGGATTGCGGGAAGAACAGGCGCGCGTTCGCGGCAAACTGGAAGAGCATGATCGTGAAGATTCCGCGTGGCGCGCGGCTCATCGTCAAGACAGATAAAAGAGAGGGTATTATGCAGCGTAAACCAGACAACGGCGAGTCCACGTTCGACAAGTTTCGTTCTCCGCAGGCGGTCCCAGTGGAGCCTGAAGGTGAGATCCTTCAACGCATGGCCCAGTCGGACACCTATAACGAAAGCGAACGCAAGTCAATGGTGAGATCGGCGGAATGGCTTAATCGTGAGGCTATGGGGCGGGAACTGTTCAACACGCAGATGAACTCGCCTGGGGCTTCTACGTTCTCCAAGGGCCGAGTGTTCGATTGCCCAGAGCCGGAAACGTCTGAGCGAAGGAAAGAGAGCATCAAAGACTTTCCAGAAGTTCCTAGCAGTCGCAGGTAGAGAAGGTGCGTAGTGCCGCTTGTTACGCTTGGGAGTCTTATCGGCCGGGTGTACACACGCCTTGATAATAATGGCCTACTCTACCCTCGTCCGGAGATTGTCAATGCCATTAACGAAGCGGTCCAGGTCGTCAACCTCTCCACGGGGTTCATCCAAGGCACTTTCCAGATTCCAGGGTGGTCTCAGGTCAACCGAGTCTGGTACGACACCCCCGCTCAGATCATCATTCCCCTGCGCGTCACGTTCGAGGGCATGTACCTTCAACCGACGACGCTTTGGCAACTGGGCGCTTCTTATCCCAATTGGACGGCAGACACAACCAGCAGTGTGGGGCTTCCTGTTTCCTATTGGGTCCCGTGTGGTCTGACGAAGTTCGGGATCTACCCCGCTGATTCCCTTGGTGGCTGTGACATCAGGGTAACTGGAGTGATGGAGCCGGTCCCATTGGTGGCCGATACGGACATCCTCAATCTCCCCAACGAGTACGCCAGCGCCGTTGATTTTCTGGCGGCACATACCCTCATGCTGAAGGAATCCTCAACCATCTTTGCACACGGATCGACGGACTATCAGAAGTACCTGTCCGTCAACAAGAAGATGACAATTTGGAAGGGGTTGACGCAACCGCGCTACTTCTTACCGGAAGCCCAGCAGGCTAAAACATGACAGATGAATTCCAAGCAAAGCTGATCGCCATGCTCTCTACCCATGAGGGCCGCAAAGCATGGATGTATCCCGATACAGCAGGGAACGTCACCGTGGGGGTAGGGCACATGATCCCCTCGCCCGATGCCGCAACGCAGTTAGGGTTCTCAGACGCCAATCTTGAGACGGCTTCAGAGGAGGATGTCGTCAACGGATGGGGCTTTGTCAAATCCAGCAACCAGGAATACAAGGCACTGACGCTATCAGACAGCAAAATCAACAATCTCCTAATGGGGGATGTGGCTCACTTCTACCTTGTCTTGATCCAGACTTTCCCAAAGTTTAAGTCTTATCCTGAGTCAGCCCAATTGGGCCTCTACGACATGGTATTCAACCTAGGAAGCTTTCGGGCTTTTCCTAGATTTGCGGCGGCTGTGCTGCAACAGAATTGGGCATCGGCGGCGGCAGAATGCCAGCGTGAAGGCATTGGAGCCGCCCGCAATCAGGATACGAAGAATCTTTTCCTGGAGTGCGCATGAGCACGTCGAACCCATACGTCGAGATCTTTCAAACTCGGCTCACGTCGGACCTCTACGCTATCTACAAACAATGCTCCAATGTTTTGCTTGAAGATGGAGGTCTTACTTTAGGGCTGATTACAGATAGTGAGTTCTACGCTATCGCCAATGAGGTTGTAACGGACTTCTTGAGTAAGACTCAGATCATCAAAAAAGTATTCTGCGTCCCATTATTGGTCGGCGTGGACACATACACGAAGCCCGATCAACTGGGGGAGATTGACGAAGCGCTTGCGGGGCAGACGCACATCAACCGGACGAGCGGGTTCTATTTGGACAATTCCGACCCTTCGTGGCCGACGCAGTTCAACCAGCCACAGTCCTTCAAGGAAGATGAAGTCCCAGTCAATCAGATCCAACTAAGCCCTATGCCAAACGTGGAAGGAGAGTTGACGTACACCTACGATCAGGGCTATGGCGTGCCCGCCTCTACGTCTGGCGCGGTTGACTTCGACATCCAGGCCAATCCGTCTACCCCTGGTTACGGGGTGTTTGCCGAAGCCATTGGGAATCCATATTTAGAAGCAGCCGGGACTGGTTACGGGGTGTATGCCGACATGGTATGCTCCACTGGGAATCTGACGATGATTGGGAATGTCATCCCGACCGATCCGACGTATATTCAGCTAATCCCCGCTTCGTTCCAGTGCTACTTGAAGTATGGGATACTCTCCAGGATCTTTTCTACAAACAGCGAATTGAAAGACGAACAGAAAGCCACCTATTGCCAAGCGCGGTATGCTGAAGGTGTGAACTTAGCAGGAGCAATTATGGCCAACATCTACACGGAGCAAGCCAATGCCTGATGCCATCACCGTTACTTTCAGAGGGATCGTCGTCGAAGACTTCATGATGGTCACTGTCGCCGGTCCTGCCACTACGACTGTTCTTGGAGTAGGCCCTGGCGTAACCGTCTCTCCCTTCGTCATGGCGGCAAGCGATGCAGGCGCAGCGACGGCAGGAGTACCTGTCGGCGGGGTCTATATCGTCACGTCAGCTCCAGGGAATAGCTACCTCAAGGCCAGAATGAGCTAAGACAACATGGCTGACCTCCAACCTATTTCCCGTGCTTTCCCCAATGGCGGGCTCCAACTGAAGCAGGACCCGGCCCTGTTGGACGAGTCGCATTACAGCGAATTGACCAATGTTGTCAGTGTCCAGGAGGGGAACATCACGGTTAGGGCGGGGAGTCAGAAGATCACCAGGGCTGACGAATGGCAACAGGATTTCGACGAAGCTCCGGTCATCCATTCAATCTCTGCGTTGCACGTAGGGGACTTGGGGGAGGAAATCTTATACGTTGGCGAGGATGTGAACATTTGGTCTCGGATCAACGGCGGAGATTGGAATGAGATTGCAACTGGCGTAGCCCCATCGGACGCTTACGCTCGTCAGAGATTCAGCGCTATCTCCTATTCTGCTGGGTCTAGCGGACTCCCCTACCAGTACTTTGCCTGCCCCAGCGCGATGCTGAAGGATAGCGGGATAAACCCAGCCACAGCTTCGCCGGGACTTCAAAAGTGGGGGATATTGCCTCCAGTGCAACCAGTCCAGGCAGCGTTGGGCGCGTACACGTTACTGCCTCCAGACATGGACGTGGTTTACAACTTAGCCGTAGGCTCAGACATAAGCAGATTGCCCTATATGTCCGTCGCAGAGGCTAGCGGGACAGTCCCAGGGAACATCACCATCACCCCGTCCACTATGTCTGGGATCAACGTGGGGATGCTGTTGCAGATCGTAACTCCGGCTATTGGAGGGGTTCCAGCCTACACTCAATACGCTCCCGTTCTCTCCAGCGATTCGACTACCTTCAGCGTGTATCTGGAAGATATACCCAATGTCGGGGCCTTGATCCAAGCGGCAGAGGATTTAGATACGGACACTGGTTCAAGTGACTTCGTAACGCTTGCGACGATGGACATAGCGCTAGATGCTTCTTTTGACGGAATCCCGTCAACTGGCTATTCCACGGATGATCTTGTTCACATTTCGGTCTACGCCTCAGACCCGGCTCAATATACAGACATCCGGTTTAGAGTCTTGGTCAACAATAGCAACTCCGACTATTATGAAAAATCAATCCTTCCAACTGCGATCCAGCCGCAGGTTACGGGTACGCAGACTTCTACCCAGAACCTCAGCAATATCGGAGCAACCATTCCTCAGAGCGCCCTTAACGACACTCCGTATATCAGCCAGGAAATCACTCAAGCTAAAGCCCAAGCACTGGCTGCCGTATCGGCTGAAGCTGCCGATTCAGGCAACGCAGTCTGGACAGAGATTAGTATTCCAAAGTCTCAATTCCTGGCTGTCGGGAATGCCGGGAACCCGGTATATTCGTGGAAGAATGTAACTGGGTTTCAGGTCGTTTATAAGACCGTTGCGGTCCCAACCGGAAGCCCCGAGCTTGGCATTAGCAGCATTTATATCGCCGGTGGGGCTGGGCCAAACGCGGTTACTACTTCATCGGACTTTCCCCTCCAGCCGTACAGTTACATTTTCACGTTCCGTAACCCCATTACTGGGGCCGAAGGCAATCCCTGCGCCTTGATGATTCCAACGGCGGCGGTGAGCCCGCAACGGCAAGGCGTTGATTTAACTCTCTACGGGACAGACGATCCTCAGATAACTGGGGAGAATTCCATTTCGGTCTACAGGGCTGGGGGCTCTTTTGCTGACTCGTACTATCGGTTTGTCGGCTATGCTGCTAATCCTGGGGCTGGCGAGACTGTCATTTTCAGCGATCAGCAGAGCGACCAGAGCATAGATATTAACAATCTAGTAGACTTTGACAACGATACGCCGGTAACGAGCGCCCTTCCAACCCCAGTGGTAATGACTTCCTCCACTGTGGCTGTAGCCAATACGCTTGCGGTTTTGAACGTAATAGTCACCTCCGGTTCTTTGGCAAGCCTGACCGTAGGGACACCTCTCACTGTGGGCATAAACACGCTGACGCAAGAAACGTCGATCTTGGCGGCTGTGGATGCAGTCGGCGGGACGGTTACGCTGTTTCTCCAGTACGACCATTCGGACGCGGCTACGAACCCGATCACGATCCAAGCTGACGCTATTGCCAACCAACCCGTGACTCTTTCCCTAGAAGCGTTTGATTCGGTATTTCTTGCAGGCGATCCGAACAATCCGCATGTCCTTTACCAGTCAAAGACTGGCAGGCCCGAGGCTTTCCCGATCATCAACCTAACGACGAACGTAGCAAACGCCATCAACGTCGGAACCCCCTCCAATTATATCGTCAATATGACGGAGTTCTCTGGCGGGGTTCTGTGCATGAACCTAAACAACCTGTACTACGTGGCTGTGGCGTCTGGCCAGATGGAGGCCCCTATTGCCACCCCTGCCCAAAGGGGCTTGTTGGCCACTAAGGCATGGTGCATGGCAGACAATGAGTTGTGGTACTTGTCTTACGACGGGATCTATTCATGGAGCGGGGGGATGAGCGCCTGGAGAAGCCAAGACATAGACCCGCTGTTCAACGGGCATACGATTGGTCCTTATTCCCCAATAGACACCCGGCCTCATCTTGGGACGGCAGGCGCAGACGTAGTTACGATGGAGTACAACGACAACGAGGTGTTCGTCTCCTACCTGGACACCCTTGGCGTCCCACACCGTCTCAGATACCATACGAAGTTCAAAAGATGGAGCATTGAGGACTTAAGTGACATTCTAGCCAACGGAGCCCTTGTTGGAATAACGGCTCAGTTCAACGACAAGACGACAGGAATCCTCTATGCGGCTAAAAGCCCAAACACATTCGCCTTCTTGTACGAAGAGAAGTCTGGGACGTCCGATGGCTGGGTGGATACACCGAACGATGGGCAGGCTATCGTCTATTCCTTGACCCCAGCGGCCTTCACGGCGAATGCTCCTAGCGCGAACAAGACATTTGCGGATCTCATCCTGGAGATGAAGTCCACCGACATCGTGACTATCCAGACGTTCTACGACTTCTCGACAACGCAGGATGAGCTTTTTACGATTGTTCCCAACCCCAATCGGGTTCGTATTCCCAATTCAATCCAGGGTGGATACCACAAGGAAGCTTATGCCATCCAGACAAGGATCTCTGGGACGACAACAGGCGGAGGCTCCTTCTATTCGTTGACGTTGAATGTCGTCCCTCTGGCTCAGATCCAAGTGGGGCGTGCTTACGATTGGGACGATTTGGGATGGCCCTTTGATAAGCGACTATACCAATTGGTGATGGAATATGACATCCCGGTGGGGCAAACCGTCGTGATGAACATGGACACGATGACCGGCGTTATCGGCGTCCAGCAAGAGAACACGGCTGTCCAGTCTTTCGTCTTAGCCCCTCCAACCACTACGGGAGGGAAGCCTAACCGGATCACGGCCAACTTCGCCCTGAATGACAACATGATCGTCAAGAAGGTTCGGTTGCGGCCAACGGTTGCGGGCGTCCCCTTTAAGCATTTCTCTTACTCGTTTCCCGGCCTCAGTAAGTATCCTGCCGACAGGACTCTCTATACGGAGTGGAGCGACCTGGAGTATTCTGGCGACAAAGTTTTTAGGACTCTCAACCTAGAAATGAATTCATCGGGGTTGCCATGCGCGGTTCAACTGCAAGGGGATTCTGGGAATCTGGGAGCTCCGATCTCTGTTGTCACCACGTTGAATGACCGGGCTCGCATCTTGACTCTACAGAGCGACTTGATCTCGAAAAACACTCGGCTTGTTTTCACGCCATCTCCAGGGGGATACTCCCAATACTTCAAGCACAGTTTCGATTTCTGGAAAGAGCCGATGGCTGTGTCTCATTGGGATTCCTACGAGTTCAACTTCGGCTACGATGGATACAATTTCGTCAAGCAGGCGTGGCTGGAGTACACTTGTTCTGTGCCAATTCGGGTGACATTTTACGGGGACGACGGAGAGCCGTTTTATCAGATTACCCTACCGGCGCACCCACAGCGGGACGTTGAACGGTTCTATTTGCCCGCTTCTCTCATAGACAACGAAGGTGACGTTTCTCTGAATAAGAGCAAGCGGAAAAGGATGACAATTGATACGGTTGCCAGCTAAAGGATTTTATGTCACTTCAAATCAGTTCGGTCGGCTCGACGCAGTACTCCGAGGTGCCATGCACGACGACGATGACATTGATGCAAGCGGTTGTGGATCAATTAGTTCTCTCAGGCTGGACCATTTCTCAGCAGTTCGCCGCTACCGGGGAAATTCTGGTAACCGGATATCCGAACAACGGCTGGACGATTACCTTCTCTAGCCCTTGGGCATTGTTCCCGACGCAGGTGTGGACCTACGTAACGACCGTCACTGGGGCAAACCAGATTCTAGTTGGGGCCAATCTGCCAGCGGTGGCTGCGAATCTTGCTGCGGCAATGACTAGTACCGGGCTAATGACGGCGACCGTTGACGGCTCCAACAATTTACTGATTCACTTAGTCTCGGCTGGAACGGGCGCGGCAGCCAACAGCATCATCGGGATTGCCGACCCCACTGCTTCCTGGGGATCGACCAATCTATACATAGGCGGTCTCGGCACTTTTTACACGCCGTTCCTTGCCAATGGTGGCTTTTTCATGCTTTCCGGGGTAACGGCTCAGGGCTTGCAAATGGGCCTATTTGTAGAGAATGGTGGCGATTATGTCAGATTTAGGGTGGCCTCAGTCCTGCAAGACATGGTGAGCTTTGTCCTAACTGACAGTGCGCGCAAGGCTGTGGTCACCAACACTGCGGGGATTGCTAACGTCCTATGCTATTCAAACTCCACCCGTGTCCTGGAATTCGTCTCGAATGCTCATCAATGTTTCTTGTGGTTACTGGGGGACTCTAGTACGAACTTTACCAGGATGGCCTTCGGCCTCCCCTACATTCGGGCGTTCAATGCACCAATTTTAATTTCCGCCGCTAGTAATACGAGCCCGGTTGTTCTGGCGACAGCGACGGCGCACGGCAGAACTACCGGAGATTACGTCTTCGTGGCCGACACGCAAGGCAACCTAGGCGCAAACGGCTATTGGCAGTGTGTCGTGATAGACCCGACGCACCTTTCACTGACGGGATCAACCGGCACAGGCGCATACGCGAGCGGCGGCCTACTCGCGGGCGCTTCTACTCAACTGGCGCGCGCCGCGTGGTTTGCCGGTGAAAACTCGCCATTCTTCAGGACCACTCTCGGCGCTGGGTCACAGGCGTCTACTTGGGTCGTAACAAACCAACTTCCCATGGGTGGACCGCCAATCAGCCTGAAGTCTTCCGGCCCATTTTCTAACATCGGCACCCCCGTCTCCGCTTATGGCTCAATCCCGAGCGCCATGGACCCGGTGATTTGCTGGGCGCCAGAAGGAACGAGCGGGACTCTGTATGAGATCGGGCAATTGTGGGATTGTTTCATCACGATGGAAAACGTCCCAATAGACCGAGTGGCCCCGAACTTTCTTGGATTCCCGTGGGTGCAGTATACAAATTCAGGATATTCGATGTGGCTGAAGAGGGGATGATGTGGCTCTGAGTACAGAAGAGGACCTCTTATACCCGGTCTACTCCTATCCCAATTGCTTCGGCGGGGATTGGCCGGAGACTGTCGAAACAATGGGGATGACTTTTGCGACTCTGGCGATTGCAACCGTTAACGGAACCAATCCAGTTGCGCTGGGCTTTAGCGTTGCATCTGGGCTCTGGGTGGGCCAGCCTATTACAGTTGTTGGCGTTGGGGGTGGAGTCGACGGCCCACACCAAGTACTCACCGCCCCTACAACCGTTTCAGCCACAATCGACGCGGTGGGCACTGGGACATATACAAACGGGACCGTAGTCCCTTCCGACAGATTCGTTGGGGTGAATTTGGCAGAGGGTCTTTTCCTGGCAGAGAGAGATGTACTCATGCCAGCAAACCCGTTCATCACTCTTTCGACAACTGTTTCGACAATTGTTTCGACAACTGTTACTGTGACAACGACGGTTACCACTACGGTTAGTCCCACCATCACCCCAGTTGTTGGATTGCCGGTATTTAAGCTCTATGCTGATGGGTCGCGTTTAGAATGGATGGCCTGTGGGGCCGATCAGAGGTCGGCGTATCAGCAAACCACGTTGTCAACTTTGATGGCCCCGAGGATTTAACGTGGCAAATACGAGCGGCTACGCAGAGTTAAAAACATCGGACCTCCAGGACGAAACCCTCTTCGCCCTGAATCAGAGGATGCGCTATCTATACCAGAAGGTGTCTGGCGTTTACGGACAAAACTCCCCCAATCTGCTCTCGTCCCCTACGCTGGCAACAGCCTACTCTTCACAGCAGACGGCCCAGAATGTATCCCCAAACGAGTTCATCACGAACGCGGTTGCCAATAAGCTCTACGGGATAGCAGCTATCCAGGCGGCAATCAATAGCGGCAAGCTTCAGGTTGGTGGGCCGAACGGCCAACAGGTAGCGCAGGCGGCGCTTTTCACGATCATCACCCTAGCGCAGCTTCCTACGGCTGGGACGCTGGCTACAAATGCCGACAATGCCGGGATGACGTTCTTCATCAGCGACTACTACCACTGGCTAGAGTTCAACGGGACGGGGTATCAGTGGCACCCGTGGGAGTCGGACGGGTCGGCCTATTACCGGCTGGCGGATGCTCCCCCCAATTGGGGCAGATGGGCTTCGGTCAGCGGCGGAGGGACAGCCGCCTTCCTGCAATCTAACGGGACGTTGGGGTTGGCCACTATGGCAACAGTGACAGCGGGATTCTTTACGGGAGTGTGGTTCCGCCAATGACACTTAAAAAAGATGGTCCGCTTTACGAGATGGGCGATCTGATTGTGGCTCCGGTCTCGATGGACCTTTTGGCCAGCGCGTACCTGACGATGAAGATAGACGGCACGCTCTCTGTGCTGTTTTACGAGTCAGACCCAGGCATCCCGAAGTTTCTAGCCACGCACTCTGATCCCAACGCCATCACCTACGGCTGCTACCTGAAGTCTGGAGACAAGACAAAACTGGTGGGGATTGGACATATCTCTGCGGCCATTGGGAGAGGCGATGGTAGCAAGAAATCAGAACTAAGCTGTGCCTTTTTTGCCGGATACCAGCGTCGGGATATTACCTTCCCTCTATCCCAGATGATGCTGGAGCAGACCTTCGACCGCTACGACATCGACGTTCTATTTGGGACGACGCCAGAAAAGAACAGAGCAATGCTGATGTTTATGAAAAACCTGGGGTTTGGGCACACTGCCGAGCCCATCCCTTACTTTACCACCTGGAAGGGCGAGGTTTGTGGGGTCTATGTTTCGTGGATTACGCGGGAGATGTGGCAGGATATTAGCCCCTTCAAGGACCACGATTCCAAATAAAGGAGCAGTAACTTATGGGCGGCGACCAAGGACAAGGCCAGCAGAATCAGATCACCCAGCAGCAATTGGGCGTCGAACAACAGTACCTCGGGATGGCGCAGAACCAGCTTACCCAAGAGCAAACATTGACGGCCCCGCAAAAGACGTACAATACTGGCGTCATCAATGCCGCTGAAAGCGGGAACTATTCTAACCTGATCTCTGCCGCAGGCCCCGCCACTGGAACCATCGCTCAAACCGAGAAGCAGGCGCAAGAGCAAATCATGAATTCAGTCCCCGCAGGACCGGGAAGAGACTATGCTCTCGCTGCCTCCAAGCAGGGCGAAGCAACGCAGATGTCCACCACGCTCAACCAGCTTTTCCAGAATGCGCTTCAGTCCAATACCAATATCGGGTTGGCATCGGCGGGCATCGGCCTTCAGGAAACTGGTGCTGGGTTGTCAAGCGCGAACATCGCGAGCCAGTCTAACCAAGCCACCATGAACGCGAATGAACAACAAAAATCCAGCACAATGTCCATGATTGGATCTATCGCCGGTGGTTTGGGCAGCGCGGCTGGCGGTGGCGCGTTTGGCTCTCTTGGAGGGGGTGGCGGCAGCACGGCTGGGGCAGAAGGACTGATGGGATAGCACACTCGATTCTTTAAGAGTAGAGGGCTATAGCCTTGTCCACTACTCCCGTAGTCACGAGTCCACCTCCCGATACTGCCCAGACGACGGCTACTACGGCTAATCCAGCAGCCGGGCCGTTCAGTTCATTCCTTGACCCGTCCCAAATCGCGCCTTCTACCTATCAGGCTTCCCAGCAACGCCCTAGCGGTTATATGGGGAAGCTGGGCAAGGGGGCGATGATAATTGACAAGTTCCTTGAAGGAATGTCCAAGGGCCGGGCAATGCAATATGCCAAGTCGCGGCAGAAAGAAGCGGATATTTATAACCGGATTGGGCAGACAGAGGAGTACGTCCGTAAATCTGACATTGACCCAGCTTTGCAGAAGCAGCAAATTGACAAACTAGAGGCCTTGAGGCTTGGGATATTGAGGGATCAGACTAGCCCCGACGCGGCGGGTGGTGGTGGGGATTCTGGGCAGGGTGGCAAGAAAAAGGGGAAGAAGGACGATCAGGATCAAAGCCCCATCGTGAAGTTTTTCCATCAGGCCGCAACCAACATGCTTGGTCCCGGTGCTCAGGCGTCGTCTTTCGACGAGAAGACCGTAAGGGCAACGCTGGGCGACGTGTCGCATGACGTGAGGATGGCGCAGTCGCAGACGGCACAGATTGCTCAATTCGGATCAATTGCTATAAACAAGATAAGTAAAGGGTTGTCGGACGGCACTATTAAGAGCAGGGCGGATATTTTCAAAGATCCAGAACTTGCTCAAATCATGAATGCTTTAGGGAAAACCCCAACCGACAAATTACCTTCTGGTTTAGTTGAAATAATCAAATCCATCCCAGAGAAGGCCGAAACAGCTAAAGTCACCGACTATGGCACAGCCGAAGTGGACGGGAAACAAATCAATGTCGTTAGGACAGACAAAGGATTAGAGGATGGGAAGGGGAATCCCGTTTCTCTTGACACCATTAAGCCGGGAAGCCTTCGCATGGGCAATGAATCCGCCCCGAAGCCCCCCACAGAGAAGCAGGTTGAGCTTGACCGCGCCTATGCGTCTTGGTCTAAGACACTGGGCAAGGACAAACTGGACGACGGCGAAAAGAGCATCGTTGCCGACCTGGAGAGGACGCCTAACAGCCCACTCAGTATAGAGATACAGGCGAATCTCTTAAAGCAGAAGGGGTCGAAGAATTTAGAACTGGCGAAGAATCAAGCTATTCTACTTACGTCCCAAGAGAGGCAAACGTCAATTGCGGAGAAGGCAGCGAACGCCAGTTTGAGAATTGCCCTCGAAAGAATGAACCTTGACGACAAGAAGAACAAGTACAACCCGAGGGAACTGGACGACGTATCCAGGTCCATCATCAACGATGTTCACGGGGACGGGACTCCGGGGCAGGCGAAAGCATTGGAGGATCTTCGCAAATCAGCGAGCGACCCGAAAGACCCCAAGCGCACAGAGAGCGCGGGTGCTCTTAGAAAAATGGCTCTTGAGAATGTTAGAGATCACCCCGAGTTCTACCAGCACCTAACCGACCAACAGCGCGAACAGGTTATCCATCACATCGACGGGATGCCTGTGGATAAGATTGTGGGCAGGGGCGGGAGCGCGGCTGCCGCCCCTGCTATACAGGGTCTTCACGGCAACAATACCGGGGCGAAACCCGGGCAGGACTCCGGGAGAAAGACCGACGACGTTCCGCAGACAGTTTCCAAGGTGAAGTCGCCAGCGGGAGCCGTTCTTCCCAAGGGACAAATTTGGGTTCAGGCCCCAGACGGGTCTGTCGGCTACATTCCAGCGGACAAGAAAGACGATTTCGCTAAAAAGCATCCAGGCTCGGTATTCTAGTCATGCCTAGCGATGTGTTTGCTGAGTATGGGGGTGCTCTTGTAACTGCTCCGCCAGATGCCAAGACAGACATCTTTGCGGAGTATGGTGGGAAATCTGTATCTACCCCTAAGCCGAACCTAGCCGCCGCTAGCGCAGAGGCCGAACGGGCTGCGGTTACGCACATGGGGCCAGTTACCCCTCCGGGGGAAGAAAAGCGACCGCTCTCAACCGTGCCTGGGGCAGAGAAAACGGGGCTACCTGGGGTGCCGTTGGTGGGCACATACCGGCCCATTATCCCGATGGGAGTTCCGCAACCGCAGGTTCCGTATGGGCTGCAATCTCCCGAAGAACAAGCAAAGAGCGCCCCTCAGTTTACAAACCCGCGCACGGGAGCAAAGTCCCCTCGCGTGCCTCCAGGCCAAGAGGGCGGGCCAGTCTCTTGGATGACCGACATGCCGATCACTGGGGCTCAGCGGGTGGTGGCTGGCGTTGAGGGGTTGGGCAAGCCTGCGGAAGCGTTTGCCACCCCCGACAAGCCGGGTGGCTACGGCAACAAACTGACGCCTGAACTGAGGAAGCAGGCCTCTGCCGCTGGGACGGAAATCATAACTGGCGGGCTGGAGGTAGCGACTCCGTTTATGATCGCGGGCGCAGCCGTTGCGCCGGTTACGGCGCTCAAAGCCGTTGGCCTGTACGCGGGGACGGAATATGCTACCCGCAAGGGGCTTGAGTCGGCTGGAGTTGCTCCAGAACATGCTCGATTCTTCGGCCAAGTGGCCGGGCTGGCTTCCGGCTCTATCCCCATCGGCCTGAAGATCATCGACGCAAGGCTGGAAGCGCACAACGAAATTGCCGAGAAGTTGTTCCAGGAAGAAGCCGAAGGCGGGCAACGTATCGAGAAGATGCGCGATGTTATCGCTCAGAGCCCTGAGATCGCTAAGCCCATCCCCGTATCCATTGGCGGCAAACCGCATGAGATTCGCTTCCTGGATGTTGGCAAGAACGGACGTCTCTCCCGCGAGGTCATTGATCTTAAAACAGGGAAGCGCGTATATGCAGGATACGACAAGGCCGTTTCTGGATGGCTCCATATCCATGCCGACGCCGAGCAAGGTCCTGTCGTAAAACTGACGGTTAAGGATGCTACGGGCAAGGTAATCGAAGAAGGGCTCATCACCCCAGAGCAAGCCGACTTTGCCAAAGACCTTGTGGCGTCTAAGGCTCCCGACCACACCGTAACGATTGAGCCGGTCGAGCAAGCGCCGAAACCAGCCGCCGAAGCCGCCACTACGGAACCGCCCGTAACGTCAAAGAAAGGAGGTTCTGAGCGTGTCACGCCCGAAGGGCAACAGCCCGGAAAGGAAGTGATCCAGCCATCTAGCGCGGAGGCCCCTGCCCCGAAGACAGAGGCGGGGGCTACTGCGCCTACGGCGGATTTCAAGCCGGGGCAGGTATGGAACTTAAACGGCGGGGCTTACGCTGTCACCAGCATCGAGGCCGACGAATCCGGCAAGCCTATCGTTAAATACGACTTCACCGGGCCGAAGGGGAATAAGAACCCCAACCAGAAGATCCCCCTTGCTGCGTTTACCAGCATGATGTCGAAGGGCAAGCTCCAGGGTGCGGCAGAGGGCACTGCTGCGCCACCAGCGGCGGCGGAGCCACCGGCCAAGGCGGAAGCGGCCAAGCCCGTAGAGATGCCGTCAGAGGCCAAGGCAGAGCCAATTAAGCCGCCGCTCAAGCCGAAGCCTGCGCCGAAGCCCGTTGAGTCTGCATCCAGACAAGCGCCGCCTGCTGATGCGGCTAAGTCCGAATCTACACCCGCGAAGGTAGCCGGGGTTATATCTAGGGAAAGCAACAACTTACCGAATAAAGCCCCCCCCGAGGTGGCCACCCCTAAGGCCGTGACCGAGCCACCCGCGCCGAAGCTCGACCCTGAAGAACTCCCTGCGATGAAGCGGCTTAGGGCGGCAGGGCAAGCCATCTCCGACACGGAACTGACGCAGCTTCAACTGCCCAAGGCCAAAGTGATACTGGCGAAGCTCAAGCAGGTAGGGGAAGCTGCATTAGCGGAGGCCGACAAGCAGACCGATCCCAGCGCAGCGGCAGAGCTAAGAAGGGTTGCGGCAGAGACGGACAAGCGGGCGGAGAGCATCCGCAACAGGGCGAAGGTGCTGGAGCAAGAGCAGGCGGCGAAGGCCGCGCCGAAGGCGACACCAGCACCGCCTACTACACAAAACGCTCCCTCAAATGAGGCGAAAAAGCAGGAAGTAGCGGCTGATAACTTAACAGAGGGCAACGAGTTAAGTTCTGCGTCTGTAAAACCTGCTCAGATTATTCCAAAAGATATTCCTCCCGTGACGAGAGCCAAGGCAGCAGACTTCAAGGTGGATTCCGCGAAGCCGGAAGATCTGGTTGCATCACAGGACTTCCAGAAATGGGCTGGAGATCCCAACCAAAAGCGTTCTTTCCGCGATACCTACGGGGACGCCATCCGCATTGCGGATCAAATCCGAGATGCTATCAAGAGTGGGCGTCCAGCCGCTACTATTGAAGCGCAGAGAGAGGCATTAAGGGAGGCTCTTGAAGAGATCGGCGTGAAGGCGGAAGCCAAGCCCACGGATCTCATATCGATTCCAGCTAGATCGAAATCCCGCGATACGGACAAGGGCTATGAACAGTGGGCAAAGGATGTCCACAACCTGAGCCTGTCCACCTACCGAGACAAGACACCATTCGCGCCAAGTGACTTGACGAAGCTAACGGATACACAACTGGAGGATCTGAAGTCGGCTGTCGATGAGGCTGCGTCTTGGCACCCCAAGGTCCAGCCCGGTAGAGATCTGGTCTTCACCTCGCCAGAGCAAGCGGCGTCGATGAAGTGGTGGGACAAGCAGCGGGACGACATCAAGAAGGAGTTCTGGAGGCGTGGAGAGCCAGCACGCGAGGCCGAGAAGCAGGCGAACAAGGTCGCGGCAGACAAGAAGGACCAGGAAGCCTTCGAGCGAGCCACGACCGTCAGGCCCAAGAACCCTACGCTCAAGGACGTTGACGCTCAGCGGGACAAGGACATTCCCGAAGGCTACCGCGTCTCGGGATACTCAGGCGGGCAGCGCCTACTGACGCAGGCCGGGCAGTTTAGCGTCTACCAGACATTCGATACGAGAGAGTGGGGATGGTACGACGAGAAGGTCGGCCCTTCTAAGAAGGTGAAGGAGCGATACCAGGAAGGAGTCAAGTCCCCAATCACTCAAAAGTATATCGACGACGAGACCGCCTACATTTATGGCCCGTGGGCAAAAGAGCGCAAAGTTGCGACCGCGCCTCCTCCCGCGCAAGCGACCGTGCCGCCGCCCTCAGCCGTAGACAAAGAACTGCCTGCGGCGAAGAAGAATACCGTGGAGCCGTCTGTCGAACGCTACGAGGAGTTGCAGAAAGAAGTCCGCGCCATACAGAAGAACCCCGTCTATGCAGAAGACACGCACGAGGGGATGCAGCTTCGAGACCGTGCCCTTGAGTTAGAAGACGAGATGCTGTTGCACCGCAAAGTGGCGATAGCGAAGTATCAGGCAGACATTGACAGGGAAAAGGCGGAACGTGAAGCCAAGGCCAAGAAGGCCGAACCCCCAGCGGTGAAGAAGGCGGAGCATAAACCCGCACCAGCAGCCGAGAAACCACTTGAAACCAAGGAAGAAAAGAAGCAAACTAAAGCGGAAGAGAAGCCCGATGAGCAGCCAAAGCGATCTGACGACCGAGCAGTTGGAGAAGGGCCAAAGGTTTCAGGAACTCGTAAACCAAGCGTCCGACCGATTGCGGGTGAGGGGACGAAGATTCGTGTTCCAGGACGAGATCGAGCCTACGCCGCCGTCTACTCCGTCCGAGAACTCTCCGACACCTACCCAAGCCACGACCCGTTCTCCTTTGAGCGAAACGCCGACTACCACCACCTGAACGACCGGGACTATACCGATCCCGTCGCACAAACTCGCGTTATCGTCAACAGCGGGGCAAAGTTCGATCCTGATTATCTAATCACGGATGATCCCACGGCCACCAACGGCCCGTCTATTATTGACCCGGATGGTAACGTCTTAGGCGGGAACAACCGGCGCATGACGCTGGAGCGCGTGTACGCGCAGAACCCCAAGGGGGCCGCTGCGTATCGCGCCTTGTTGGTGAAAAAAGCGGCTGTGTTCGGGCTTGACCCCAAAGCAATTGAAGGGATTAAGAAGCCCATATTGGTTCGGGAATTGAAGGACGCGGATGTCAAGCCACAACGCGCCATAACCGATCTAAACAAGGGTACTACTGCCGCACTTTCGCAGGGAGAGCGGGCTACTGCTGACGCCAGAAGCATGACGGCAGAGACGGCCAGCCACATTGCCAGCGTCTTGGAATCTGTGGGGCCAGACGTAAACCTGAATGATGTCCTCAGTTCAAAGTATGGGCCGGTGCTCATCAACCGCCTCATCCGCGAGGGCATCTTCACAGAAGAGGAACGTCCCGCCCTACTAGATGACAAGAATGGAACCGTCACCAAGGAAGCTAAAAACCGAACGGCCAAGATGTTACTGGGGGATCTGTTCACAGACAACCAGCAATTTGAACGAGCAGAACCTTCTCTTCGCAACAAGCTAGAGCGTACCGTCGTTTGGCTAAAGAAGGTCGAGCGCGTCCCTAGGTGGGGCCTGACCAAAGACGTGCGCGATGCCATCTCCCTGATTGAGCACGAGCGCGACGAGAAGGAATACCAAGAGGCGCACGGATTCAAGGCTGGTGGGTTCTTGGCTGAAAACCAAGCCGATATGTTCGGTGGCGCTGGCGAGAGACCACAAGTATCTGAGAAGGCCGAGAGAATAGCCGAGTTCATAAAGGGGAACAGCCAAAAGAGTATTGCCCAAGCATTTAAGTCCTATGCTGCGGATGCGGCCAAGTCCTATGCTGCGGATGCGGCCAAAGCAGAGGAGTTGTTCGCAGAGAGGGCGCAGGAGATGCCCACAGGGAAGGCTCCAGGGGAAGCATTTGATGACTCTTTCGGGGCAGCGAAGAAGGAACCTGAGCCATCTGCCAAAGCCGATACCGGCCCAATCAAAACGCAAGCCCCGCCGCAGGCGGCAGCGGAGCCGGAGTCTGCATCCAGACAGACGGCTCCCCCTCCCGGCGCTGGCAGCGTCACTCTTGGAGGTGGCCTGGGCGCGCTTGATCCCTACGTGGAAGAGGCTATCGACGTAGCCAAGAAGTACACTCCGCTCGTCATGTCGCACTTGGCAGAATTGCCTCCTGTCCAGGGTGCGGCTGAGACGATGAAGCTGGCTCGGCAGGCATTTGACCCACGGCATAACGTCTCCTTCGGCGCTCTGAACTCCGTGATGAAGCGTAACGGGAGCATGGTGGAGTTTAACTGGATTTTGCAGCAGCTTGGGGATCGGTGGCGTAGCCTGTTCGATGCGATGCCCGCCCGTATGCAAGTGGGGTTCGTTGATGCCATCCGGCATGGGCGCAAGCAGAAGGCGCAACTCCCAGCGCGAAGCAGCCTATTTGGGAAGAGGGAAGCACAGGACATATCCGCGCCGTTACAAGAGGCGGCTGACTTCTTTAGGGGCGTAGACGACGATCTCTACCATTCCCTGCAAGAAGTGGGTGTCAATCCAGAATATCTGGAGAACCACTACCGGACTCTGTGGAAAGTGATCCCCTCATTTGGGGAGCCGTCAGACAAGCGTGGGTTCAAGGGCGTCACTAAGCAGAGGCTTGAAGGCACCAAGGGGATGCTGAAAAAGCACGTCTTCGAGGATATGAGCGAAGGCTTGCGTTGGGACTTCTCCGCGTTGACGGAAGAGGAAGTCCATGCCGCCATGCAGAAGGCTGGGATCAGGCCGGATGGGTACAAGGTGGAGCAGGGTGTCGATAACCTGGAGGTGACGCCTTTCTCAGACAAGGCCATAGACGCCCTCAACAAACTGGAGAAGAGTGGGGCCGAAGTTGTCAAGCGTGGTGGCACGCCGACCTACTGGAACGCGATGACGATGTTCCAGGCGCACTATGCCGATGCCCTGAGATTCGTTACCACGCGGCGCATGTGGAAGGATGGTATCGAGAGCGGCAGGATTAGGTTCGTCAAGAGGGGCATGAAGCCGCTGGATGGGTTCAAGCGCATCGACGACGCCATCGCTAAGGTCAACATCCCAGTCAAAACATCTCGTTCTATTGACGACGCAACACAGCGGGTTAAGGACGGGGTAGCCTCGGACATGAACGAGGCGATGCAGCAAATCATTGACGAGCATCGACAGCGGGGCAGCGTTATCACCGCAACTCAGGTCATGGCCCCTGTGGGAGAGTGGTACGTCGAAGAGGGCCTAGCGCGGTTGCTCAACAACCTCCAGTCTCGCGACCGAATCAGGGAATACGCTTTGGGCCGGGGGCTTTCCAGGATTAAGAATGGGTACACCGGCATAGAGCTTGGGGTCAGCCCCTTCCACTTCGTTTTCGAGTCGATTGAAGCGATGGGCTCGATGTTTGCGCTTGCTTTTCGAGAAGCATATCTTGGCGTTGGGAAGATGACCTTTGAGCGTAACCGGCCAGGGTCAACGAGCCTTGGAAAGCGCCTCATGTGGCAAAGCCTGAAGGATCTGACCGGCGCTTTACCCAGCGCTACTCCAGGATTTCGCTTCGGCAAGGTCAGCGCAGCCCCGCTTGTGCATGAGTTTTCTATCGAGCAATTGGGCGCTTCGGCCAAACTACTCTACGGACAGGCTGGGAAGCCGTATCTGGAAACTGAGCAGCTAAAGGACGCCATCGCTGGGTACAATAAGTCCTTGGAATTCATGCGGCCCAGCAACCCGCGCTACAACGATTTGATCTCACAGCGGGCGTCGGCAGAGGCTCAACTCGCAGCAGCGCAGGGCGATTACAACGAAGCGTTAAAGAAGTTCGCCTCTGGCAAGGTGGGGCAGCGATTCCTGGAGCGCTATCCTGACGCCGCACCTCTGATCCACGATTACTTCCAGGCTGGCGGCAAGCCGCACATGGATGAGCGCTTCAGATTGAGGGCGACGGAAAACTTCAGAACTGCCTACAAGAATGCGGTTGCCGATCATAGGGAGCTTGCGGCGGCGGGCAACGCATTACTGGCAATCAACGAAGCGATGCTCGCGCCTCTATTTGAGACCTTCATCCCCAACTTGAAACTGGGTATATTCCTGAAGGAATACTCTTTTGCTAAGGTTGAGAACGAACGCAAATTAGAGAGGGTTGAAAACCTCCGTAAAGGCATTGACCGCATCCAATACGAGATTGCTCAGTTGAACGACGAGCGTAGGCGCACTCCCGCTTCGCATCCTCCAGGCGTGCCTGTTGACCCGGCGCGAATGGCTAAGATTCAAGGCATAGAGGACAGGCTGAGGGCCAAGACCGAACAACTGAACAAGACACAAATAGAGCACGACGCGATGCAAGCGCAGCGCGGATACAGCCTTGAACAGATTGCCAGAGAAACAAACGATTTCGTAGAAGATCGCTTTGGCGAGATGAACTTCGACAACCTATTCTGGAACAACACGATCAAGACGTGTCTTCAGTTGGCATTCCGGTCTGTTACTTGGAAACTTGGGAATGCGAGGGCGACCGGAAAGGGTGTTCGTGGTGGCTGGAGAACCATGCGTGATTTCTATAAGGCTCTCCCTGGACTTGCCTCAGGTACAGGAGAAGCCCCCGCCCTTGAGGCGCACTTTTCTTGGCTCTTCACAACAATGATGCTGGCCGTCACAGTGTCTGCCATCCTCTCTAAGATGATGGGGCATCAATCCTTTAAGGACACCTTCCGCAAGCTCGCAGAAGGCGACTGGACCGAAGCCGTGTATTTCCATTCGGACGAAGTTGGAGGGCGTAATTCCTTCGCCTCTTATGCGAGGGATTGGGTCCACTTAGCCCGCAGTATTGGAGGGTACATATCCTCTTCTTATGCTGGCGACATCGGCAGGTTTATGGACTTGTTACGGGGTGGAATCGGGAAGGGAGGGAAGGACTTCTACGGCACGGAGGTCTATCACCCAGCCGACCCGTGGTACGAGCAGGCGAAGGATATTGCCGGGCACATGATCCCGATGCCTTTTGCGGCGCAGTCTTTCTTTAAGTCTAGGGAACAGGGGCAACCCCTATCCTCGCAAGTGCTGGGGCTTCTGGGGTTCACCAAGGCCCCTACGGACATCACCGACTCTCCCGCTGTGCGTGCAGCCAAAGAAGCGGCGGCAGAGACCGTATCTGTAGGCGCTCGTACCAAAGAGCAATTCGAGAAAACTAAAGACAAGAGCCAGTTGATGAACAAGCTGAAGCGGGGTGAGGATGTCTACGATCAGGCCATGGACCTAGTAGGTAAAGGTAAGCTCACTGTCAAGGACCTGGAAGACGTGGCTAAGCAGTACCGAACTCCTCCTCTGACCAGGGCGATCCAGCGCATCACCGACCCAGATAAACTGTTAGAAGTTTGGGAGAAAGCGACGAACGAAGAGAAGGCTGAGATTCAGAGCCTCCTACTTAACAAGCTAGGCTCTGTTGTTCGTAACCGGCCAGGACAGTGGACGCCAAGAATTGAGCAACGAGTCGCTAAAGATGAAGTCGAAACCTGGAGACCGCCGCAGCAGATACGTACAGCACCCCCGCCAGGGGTGGAAGGATACTAGGGCTTAAGACCTTTTCTTCTTGTCCCGGCCTTCTATAAACTGGTTGATGTCTGCAATCAGCCCAACCTGATCGGGGGATGCCTGAATTGTTTTTGTCAATTCAGCCATAGAGCGCTGTATCTCTGCGTCTAGCTTGTCGAACTTCTTGCCCAATCTAACAGATCGCCGAAAAAGCCAATCTGGAATCTCTGGGGATGGGTTGTACCCAATGCCACTCATAGTTCCTCCGACGTTGCGGGTGAGCCCGGCGATGGCTGCTGGGGTGACGGATCGGCTTTGGTCGATTGAGGATCTGATACGTCTAGCGTTTTGATGGGCAGATCGTCCAGGTAATCCAGTATGGCTTGAATCCATACTTCTGGCTTTTCGCAAAATTCAACCGTTTTTATGCAGGTATCCATATTAAACAAAGAGTTTGACCTACAACTGGCTGGGCTGAAGAATGTTTTGCATCCAAGGATGCTAGGGTTGTCGGTTTCCAGAGAAGCCGCCTCTGCTGCTACTTTTTTCTTATAGGCGGAGACCATATCCTGTATGATTTCATCTCTGATTTCGCCGATGCGTTCACTTGGCTTCAACACTTTTTGTTCCATGATTTTACCCCTTTCCACTTATTCAGACATGGCGTTTACAGTAGAGCTTCTAGTAATGGCTTGAGAAGCAACTCGCAGATTTCTCCCACATTGCAATAGTAGCCCCCCTTAAAAGTGAAGAAATGCGTGTTCATCACGTTTCCGCCTAACAGGAACACTATATCGTGATAAATTGATTCCCAGTCTGCGGTTGTAGATTTTTTTTGTCTTGCAATCGCACACCAGCGCTAAGCTGGTTAATGTAGCTGCGAACTCCACGAGCGGGAAAGAGAGATTCTCAATTTTGATTCCACGCCCAGGATCAACGGTATATCTCATCATGTTATCGGTTTTGGTATTAAACCGACCTATTTTTTCCTTAAGGTCTTGGGCTAGTATAGTAAAAAACTGAGGGGCAAGTTTTTCACTCAGTCTCAAAACTTGGGCGTCATCCTGCTTAGTTTCGTTTTGTTTCTTGATTTTCGATGCGACTTCATCAACGCAGTCGGCTAATGGGACACTGCCTAAAGCCACCCTATTGTCAATCACTTTGCTCTTGTACTGTTGCTTTCTGCCCTCCCAGTACTTATCCGTCTCTTGCTTTTGTTTGTCGATGGCGGCTAGCCGTTCTGCTAGTTTTTTATCCTCTTCTTCCCAGTGATCGCGTAACTCCCCCTTTAGGGCCATTGCTTGATCGTGCCCTATACTATAAGAAATGCCGTTTACCCAAACCATGCCACCATCCCTCTCTTCTTTGGGATCTCGCGGTTTATGGTTTAAGCACTCAATCGCATCGATTTTCTCAACACGAATTGATAATCGTCTATCTAGATCAGTCTGTAGATTAGCCCATGCCGGTCCTGAATTGTACCATGCAATTTGCACGTGTTTCTCCATTTCCTCAATCTCCTTACTTAATCCCAATACTTTTCGTAATACCCAATCTGGGATTTATTTGTCTGAAATGTATCTAGGGCCACTCAAGATGCCTCCTAAACTTCGGGCTTCTTGTCCGTAGCGTCGTCCTGCGGTTTTCTTATAACCAGTTGCCCCGTAAATGGCGTGACCCGCCAAGGCACAAATGCCATCATGTTGTTAAGAGCCGCCTGCCTCTTACGGCAAGCGGAGCAGGGGGTAATGCCTATCGCTTTCGTAAACTTAGCGACAAGATCCCCTGCCCCGATGGACTTGGTTAGCCCTTTGATCCTGAAGTTCATCAAATGATAGTTACCGCCGTTCCACACTTCGGACAGAATGGAGAATTCGCCTTAACTGCTTTGCCGCAGGTTGAGCACTTGGCCTTGTCGCCGACCGTGAGTGGCTTCGCGACGTGCTTTCCACCAGATTGCCCTCTCAGATGGAGTACGAGGCATTCACTTTGGGCTTCCAGAGGGAACCCCCAGATATCATGGAACGTCTGCTTGCTCTCGGAGCCCGGTACGGTGATACCAGGGGCGGAAGCTGACTCACTTAGGGAGCTTGTCGCACAGGCCGATGGGCCGCTAGGCCGCTGCGAACGCCCTCCTGACGTTGATACGTTTGCCGTGTTCATCGCCATGCACTGAGACCCAACCTGCTCGCCCTGAAGGCTGTTCTGAATGTTGCCCAAGGTGTATGAGATATTCTCACTCGGGCTGTTGCTGTTAGACGAAGCCGTCCAAGTGAGCCACGGCTTGTAGGGAGTGTAGGGAGGATCGTAGGGGCGAACCCAAGGGTAAGGTGGGTAGTACCAAGGAGGGTCTGGATAGTGATGGTAGTGGTGGACTGGCTCCGGCGCTGGCACGGGCACCTGCTCCGTCCAGTATTCAACCCGCACTAGCCCGTCATCCACTTTCACACCACGATGGGCCTCAATCCCTTCTGTTCTTTTTATGAACTTGAAGCGATTTCCCGCTTGCAAGTTCCCGTTCCGAATGTACCGCTCCAGTTCCAGGGAGGCGTTCGGCCCGATGATAAAGCGTCGGCCCTGCGAGGTGTCCTCCCCGTCTATGGACACAGACGCCATGATGCGAACGGTTTTCAGGTTTTTGAGTAGGATCGAGTACTCGGAGCCGAACGGCAGAAACACAGTGCCATCGACTTCACGAAGAACTTTCCCGTTTGTTTTGATTACGGCGACTACGCCGAGTTGGTAGGTCATCACGTCTTCCTTAAACAGCCCCGTGGCTACGGGCTCATTACTAAACGCCACTGTGATTTCGGACACCTAAATTATTATCCTATTGGGCTCGCGTGTCAAGCCCCTTGTCTGGATACAGACTTCAGTAAAAAGCAGAAGTACACGTCTTTGCCAGCAGGCACATCTACGTGGCAATCGAATGGGTCTACGACCTCCAACTCTGCCTTGTGAAACAAGCTCCACCACCCCTCTTGGCTGAAACAGGAATAGTGATTTGCGTTTCGGAAATGTTCACAGGGCGTGCTAGGGCTGGGGACTTCCACATAGAGGAACCCGTCAGGGGCAAGCTGATCTCTTAGGGCTTCCAGGAGGAAGAGGGGGATGGGGGAGTGCTCGACGATGTGTCGAGCCCAGACTAGGTTATATAGGCGTGGATCTGATTTCCATAGGGCGATACGGTGCACGTCCTCTTCTATGAAGAGGGTCAGCATTTCTTTGAACATGCCAAACTTGCGAGACTCTAAGGGGATGTCGCCAATACGGGAAGTAACCCCGAGATAGCGGGAGTATCCTGCCTCTGCGAACATCTCTCGGGCAAAGCCGTTGGCGCAGCCTACGTCCAGGACAGACGTGCGCTGTTCTGAGGGAATGGATTTAAGCACCCGCTGGAAGACTTGCTGAGAGATTGAAACATGAAAGGCAAGGTTGTCGGGAGGTTCGGCGTAAGCGGTCTTGCCGCAACGGAGGACGAACTCAGCGAGTTTGGAAGCAAGGTTCATTACGCCTCGCAGACGGCCAGCAGATCCTTCGCGCACCGCTCCCAAGTCAAGTTAGCCTTGATAAACTCCATGCCCTTCCGGCCCATGATTGCCCTGTCGATGGAGCCGAGCTTGTAAGCCTGTTCGACAGCATCGACCACTTCTTCCAACTCCGGCTCAACCCAGCCATTCTCTACGGTAGGCCCGCCAATGCAAATGGCGTGATCCTCTAGAACCACGTCCGAGTGCCCGGTCCCATTGGTGGCGACGATAGGGATACCGCAGGCCATAGCCTCACACATAGGCATGTTGTTCCCGGCTTCCCCTCTGTTGGGGAACAGCCCAATGTGCGCCTGCCGGTAGATCTGGGGCATCTTCCAGTTAGGCACCATGTCCACCAGCGTATAGCGGTCGGAGGAAATGCCATTGATGGTCAGGTTGGCTTGGATGCGATCCTTCCAAGTAGCGCCCATCGTTGGGATGTAGCGGATGTGCTTAGAAGCGCAGAGCGAATTCATGATTTCCAGCCATAGGTTACCCCACGCTGCGATCAGGTGCATGTCGGGGTACTTCTGGGAAAGGATCTTGTAGGCCGCGATTACGATGTCCGTCCCCTTGCGATGTTCGGCCTTGCCGCCGCTGAAGATGTAGAACTTACCGTCGTTCTTCGGGCCTTCCCCTTCCTTGGGAGCAAACACGTCCGTATCAACCCCTTGGATGGCGACGGTCGGGTGCAGGCCAATCTCTTCCAGTTTCTCTCTGCACCACGTAGAGCCTGCGACGAGATGTTGGTAGTAGCGGTCCACATGGGGCACGTTGCGCTTTGCCTGCTCAGGGTACTCGGTGTAAACCCAGCCCACATTGCGCTTCCAGGACCAAGCGTTGGGGTTCACCGGCATGAAAGACACACCGCCCGTCGCCAGATGCAGCATAGGGTCATCGGACGCATACGGCACTTCTGGGCTGAACTCTGGCGGGCAGTACTTCTCCATAGGATGCCCCGGCTGTACCTTAGCCAACATACGGATGTCCGTGAGGGAGGCCATCGTGGGCACGAGGTTGTGCCCCATCACTCCTGCGCCCCAGGAATCGCCCACGACGAGGGACAGGTTAAGCATTGGAAGCTCCTTTGCTGCATTTCTCAAGATGGTGCGCCGCCAGCCGCAACGCGATTATAGTGTGCGTGTACTTGCGGCCACTTCGAGCGTAGCCGGTGGCGAGTTGTTCAAGGTAATCAGCCACGATCTGCAACGAGGCGGAGCGTATGTCCTGCATGGCCAGCAGGCGGCGCTGATAGAGAGATTCGGAAATGAGGCGGACCTTCATTTAGATTCCATCGCCTTCCGCGAATTCCTTGGGGATTAGCCCTTTAGCCATCAGCAGTTCCCGATCCCCCACTTGTTCGTTCCAGTGTGGGCCGTTAGTGTCGAATCCGGCCCCAGAATAGGGACGCTCCATGAAGTACTTCACCTTCTGGTAGATCGGCTGATCTTTCCAGTATTCGTCCCAGGTGGCATATCCGAGCATGAGGTTAGCGCCAGGAAATCATCAGCCCGCACTTGGTGCACTGAAAAAGCTTAGGCATGACCCTAGCTAATTCGTGGACGCAATCATTCAACCCGTGAGTGACCACGCAGTACTCGGTTAATTTCGAGACTATTTCCACTTCTTCCAAGTTTTCGTTGTATGGTTTCACAGTTGCCATGTCTTTTCCTAAAACACCTTGTTTCTTAGTCATCGAGGGCTTCGTGGGATCGTCTACTGGGTTTTCATTGATAGCGATACTTGCATTTGCCCACTGCACGCACTTCTGAAGGTCCGTCAGGGCCAAAGACTTCTCCCTTGACTCAGGGCAGGCCCCGTCAATCAGGAAAGAAAATTCCTTGGCTGCTTCACGAATCTTGATATACCGTTCGGATTGATTCCCGACCGGGGCATGGTACGTGAAGACGTTCTCGATCTGCTCTTTAGTCATTGCAAATACTCCTTTTTTCTTAACGCTTCCCTAACTGCTTCTACTACGGGAGTCCAGTCTCCCAACTTCGTCTGCCGAAAGATCCGCATCGACCGATACCACTCCGTAGTATCCCCCGTCATCCCCCAGCGCCAGTCCACGATCAATGGCATCAGTAGGTAGCAGGGCACCCCCAGAGTGCCCGCCAGATGCGCTATGGCTGTGTCCACGGTGATAACCAGATCGAGGCGCTGAATGGCGTCTATCGTAGCGAACCAGTTGGGGAATTCGGGCGTGAAGTCAAACGCCGCTTTCTCTTCCGGCGAAGCGCCAAACTGTAGGCAAACCGAAGCCGGATCATCAAATAGCGACTTGTCCATCAGTTGCCGCATTACGTCGAAGCTCATAGACCGGAAACGGTCGTGCGAGTGATTGGCGTTCCCCTTCCAGCAGTACCCAATCCGGCCCTTCACCCTATTAGAAGCAGGCGGCAGTGGATTCTCTTCTGGGATGAGGAAGGGCAGCTTCCGGTCATTCAAGTAACGGAGGGTGGACATCAGGGGGAATTGACAATCCGTAACTGGAATTCGGCCCATTGCCGGGTGGCACACTTCAACCCCAAACAACCTCGCATAGTCAGCGATTGTGTCGTCGCACCGGTAGTGCCAAGTTGTGTCTGGATGCAGACTCCGAAGCACCTTGAAGTAGCGGGCAAACTGGAAGGCGTCTCCAGCCCCTTGCTCTCCGACGATAAGCACTTTCTTCCCACCAAGCGTAGCCCCAGCCACATGCTCGTAGTGCGGCGTGGGGACGGGTGCCCACGGGTTCAGGGTCTTCAGGCGAGCCTCGTAGAATTGCAAGCCCCTGCCCCATTGCCTGTCGAGCATAAGCATCATGCCAAGGCTTTGTTCTCCTACGGGATTACCAGGAGAAGCGGACAAGGCCGTTTCGTACTCACTGATCGCGGCTTTAATGTCGCCACGATACTGACTATTCATTGCCAAGGCGCACACGCACTCGAAAGGAAACTGTGCATTAAGTTCCAAAGACTTAATGATGTGCTCCCGTGCCTCGTCAAGCCTGAGACAGACCTGGAGAGCAACGCCGTAGTTAAGGTGCATCGCAGCATTGTCAGGGGCTATCTCTAGCCCTTTCTCTAATGGGGCAAGCGCCTCTTCCGGGCGACGAAGGTTTATCATTGCCGCGCCTTCGTTGGAGTACGCATCGGGGCAGTGCGGGGAGATTTCAGACACTTTCCGAAAGAAGGCAACCGCCTTCTCCGGGGCCTTCTCGGAGCCCATCATAAATGCTCCAAGTTTGAGGAGGTCGGTTTCTGTCAGGTTAGCGTCGATCTGGATCATTTCAGGACCGTCTCGGCAGCGGTGATGGCGACGGCAAGGGCGCTCCAAGTGTCGGCAGAGAAGCCGTGTAGCACTCCGTAGCCGGTCTTCTTTGTACCGATAGCCTTATCCTTGCCGCCGTACCTGTCTATAATGGCCTGACGGATGTTAGTGTCTTTGGCTTTCATGTTTCCGCAGAGATGGATTTTCACGGCTTTGCGAGGAATCCTCACCACAGAATCGAGGCCGAAAGCCTGAGCGAAGATGCCGCTCCAATAGACCGTCTCGAAGATCTCAGCCCCGACCGCCATCCCGTAACTGGCGACTTGTTCAATCGCGCAGTACTCAACGTCGCCATAAGGCCACTTAACCGGATCTTCCAGTTCTTCGATTGCTTTAAGAAGGATCTTGTTGGGAATTTTATTGAACCCGTAGGGGACAGGAGCCTTAGTCTCGGTGTCGTATGAGACATAGGCGCTGGAATCTGGTCCTGGATCGATAGCTAGAATCTTCATCACTCCTCCGGGCCGACGACAAAGTGAACTGTGTTCCCGTATTCGTCTTCGAGCGAGAAATTCTGTTCCTTTAATCCACCGTCCTGCCAGCGGCTCTCCATCGGGAGTTGGCTCCAAACGCTCAGCCATTGCTTTAAGCTCAGTTCGACCTTAATCAATGGCTCGGTCGGATGGGGGAATGGGATTCTGGTAATCTTCCGCTCAAGGCGCTTCAGGTTGAGTAGGATCTCGTTGCCGATCCAGCCAAGGGAGGAGGCAAGGTTGCGCTCCTCACACAGATAAGAATAGTCAACGGACTTAGACAGATAAGTGGAGGCGCAAACTTCGCAGTAGTGGCGCGTGTATTCCTTGATCCCAGTATCCCCTGGTTGCATGGGGGCCAGAACCTTGTATTCCTTCGTGGGCACCCCTTCGTGCCCACAGGATTCACACAACTCCTCTTCGGGGATCTCAGGCATAGCTACGCCGCCTCTGGATCGTCTTCCCACGGCGGAGCTTCGCCCGCAGGCTCTTCGATGGCAGGCTGGGTATCGCCATGCACCTTGCCCTTGCGGCGGCGCGGCCTGGGGGCCAGCGGCGGCTCTGTTGGGTTGACCAGTTCAGCGGCGGTGGGCTCGTCGGTCGTCGGCAGTAGCATCCCGGCCTTTTCCGTGGCCTCAGCGATGCCTTCCAGGGTGTTGGCAACGACCTCATTCATCGGGTCGCCGGTCGTGCCTTCAGACAGGGCAACCCGGGTGCCGCCGTCAAACAGATCACCTTGCCGGGGCTTGATCGAGATGGTGAAGCCGTCGCCACGATTGGCACGGAAAAAGTCCAGGATCTCTTGGAGCCTTCCTGTTGTGCGCGCCTTGAACTGGACATTCAAGGTAGTATCGCCGCTGCGGTAGATGCGGAAGCCGAAAATCTGCTCGGGAAAGAAGTTATTCACTTCCTTGCCGTCGCCGCCGATCAGCTTCAGGTCCATGTCCGCCAGCGTGATTGCTAGCGTGGTTTCCTTGAAGCCGTCGTGCGGGCTCCCTTGCTCTGTGTAGAGGTAGTCGCACTCCAGGACCGAAGCGATGGTCGGCGTCAGCCGCCCCTTCAGCCGCAGCGTTAGGATGTCATCCCCTTCGGCTTCTGGGATCGTTATTTCGATCCCAGGCCGTTTTGCTTCTTGAATGATAATCTCGTCTCGGATCGTCATTTGCGTCAATCTCCTATCAGAATCTCCCTTGTCGTACTCTCAAACGCCGCGCTTGGCTGGGCGTGACTTCTTTGCTGCGCGCTTAGTCTTTTTGGGCACCTTCTTCCCCGTCTCTGGGGTGGTTTGTTGAGAGTCTGGCCCCGCAGCAAACCCAATCTGTTGTTGGCCGTATAGCCGCTCAGTCATGTTTGGCATTGTCTGCCCATCAACTGTTTTATTGAACATACTCATGAGACTTATCCCCCATGTTCCGGGCCGTGGCATTTAGCGCACAGCCCTTCCACGTTGTCTCGATCCACGCGTCCGTGACTGCGGTAAATTTTGTGGTGTCCCTGGAGGGCCTTCCGCAAACCGCACCGGGCGCATTTCCACTCCTGAAGCTCAAACACTCGCAGGCATTCGGCCTTGTAAAATGCCTTTACTAGATTCCCGATGGCCTCATCTTCTGTCTCGCCGTAAACATAAAGCCCCGAGCCGAAGTACTCGCCCGGAACGATGTAGGCGTCCCAGGTGCCATTGGCCGACAACTGCGTAACGGCGATCTCAGACGCGATGATGCGCTCCGCCCGTCTCTTAGTCATCAGCCCCGCTCGGCGTCGTGAACCTTCGCGAGCCATTCGGTTTCGCACTCATCCATCAGCCGGGCCAGGATCACACCTTCGCTGTCGGAGTCGCAATAGGCCTGAATTTCAGCCAACCCCACAAACTCATGCCAGCGATTCCAAACATCCTCTGCCACGTAGATCATTAGGGCCTTGGTGCTCAGTTCTCCCTTGTCGCCCTGTGTCTCGGTTTCGATCTTCTCGGCAAGCTGCTTGACGGTCGTCGTCGAAGATTCTGCCGCCGCAACCCAGTAGTCGCGTTTCGTCTGCACCATGTCCACGCTCATGCCCTCTTGGGTGCTCCGCTTGAGCGCGGTTGCCAGCAGATTCAGTTTGGAAAACCCCATCTGCTCCATCTTGTCGGCGGGCAGAAAATTCAACTGCTCTGCCACCTTGATACAGTTCCAGGCTTCGGGGCGGCTGATATTGAAAAGCTCTGGGACACCCCGCGTGATGAACTCGCTGAAGGTGGTGTAGCCCTGCTGCTCGTACAGGTGCTTATGCTGGCGTACCAGCATCAGGATACGCCCTAAGAAGGGCTTCAGCCGGGAAACAGCCTGTTGCGCTCGGGAAAGCCCCTTGGTGACGACATTGAGATACAGCCAGACGTTCTCTGCACTCAGATCCTCTGGGATCGCCTCGATTGAGGGGCGCTCCGAAGTGATAAGCGCTTGCCAAACCGCCTGTTCTGCCTCGGTGAAAATGGGGAGATTGGAAGTCGTTGCAGGTAGGGTAGACATTACCAGTTCACGCTGCCACAGACGCGCATTGTTGTCAACCCCTTAATGTGTCTGGATCAAGACTTTTCTTCTTCGGTCGCATCCTCAAATTGCATCCGCCAGCCAATGTACCGCATCGGGACGTGCGCGCTTTCGCCGTTCCTGATTTTGTCGAGAATAAACACAGCCTTGCCTCGCAGGGCGTCGTTGTCGCGGTTGTAAAGCTCTTCGCGAAAGATCAGACCGCCAACGTCGGCAATCTGTTCTATTGCTCCCGATCCCCGAAAATCACTTAGCTCCGGCTTACGCTTAGTCTTGGGAGCATCGCGAGACAACTGGCTCAGTAGGATTATCGGGACATGGACCCTTTTGGTGATGTCTTGAATATCGAGGCAGATAGAACTTAACCTCTCATCCCCGGAAAGCCTAGTGTTGTTAGCCTTCATAATCTGGATATAGTCCAGGATTGACAGCTTGATGTGGAACTTCTCGATCATCGACTCAATCCTGGTGTGATACTCAGACGGGCTGATCCCAGAACGGGCATCCATATAGATGGGCAACTCGTAGATGACAGAGCTTGCCTCCGCCAGTTTCTTCTCTTCAAGCTCTGAAATCTGCCCGCGCCGGAAGCGCATAAAGGACACGCCCGCTTCTGTGCAAATAAGCCGGTAGAAAAGGCTCCGCTTGCTCATTTCCAGAGAGAATATGGCGACAGGATCGCCGCCACCGGCAACGTGCCGCGCGATGTTAAGGGCCATCGCCGTCTTGCCAGCCCGCGCCGTTCCGCCTATGACCCAGATCTCGTCGTTGTGGAACCCGTCCGTTGCCTCGTCTACGCCTTTGAAGCCCGTCAGGATTCCAGGCTCATGTAGGGGGGGGTTGAGGAGGTGGTCAATCCCGTCTGGGTACGTCTCGATGTAATGGGCTACGCTCTCTGGGCCGTCCCTCTCGGTGTCGTCAACCGCGTCTCGCAGGTTCGCCGTCAGGGAGCCGACAATCTTCTGTGGCTCCTCCTGCCCTAAGAAACTGCGCTGCATCGCCTCGTTGGCTAAGAAGATGATGCGCCTGCGGGCCGTCAGTTTCTTTAGGATGTCAACATAGGAAGCATAGTTGGGGATGTCTGGCATCCCGTCCGCTAGGCTGACGATGTAGCTCAGCCCACCGACCCGCTCTAGATTCCCTCGCGACAGGAGATAGTCGTGGAGCGTCACTTCATCGACGGCCACACCCTTGCGGCTTAGGTCTTGGATTGCGGAGAAGAGGTGGCGGTTGGCTTCCAGGACAAAATCATCTGTAGACAGCTTCGTAGCAATCTCTAAGGTGACGCCCTTATGCTTAGAGCACCAGCAGGTTGCTAGGCAGATTTTCTCTGCGTAAGTGTTTGAGGGGAGTCCCCGCTCTTCTTCAGGCATGTTTTGTCTGGATACAGACTCTATCCGAAAATCTCCTGAATCACCCATACTAGCCCGAAGGCCAGTGCGCTACCGGCTAACCCGCAGACGATGAAGATTATAGCGGCTTTTCGCGCCTGCTTCCAATTAGAGCGCCGGGGTTGGAAGTGTTCTTCGTGTATCACCTTCCAGTACGTACCCGGTGGCATTAAGACTTCCAATTCCGCCACTTGAATATAATCTGGGCTAGCTAGGGAATCTACCAGTTCGGTAAAGGGCAGGGATTCGCCGTCGCACTCTTCATGCAGGATGAGGTCGTCCAGGCCGTCGTCCCAATCATCGTCAGGCATGGCCCACGCCTTTCTCTATGAAGGGGTTGTCTGGGTTCTTAGGATTGTAGTACGGCTTATGCCGGTCGCACTTGGCTCCACATTCAGGGCATCGCTGATTCGGCGCTCGCAGTGTCACCTCATGCCCATTCGCACAGGTTGCGGGCCAGCGCATACCCTGAAGGGATACCGGGCGCTTGAATTTGGATGGGATCGAGACCCATGTGTCTCGTGCTGAAAGGCGCACAGGATAATGTCCGAAGACTTGGTAGGACACGGCTAAGTTTTCCTCCACTCTCTTATCGGGTAGTTTCCAGACGCTAACCAAGCAGGGCGCTCTTCCAAACGTCCTGCCAATTGCGCCAGTTTGAGCGCCCTACGTGCGCGGCCAACTCCAAGGTGGGTTGCCTCGCAGATTGCCCGCTCGCGTAGCCAGTGTCCCGCGCAGGCGCGGACGACCATATTCTGATCGGCTTGGGAGAGCGCGTGGGTGAAGATCACGGGGTTTTCAACTGGCATGGCTGGCCTCCGGCTATTTACCTTTTTTCTTTCGTAATGACAGAGAGTCCGGTGGGGGCGTAGTTCTTGTCCTCCCAGTCTTTCAAGACCACTCTCTCTTCATTTTCTCGATCACAGGCGTTCATTTCCCAATACTTAAAGACGGCGCTTGGGAATTCTCTTTCTAGGTGCAAAGATTTGTACTTGTTACAAACGTGGAACCGAACAGAGATCCCAGTCCCCATTGTTGCCAGGACTACCTTCCTAATGATTTGGCCGAATGCCTTTGGCTCGTGCAGCCCCACGTTGATCGCTTGGACACCGGCCCGCATGAGCATGTCGGCCATTGTCGCATTCAAAAAGGTGCCGTTCGTGTAGAGAACAACAAATGCTTTTGAGAAGCGGGCAAGTTGGGATATAGCCACAACGCGCAGCGGGAAAAGCAGCGGCTCTCCCCCTGTGATACACACGACCTTGTAGCGAGTGAAATTGATCTCCTTCATGGAGACGGGTTTAATTTGCTCACGAATCTGCGGTTGCTCGTTGCAACAATAGGAACAGGAAAGGTTGCACTTCCAATCGACAAGGATTCGGAGGGTGTCGATGTCCATAAATTACCGGCCTCTAAGCCACCTACTCGCCCCTAACAGCAACAGCCCGCTGCCCAGGAGCAGCATTGACCCAGGCTCGGGAACGCCACCCGGTGCGTCCAGCGCGAGGAATTCCTGATTGGAGCCTACGGGGATTGCTGTGTAGATCAGGAGCGCACTGTAGGCCTGTGGAATACCGCCAGCCGCCACGGTACTCCGTGCGCCTGCCAGCAGCGTGGCTGAGTCGCCATACGTGCCTGCGCCGGGATCAAAGATGTTCCAAATGGCGAAGTTATAACCACCCGGATCACTCCCGCCGCTGGTCTCAAAATCCCACAACAGCACCGCCGCTGCCTCGTAGTTCGCCAGCCCCGTGAACTTCGCCGTGGACAGGTTGCCCAAAGTGGTTACGTTGTACTGGAACGGCCCCGATGGGACATACGTTTCCGTAGTGAAATCGTCGCACATCAGAAGTGTGTAGACGCCATTCACGTTTACCCCTGTGTTGCCCACGTAATTGCTATTGGCCGTATTCGGTGGCAGAGTTGTGAAGTTGACTGTGACTGTACCGGCTGCGGCATTACCCGCAAGCAGCGCCAGCGAAAACATTGCAATTGTCAGCGATAGTTTCATATTCCTCCTCGTTCCTCTTACCTAAATCCAAAATCAGCCGTACTTCCTCTACGGCCTTTTTTCCCCATCCAGCAGAAACGCGAACTTGGCAACTTCGAGCATCCCTACCTTTACCTCAATTGAAGTATGTTCAAACGCAGCGGCCTTAACATCGCTCTCGTTGACCCATACCAAGATGCACTCTTTTGCGGGTTCGTTCCCAAGGCCAGCGACAAAAATTTGAACCGCATCCCACAAGGGGATCTCCTGTGGTTTGACGGGCTTCTCTGTTTGTTTCTTGCTTGTCTTTTCCATTTACTTCCTTTCTTTACACTACTTACTTGACTCGCTTGAACGAAATCGCCCAAACCCACACGTTGCTCTTCCACGGGTACTTCTTGCCGTTGATGTGGTTCCAGAGATCTGCGTATGCAATGATCCAGGCCGTATCGTCAATGGGATGCCCATGTCCCACGAATTGAGAGGCGCTTTCGGCGGAGATCCCCTCCGCCCGCGCATCCTCTTCGCTAATGTCCTGGAGGCGCTGCACGCGCACATCGGTCACTTCCAGTGTGATGCGCGAGTAATTATGGAACATGTGGATCGCTGGGCAAGTGGGCCTGCTATACCACCACGCGATGTCTAAATTGCCGTACTGTGTCAGCACGGGCTCTCCGTCCGCAACGTAACGGGCACCCACGGCCTCAGTTGGCTCACCCGTCAGCAAATGAGGGATATGGTATGCTTCTGCCGTCTCTCGCACCCAGAGATGATCGCCGGGTTTGCCGTATGGGCAATCCCGCACTTCTACACCCACCGGGGTTCTTCCCTTTACTCCCCATCCGCCGCCGCCCCAACTCTCAATTGCTCCATTTGGCTCTGCCGATGGGCCGGTGATTACGCCATTAGGGTGTTTGGGTTTCACCACGCGACGGGTTTGGCACTTGCGACCATCCAAGATCGCGCGGATCATGGGGCCAGAAAATAGGATCGGTTTCTCTTTAGCTTCGACTGGCATTAGGTGTGCTTTCTCTCCGCCATTCTGTCCCTGATAAACCAGATCAGTTCCAACATGCAAGCCGCATCGAATAGCGTTTGGCTTTGGGGGAAGAAGCAGTAGCGCCTCCACGGGGCGTACCAGCGGATCTCTCCCAAGCGCACTGCGCCGTTGTTTACCGTCCACAGACGGGTTTTGCCGGTGTCGCCGATCTGGGCAAAGGTGAGCCGGGTTGTGGTTGCGTCGGGCATTATCTAACCTCCAAGTCGCCGCTCGCCATCCGGTCAGCGCAGATGTATTTCGTCTCGTAGACTCGCCGCATGGCGATAGGCATGGGGAACCGCTCGCAGTTCGAGCATAATTGGTTGATTAGCCAGTCCGTTACCTCTTGCCGGGAAACGGCTTCGATCTTGCGCTTAACTGGGGTACGCGCCGTAGTGTCGTACTCCTCCACCTCAAAGGCCGCTTGGTCGCAAACTATCCGCAGAAACGCCCCGGCGAAAGACTTCAGCCCCTCTAGAGTCTGCGGCACACCTGGAAGCCCCTCAAAGCGCTGCAACTGCGCCATAGCCCAGGCGATGTCTTCGTCGCTGAATTTGAAGATGGAATCAGGGTGCTTCATTTTTTTTCTAAATAGAACTGAGCCACAGATGAGATCTCAGAGCAAATACCCAGAGATGTGAAAAACGCTTCTTTCTTGGCATCATCCAACGCTTTTGCTCTTGTTTGGCTGAAGAAGTTCTCAGGCTTAAAAACAGCCTCTTTGTACTTTAGCCCCACCTCTGCCATGAATTCTTCGTGGAGTTTATTGCAATCCTCTACTAGTGCCTTGAGTTCATCCTCCGACCAATCCTTGAGCAGTGGGAATAGCTCCACAACCCCGCCAGCGTCGATGCACTTCTGAAGGCGCTCAGTCACTTGTTCACCTCTACGGCAGAAACCCGCAGACGATCACCTTGGCCCCGGCAAGCACGGCATCTACCGGGAAGGTTGTCTGGGTGGCGATGATCTTATCGCCTGTTTTTTGATCGTACATGAGGTTCGAGATCTCGATCTCGTCCTCTCTGGATGTATCTACCATGTTGACGTACTTCTTGTCCAGGTGTGAAATGTCGCGATCCACCACGAAAAACAGGACATCAGCGTCAACCGAATCCCAAATCACTACCGTTTGCATGGATTCACCTCCTGCTCTAGTCTACTCTATTCAACGTGGGAGTCAAGGTTTTTGTCTCCCTTTTTCGCTTCGCACTCTGCCTTGAACTGCTCGATGAGTGCCCCCATGCCCTTCTTGGGCTGCTGCGCTGGGCCGTCGCCCAACAGCCAGTTGTACTTACCGTTCAGCACCTCACACCAATGCCCGTCCTTCAGGAACCAGTCGAACGACAAGAAGCCGCCCATCGAGTGCTTGGCGGCACAGAATTGCTCCATCTTCGCTAGCGCCTTTTCTTGTGATTCTGGGGTGAAGATGGGCTCCTTCAGCCAGTCACTCAGAACACGGTCGCTCTTGCTTCCCTTCGTCCACACCTCAACCGGCGTCCCAGACTTAACTACCTCGTTCCAGCGTAAAGCCAGCGGAGGCAAGCCGTTGTGAGGGGAGGCTGGGGGAATATCTGGGGGAGATTTAGGGGATATGGGCTGGAGGTCGATAGGCGGCAGGCTGACGGGAGTGGATGGAAGGTCTGGTGGGTCTGTGTCCAGGCTCGCATCTCCGGTTAGCATATCCAAAAACTTACCTCCTACGATGCTGACATAATGCGGCTTATCGTCAGAAGGGCGGCTCAAATACCAGTTGCAAAAGAAGTCCACAACCGGGCCAATCCGGTCAGATAGCACCTGATGCCCCTTCAATCGCCTTGCAAGGTTTTCCATGATGGCAACCCGCGCGGAATTTGAATTTGCCTTAATCAGACCAGGAGCCTTAGCCACCCGCAGATAGCTCAGTAGCATCGACGCCGCAGTTGCAGCATCAGCCCAGTGTTCTTCCTCTGCGCTTGTGTTTTGCTCTTGTGTTTTTTCAGAAGGGGGTAGGGGGTTGTTTGGAGATGGTTCTGAAAGATCCCTTGAAAGATTACTTATATGTTCTGCATCGGTGCATATCGGGGTGTCGTCCGTGCATAACGGAGATGTCGTCTGTGCAGAACTGGGGACCTCATCGTTGTGCATCTGTGCATAACGAGAGGTAGGGGGTAGGTTAAGAACGACAGGTAGAGCCTTGAGCCTATCATTAAGGAGTTTGACGTTGAGTAGGTAAGAAGATGCGTCTTTCCACCCACTCACCCGCTTTACCTGAAGGTATCCTTGGTCCTCAAGGGCTTTTAGGCAATCGACAATCTTTCTTACACTGACTGTCTCCAGCGTCCAGAAATGGATGTTTCTTGCGGTGGTAGTGATCCACAGGTCGCCCTTTCCTCCGGCATCCCACAAGTCGCGCACCTTACGCCTTTGAAACATTTTGAAAACGGCCATGACTTTTGCCATGTACTCGTCTCCGTTGAAAAGTTGTAGGATTTCTTGACGAATCTCTAAGTATTGGGGGTCTTCGGTTCTCTCCCAGACACACAACTGGCTGGGGAAGGGGGTCTTCTGGGCGGATTCTGATTTCGCGGCCACGGACGTACTCCTGCGTCAGTCTGGATACAGACTGAGCGTTGTAGTCATTGGCGGTGGGAGTTGCGAAACGCCCCACTGCTTCAATGCCGGTTTCAGTATGCGCTTGTCTTAAAATGCCGTCAAGAACTTTCTTGACTCCATAACGGAGATGGGGCATCATAAAGATGCGAAACGCCCACGGACCGTTGACGTAACGGTTTTCGAGAACGCCCTCTGAGAGAGATCCCCGAGGGCGTTTTCCTATTGACAGGCGCATTTCTCAGGGGCACACTGGAGTCGGCTCATAACGGATCGTCTCAATTCTCCTCGTGGAACTGGCCCCCGGCGTCTTGGCTGACCGGGGGCTAGTTTTATCTTATGACGATCCCGGCGTCTCGTTTGGGCTTGATACCAGGGACGAACTCCCCGATCTTCTCCCCGACTGTTGCCAGTTTGGCCTTGACCATCTTATCGTTGACCTGGAGGTAATCCAGGAGGGCTGGATTCTTGGCAGCGGCCTGCACCAGCGCGTTGAAGTCAGCGACTTCGTATGTGAGCTTACCCTTGCGTGTGCCCAGCCCTTCGACGGCGGGGGCGACGGGGGAGAGGACGACTTGGGGGGCCTGGACGACGAGGGGAGCGGCGGCAAGCTCCTCTAATTGGGCCTGTAACTGTTCGCCTTGGGCGGCGGGGGCTTCAGGTTGTTCCCACGGCGGCAAGTCTTCGATCTCCTTCAAGCGTTGCCGTGCGGCCTCTTCCTGTCGCCGCTTGATCTCCTCCATCTCGGCCTTGCGCTGCTCCTCAGCCTCTTTGCGGGCCTTCTCGTCGGCTTCCCGCTGGAGCTTGGCCTGAAGCTCAAGGCGCTCCCGCTCTTTGCGCTGGAGATAGGCGGTAATCTGCGCGCGGCAGTGCGCCTCTGCCGCAGCAGCGCGTTCTGTGAACTGATTACGGAGGGCCGTCAGGCTCTTGTGCGCCTTGTTCGCTGCGCTCACCGCGTCGGCAAAGGCCGCTTCGACGGCTGAGAGGTAGCCCTTCGCTGCTTTGGCATACTCGGCAGCTTGGGCACATGTCGCGTCGTCTGTCACGGCCAGCGCTATAATGGCCTGGAACTGGACGACCGGCAAGTGCGTAGTGTCTGGTTGCTGAATTACGATTGCTTGATTGTCTGGCATTCTTTACGATCTCCTTTTCTGCTTCCATTTCCACAAATTGACAGCCCCCTGCCATGCTGTGAAATCTTGCCAATCCTCATAAAAGACAGGTGGGGCATACGTCCCGTCCCCATGAATTTCCACCTTCGCCCGCAACACAGTAGCCGCATCTTCGGGGAACGCCATTTGCGCGTAGGCCGCTAACTGAAGCTCAACTTCGCGGCCTGCGCTACCGCTCTTGATGTCCATAATGAGCCGCTTGCCCATCCAAGTGCCGCGCCGGTCGAGGGTGCCAGCGACCAGCAGGAGGGGATCGAACATCCGCTCCTCGATCCCCAGCCATTCCCATCCGTACTCCTTAGAAACGGCCTTCCACGCTTGGAGGAAGCCTAAGACGCCCTCTCCACATTGGGACTCGTCTAAGGCTATCCCCCTGTCGAAAAGCTCGCAGATCTTATGGACAGCCCGGCCCCTTATGCGATAAGGGCCTGCCGGGAAATCAGGATACAGACTCAGATCCTTGAGAATCTGGGTGACAGAAGGGAGCCTCACACCCCCAAGGGAATAGATGTGGCTCTCCTCCTCGAAGTCGAAGTAGGGCCTCGTCACAGCTTGTGACCGTTTAGTGACTGTCGAAGCGCCTTGAGCCATGCGTTGCGGCTGGCGTTTAGCTCCATTTCCTTCTGGGCTTCTTGCTTGTAACGGGCGATGTCTCGGGCAGCGGAGGAAAGAAACGCTTGGTAATAATCAAGCGGATTCAGCGTCTTAGCTTTGGCTATCTCTTTCTCGTAATAGTCAGTGTCACCATCGTTTTCCAGGGTTGTGGTGAGTTGTTCCAGCATGAACGCCTTCAGGGGTTTGTGCTCGTCGGTTGGGACGGGCCACGCTTCCACTTGGGCGATCATCTTGAGAATCCGATCTCTGGTTGATTGGCTTTTTTCTAAGCGGCCCTGAAGCCTCTTGATCCTCTCGTTGAAGCACGCCTTCCCGTAGGCCAACGCCTTTCCGGGGAGCATTGTCTTCAGCCTATCGTACTCAGCGACGGTCTTGGAGAGAGCTTCATCGTAGTAGGAACTGCGTTTGGTCTTTTCTGGGATAGGGGCGTCTATTGAAGATATGTATGGACATGAATTCGGGTGGCACGAATACGTGGCCTGCCAGGATTCACTTGGGTCTTCGCGCATCTCAACGAGCGGCCCAAAGGCGCGGGCGCATTGCATTGCGAAGTCCTTGAATGTCTGCTCCCCATCGCAGAGCTTTGCTGTGTAACCTGTTGGCATAATGCCTCCTTTATAGTTTATGGGCTGTATAGCGGCCCTTAATGTTCGTCAGGAAGAACCTACCGACCGAGGCAGCGCCCATCAGCGCGGTATGGACTGGGGGCAGAACTCCGTCGTAGCGCCAGTTCTCAGGCCCTTTCTTAGAGCCTTTGAAGGTGACGTAGAGATGTAGGTTTGCGGCGTCGTAGCCCACTTCCAGGATCATGGAAGAGTCTACTACTTGCATGTTGATTCCTTCAGGGATACTCACTTCTTTTCGCCCCTTTCTCGAAGCAGTTTAACAATGCCCGCTTCAACGTCCTGTGAAAGCGCATCTAGGGTTAAAGACTTCAGCCCTGCCTCTTTCTGGACAAGTTCGATGAGTTGGCTGGGCGGCGTATCCGCGAACTCGCGGCACAGCATAGGTCCGTCTGCTGAGTGGTGATACAGGACAAGGTAGGCGTAGGCGTCATCATTCTTCATGCCGACCAGCCCGAAGGCTTTGAGCCCATTCAGCACCTTGTCTTCGGACATCATCGCGCGTGCCTTTAGGGTCTCGCGGGCCAGGATGGCGGTATTCAACTGCCAGCCGGTTGCCTGCATAATCTGATCGTCTACGGGGTTGTCGGGCGGGTTAAGGGAGAATCCCCCTTCTTCGGCTTCGGCCTCTGGCTCGGGAGGCTCAGCCGCTTCCGGCATGTCCTTAATTTCCCGCATCTGAGAGCCCATCGAGGCAGCGTCTTCGAGCAGTTTCTTGCGGGCGGCTTCGTACTTGGGCAGAGTATCCACCAGAAGTTCCAGGGCTTCGTTGTACTCTTCGGGCGTCGGTTTAGCAGGGCCTTTGACGAACCAGCCTCGGAGCCAATCCTTAATGTGTTTGGGCTTGGACCCTGCAACCAGCTTCGTCAGAATCTCGTTGCACAACTGCGTGTAGATGTCCTTAGCAGTAGGAGGGCCAGCGGGTTCGGGCGGCGGCTCGGACGCGGCGGGTTGAGCAACCGGGGTGGGCGCTTGAGTAACTGGCGGCGGCGGGGCCGTCTCGGGGGCCTTGTCAACTGGGACGGACGTTTCAGCCACCACGATCTTGAGCGACGGATCTTCCAACGCAGCAGCGTCGGCTTCGGCATGGCGCTGTTCGGAGACAGTCGCATAGCCGCTCTCGGGTTCCAAGTCTTGAAGCTCTTCCTGTGTGTACATGGACGTGCCGCCCATATCGGCGCAGAGGGATCGGAAGGTTTCCCCGATAGCCCTTGCCCGGCACATCGCCTTGGGGTATCGCCGCCAGACATCTTTCTGGGAGAGGTTGGCGGTAATCGCGTCCTCGATGCTGAACTGGGCGACGTACTCTTCCCCTTCCCGGTTCGCTTCGATCTTGCACCCCTTATTGTCATTCTGGAGCCACTTGAACTTGACTCCGTGGGAGCGCATGATTGCCAGCATGGAGTCGGCGTACATCCCCAGGCGTCCCTCTGGGCTGAGCCAGAACGCCCGCAGGGAGAACATCGGCAGCAAGCCCATCTCCCGACCTGTCAGGACGACAGCCAAAAGCGTCCCGGCCTGCTGATCGACGGAGCGGTTGACGGTAAACGTCTTAGGGAGAAACGGAGTCCCTACCATCGCACCGCAGAATTCCTTGAGCGCGGCCATCTGCTCTTGCGAGGGCAGGCCCAGTTCGGTTGACGCGTTACGAGCAAGTGCTGTATCTGGGGATTTGTAGATAGATACGGAAGAACCACCCATCACTCACCGCCTTTCAAAATAGAGTCTATGACATCGAACGATGCCAGGGTTGATGCTGGCGGAGCCGGGGGCGCATCCGCAGCAGCCATTTCCTTCTGAGCCTGTTGCGCCTTGGCCGTCTTCCCCGCCCGGTATTTGTTCCAGCGGGCTTGATTGGCCTTCATCGCCTCGGCCTTGCGCTCCTCCGGCGTCAATAGGGCGAAGCGGTTGTACAGCTTCCGGTGCCCCATCAGAGGTTTCATGCGCTGGCCCCACATCTTGCCAAGCGTCTTGTTGTCAATGGGATGCTGGCAGTAGGGGCACTTTACCTCAACTACTTCGTTTGTCTGTTCCATGTTCCTTTTTCCTTTGGGTCACGATGTGAGCACACGTCTTACACCGTGGCGCTTTGCCGGGAATCTCTACAGCCTGATCCCCCCAGAACAGAACATCCGGGGCGCAGAGCGGGCTGAAACAACGGTTGCTTTTGACTACGGCCCAGTGGACCACATCGTAAGTGGTTGGATTGGCCGTGTAAATCTCTCTTGGGGTATTTTCCAATGCTACCTCCCATTGGCAGCGTGCCACACTCGACAGGGAAACACAAGCCAAAAGTGCGACAAAATAACCCTTGACAGACTAGTAGGGTAGCAGTACCGTGGAATCGAAGCTGACGCATCGCGGATCTGATGCCTCCACGCCTGTGTTGGCTAGTTGGCGCTCCGGCCCATTCCTCAGCCGTTGAGCGCCAGCGTCTAAGGCCCTCGGGGTTTCGACACCTCGCCCCGAGGGCCTTCAATTGTCTGGATACAGACACGTAAAATGTCCCACAAAAACACTTGACATGCGAGCGGGACGTGGTAGCATAGGGCAGTGGAGGTGAGCATGAAGATCCACGCAGATCACGAGATTAAGGCCGCTCAGGAGAGACGCGGCCAACGGCGCGACCTAGCACGGCTCAACGCAGCCGCTCCAGAATTGCTCGAAGCCCTCAAGGATTGTGTGGGTGGTCGTCTTGGGGGCCAGCCGGGGTATGTGAACGCGCTGGCGCTTCAGCGGGCAGAAGCGGCGATTCGGAAGGCTGAGGGCCGGTCGTGAGCACAATTACGAAGGCTCTCCCCGATCTGTCCCGCACCCAGGCTGCGCTTGCGGCTTATGATGAGTTCGACAACAAAGCCGCATTCGAGGGGGTGACCACTCCGTCAGCTAAAGCAGACGGCTTCTCGCGAAACGCTTGGGTACAAACTCCCTACGTTGACTCGCGAAGGCAGAGTCCCTGCCCTTTGGAGGATGACTTGAGAACTAACGAGATCCCGAGATCCAGACAATCCGCACTTGGGGCACGAGTGCCAGCGGTTGTTCAGCCGCTTTGGCACAGTCGCTCCGCATGTGCATGTTTGGCTCGTACCGCTCGGGTTCACAGCTACCATCTCTCGCCCAGCACTTGCAGCCTTGTACGAAAGGAACTGGTAAAACATGCCCCAACCGGCGTCGTGAACGGACTTCGCCAGCATACCGCCAGAAAGCCCCTTCACGTTCAGATCTTCGACTGCGATCAGACCAAACTTGTTGACAATCTTCCGAGACTCTTTGTGCAGGAAGTCGGCCCTCTGGTTGGAGATATGCGTGTGAACGATCTGCAACTCTTGCACGGCCTTCCTGCGCCGGTTGCTTCCCTTGCGACGTCTGGCAACCTTCCGTTGCGACCGTCTCAGTTTTGCCTGAGACTTCCTGTAGTAGCGCGGGTTTTCAATCTCCGTCCCGTCCGACAGGACGGCAAACGTCGTCAATCCGACATCGATCCCAACGGATTCAGAGGAATCGGGGATAGGGCAAGGATCACACTCGACCGCGAAGCAGACGTACCACTTCCCGGATTGGCGCTTCAACGTCACCGTCTTAATGCGTCCCTCAATCGGGCGATGCAGTTTGACCTTGAGGAGTCCGGCCCCTTGTATGCGGAGCTTCCCATCGTCTATCAACCTGCAACCATCTCCGTAGGAGGGGAAGGTAATGCTGTCAAAACGCTGGAACGGCTTGAACCGGGGGAAGCCAGTTTTCTTTCCTTCCCTCAGGCGACGGAAGAAGGCTTGGTATGCCTTGTCCACGCGGCGAAGGACATCCTGGCAGCAAGAGAAGTTGGCAAGTTTAACCAATCCCTCCGCCCGCATGGCCTTCAGTTGGTTGGCTTGGTCGTAGTAGTTGATCGACTTCCGGCACGTCTTCCAGGCCCCGCGCCGCTCTTCAATGGCGCAATTGTAGAGATCACACGCCTCGTTCAGTTGCCAGTTAAAGAACGCAACTTGGACTCTGGTTGGATAAACCCGATATTTGAACGAACTGAGCATATTACTTCAAGCCGAAGTAAAGAGCGAGTCTCCGAAGGGCCATCTCAATCACCGACGCTTGGCTCAAGCCGAGCTTCTCGGACAGCAGGGACAGAAGGCGGTGGGCCTCTTCGCTCAGGCGGAATGACGTTGGATTCTTCACACCTCAATCGTAGTCCTCTATGCGCTACTAGTCAAGCAAGAAAGGAGCGCGCATTCCTCCGTCGCCTAAAGGCGACGGTCCCCTGCGCTTAATCTATGGACACCTGCAAACGGTGCGTGAGGCCCGGCCAGTTCGTGCGCGAGGCGGTTGCCCGATGGGAACAGCGCAAGGCGGAGGGTCAACCATGACGCAAGAACAAGGCGAGCGGTTGGCGGTCGGGGAGATCGTGCAGATCAACCCAGAGATGGATATTAACCCCATGTTCGGGGCTTGCTTGCTTGTCGTCACCGAACTGAAGTCGTGGGGTGTTATGGGATACGTCCAGGGCTTAGGCAGTGACGGCAAGATCGGGGGCCAAGCCTACATCCGGTTGCCCTTCGATCAGATCGAGAAAACCAACGGGATGGCCGTTTGGGCTATCGGGGACGAGCCGGAAGGCTGAGGGGGAAGTATGGCCGAAACAAAAGAGGATTGGGTGGCGATGATTCAGGGAGTATTGGCCCATTGAAATACGAACCCGAAGGTCGGCAGATTCCCTATCAAGTGCGGCTGCAAACCCAGGCAATGGAGGAGGCGGCTCGAAGGACGATGGCGGCATTACTGACCGCCGAAGCGAAGCGCAGGCGCAAAGCGGAGCGGTGGGCGCGGGTGGGCTGGGCGCTGTCGCTGATGGAGTTCCTGGCGCTGGCGGGGCTGGTCTGTGGGTTGTGGAAGGGGTGGTTCTAATGGGCACTTATACCGACGTTTGTTCTGTCCTGAAACCAGCCAAGCGTGGATCTGCCGAGATCAGGATCGACACCCCATCCGGCTTTGAACGGTTAAGCGGAGCACTCCACGGCCAGCCCCTCGACCGAGAGAAGTATGCGCGGCTGCTGATTAACGGGCGCGTCATGATGACCGACGCCGAGTTTGAGCGCCTCACGAACCTTGAATTTGTCTGCAAGGCGCATGGGGATATTCTCATTGCCGGTCTTGGTATCGGCATGATCCTCAAGCCTGCCCTAAAGAATGGGGAGAGCGTTACGGTAGTGGAGATCAATCCCGACGTGATCGCCCTCGTTGCCCCATCGTTCGATGATCCGAAACTGCGGATCGTCTCGGGCGACATAGACTCCTGGTTGCCGGAAGCGGGGCAACGCTTCGACGCCATCTACTTCGACATTTGGGAGCATTTCAACGAAGAAACGAACGCCCACGCCACAAAACTGGGCCGGAGATTCTGTAAGTATCTGAAACCGGGCGGGTGGATGGGGTCTTGGACGCGGGCGGCTTGGAAGGCCACCAACAGGCGGTAAGGGAGGATTGCATGGTAAAACAGCAAACGATATGTGACCGATGCGGGCAGGAAAAGAAGGGCGCGAATCACTGGTGGGAGGTGTACGGTTCGCCAGTTATTCCCGACGCGCTAGTGATAAGACCTGCGGGGCCATCGACAGCACAGCCGGGGGCCGTAGAGGTGCTGGGCGCACCAGGGGACTTCTGCTCCCAAGTGTGCGCCCTGCGAGCCATCGACGAATGGATGTCAAAGCAGATTGCAGAGGCGAAGGCGGAAGAGAAACTGTCGCAGGAAGCGGCTGAAGCCAATGCTTAACAAGTCTGAGCGCATCCGCCAACTGCTTCTGGCGGGCGAGTTGGGGCCGCTCGAAATAGGGGTAATCGTCGGCACAACAGCAGCGACCGTTCGCTCTGTCAGACAGCGCATGAAACGTCCGCAGGCCATCTCTGACGTGAACGCAAGGATTGAATCCCTACGGATCGAAATGCGCCTATTGCAGCGCGATGTCTCTGCTATCAGAAGCGACATTACGGCCATTTTCCAGAAGCTAAGGAAGACACGCCACTGATGCGCCACGCGCCGGTTCAAGCGCCCCGGTAGCCTACTCACCACTAACCCACTGGTTCAGCCCTGGTCCCGTCTACTTGGCGAGTCGTCCAACTGGTTAAGATGCTTGACTTTGACTCAAGAGATGTAGGTTCAAGTCCTGCCTCGCCAGCCAACCTAAATCGCCCCGGTTCCACGCGCCCCGGTCGCCCCGCCCTGGTCGCGCCGGTTGACGCTCAGCGGGCGGCGCTGGCGGCGGGCCGGAATCTACGCTTCCCAAAACTTTCCTCTTGACAGGCCGCTATGCAAGGTGTAACGTGGGTCTATGCCACAAAGAACAGGCAGAAATGGAGGCAAATAGCCGTGTTGCATCTGTTAGAGGAACTGACGCCCTACCAAGAGGGGCGGCTGATGGCGGATCTGACCCGCAAGGGATACACGTCCGAAACCGTCAACGGATATACTCCCGGCACGCTGGAGTATCAGGAATTCAACCGAGGGGTGTACGACGACGCGCAAGCGGAAGCGCACAAGGCGGCGGCGGGCATGGGCGTGGGGGTGACGGCGTGACGCGCATATCTTCAGCCAGTCCGGTACGCCGGGAAACCGACGTTCACTACCGGGGTAGGGCGTTGGTGGTGGAGCTTCACCCTGGCTTTTTGACCCTCAAAGAGAAGGGCAAGCGGTACAGGGTGAGCGTGGGCTACGACGCCATTCTCTCGCTGGGTTTCAAACTGTTAGCGCGGGCCGAAGCCGCAGAGAAGAAGAGCAAAGGAGGCAAGCGATGATCCGTTTCCCGTCGCTGACAAGCGACCAGCACGCGTGATGTATCGCCTTTGACTTCAGCGACTTCCAAGGCCATGCAGAGCAATCTCCACATTACGGCCTTCAGGTGGCATCCCCACCTGTCCACGGGCAAGGATGACTTGCGCCGCAGCGTGATCTCTATGCGCGGTGTACCCGCAGGGGCAGACGTGCTGCCGCTGGCTTAGGATCTTTTTCGCTACGGCCCCACAAGAGGGACACGTTTGAGAAGTGTACGCCGCATTAACTTCGACTACCTCAACCCCGGCCCATTCTGCCTTGGATTTAAGGATATTCAGGAAGCTGCCCCAGCCAGCGTCCAGAACAGCGCGGGCAAGCCGGTGATTCTTGGACATCCCAGAGATGTTCAAGCTCTCCACCGCGATCAACCCGTACTTGTCTACCAACTTTCGAGCAATCTTATGATGCTGGTCGCACCTGTAGTTTGCAACCGAGGCGTGTGTGGCAATGACAGCACGCCGAGCGTTGCGTCGTCCTCTACCGCCCTTATTCCTTCGATCCATGCGCCTCTGCTGGACTCGCAGTTTGCGGAGCTTCCACTTGAGCGGCTGGAGGGGCGCTATGTGCTCTCCATCCGAAGTTGTCAGGAAGCTCTCGATTCCCAAGTCAATCCCGACGGCGGCAGTATTTTTATTTTCAACTGCCACTTCGCCAAGATCGCAGACAATCACGACATACCACTTCCCGGCTTCGCGCTTTACCGTGATCGTCTTGTGCTTTCCTTCAGTGGGACGGTGCAGCCGCACGCGGACCAACCCGACGTGCTGCAAGCGAAGTTTATTCCCGATCAGCCTAACACCGTGCGGCACTTGGGGGTAGGTAAAGCTATCGAATCGGTCTCTGCTCTTAAACCTCGGGTATCCGGGCTTTTCTCCGGCCTTACAACGCCTAAAAAAAGCAGCAAAGGTGGTATCCAGACGGTTCATCGTGGCCTGAGCGCTTTGCGCGTTGAGACGCGCAAACCAAGGATTGATTTTATTCTCCCTTGCGAACCATTTGGCTTGATCGCGGTACTTGATCGACTTCTTTTCGATTTCGTAGGCCGTTTTTCGCTGTGCAAGGCACTGGTTATAGAGACGCCTGTGTGTCTCCAGCGTGATCTCCAACTCCCGCGTCTGGTTGACGTTAGGATAGAGGCGGTACTTGTACGCTTTGTACATCTGCCTTCACGTTGTAGCGTTCGGCCAGCAACCGCACGGCCATCTCAATCACAGAGGCTTGGCTCAAGCCTAGTTTCTCGCCAAGCACCACGAGGAGCCGCAGGCAGTTCTCACTCAGGCGGAATGCGGTTGGCTTCTTCATATCTCAATAGTAACGCAAATCGCGTTACTTGTAAACAACCTAAGCCAAGCCCGCGCCGGTTCACGCAGAAAGCCCCGGTCACTGATCGGGGCTTTTTCGTGTCTGGATACAGACAAAGGAGAGAACGTGAAAGGAGGTGGAGTTATGCACAACTAGCCGAACGCCCTGGTAGCAACAAACGGCCCCGGTTCCCTGCAAAGGGAGCCGGGGTTTCTTTTGCGCCCTGGTAGCAGAGAGCGGGAGGGCGGGCAGACAGCGCCGGTTCGCGCCGGTTCGCGCCGGTTCAAGCGGGCACAAAAAAGCCCGCCCCGCCGAAGCGGAGCGGGCCGGGGAGCCGGTATGCGGATGGAGGCTAGGCCCGCCGCTCGACACCCCTGAAGAAATGCGCGCGGGCAGATTCAATCGTCCAGCCGACATATCTCAGCGCGTTACAGCATATGCGCCCGTTACGACGGAGCCGGGCCGGATGCCCGCACATCTGAACGATCCCATCTCGAACGTAGATCTTCACGGCGTAATCATAGCCGTTCTGCACGACGCCCGCCGCGTCGAGTTCCTGAAGCGTGGCGCGCATTATCGCCCGCGCCTCTGCCACTCGCCTAGCCAGCCACACGCGCCGCAGAGCAAGGCAAACGCGCCCGCCAGCAGGATCGCGCCGTGTAGCCCGTCAGGGCGGCCAGCGCAAGCCCAGAGAACGGCCACCGCGCCCGCAATGGCCACGTAAGCATAAGCCTTCGAGTTATGAAGCACTGGACGCCTCCGACCTATAGGCCCACGATTGCCGCGCTATCTCGCTCAACTGTTCCCACGTTTTGCGGGGTGCGCCGTCGTGATAGTAGGGTTGTCTTCGCACGTCTGCTTCATAGTCGGCCCGCCCGCACTCGGGAAGCCCCGTTGCAATTGCGGCAGTGATCTGGTTATGAGCGTCCTCAGCGGAAACCTTCAGGGCTTCGACAAGTGGGAACGTCCCGTAATTGAAAACAAAGGTCCGCGTCTCGCCGCGAAAGGTGGTTTTCACTAAGCGCGTTTCCATGTCAATCTCGGTCAGGTATTTTAGCATCGGACCTCCAAACGCTTTGAGTGGGCTAGACTTGGGACTAGCCCCATGCGCGTTAGATCGGGCCGCAAGGCCCGATCCCCTCCGCTTAGCAAGGCCCGCCAGTGTGTCACCAGCGGAGCGAGAGCCGTCAGCATCCCACGCATCAAGCGTGGCAGTCCCGAAGCCTGCCGGAAGTTCCAGGCGTTTAACCAGCCGGGAAAGAATCTCCCCACGGGTGGGCGATTCTTGCGGGAATGGCGTGTTGTAGGCATCCCCGAAGGCCAGCACGAACGGGACAACGGCATCGAGCGCCGTGCGGATGGCAGAGCGGAACTTTGCCGCCGCTTCCCCAACGTGCATGATGCTGATTTCCTGGTCCATCCCCTCACCCCATGCTGTTGTGAAGTTGAGGCAGAGGACGCGGAGAATCTTGGGGACAATGCGGATGCTGGATTGTTTCGTCTGGGAGTTGGCGACGTGCAGGGCGACCAGGGCAATGTCCCCCACTTTCAACTCACGGGCCATCGTCGGCCAGATCACCTCTACGTCGCTCCGTGATTCGGTTTGGGTGAAACGGACCTTTGCCCCTGCTGGCAGAACAGCGTCTAAGCCGGTCAGAAGGTCGTGGTCTTCAACTCCGGTGTAACGGTTGGAGACTACGGCATTCAAGGACCGCCGCAGGATAACGCCATTAGCGCTCGCTTGCGGGGTCAAAACGGTGCGGAGTACCGCTTCGCGCTGTTCGGAGTTGTAGGCATTCTCCGCGCAGTAGTTGAAGGCATCTGCGCGGATAGCCGGGGGCAGAGCTAACAGGGTGGAAGCGAACCCGCCCGAAACGCTGGCAGGCTTCACGAACGATGCGGCCTGATTGAAAGCCGTTGCGGTGTAGGCGAGTGGGGTCTTGTTCGGGTCGCAGTTGCGGCCATGGATTCCGCCATTGTCGGCCCTCATGCGGAGGTCGTAGATTTGAACTTGGGTGTCAATCGGCCGCTGTTCGGTGCGGATGGCTCGCAGTGTAGCCGCAGCCGTCGCCACGTCGGGAAGCGCGGCTATCTCTTCTTTGAGTTCCCCGCGCCCGCTGTTCTCCGTAGGGAATCAGCGACTCGCCTTCCGGTACGATGGTATTGGGGAGCCTTATCCCCGTGGTAGCCGAAAGCTGCTTGAGGGTTTCCATGCGAGTTGTGAAGTCGGCCCCCGCGACGGAGCCGGAAAACGTGCTAGTCAAAGTGGAACATTGATTCAGCCTCCATTCGATCTGTCTGGATCCAGACACGGGCAATCGGCCCGCCACGGCCCGCCAGCGCGGGCCGAAGCTGGACTACTGCCGGAACCATCCCCAGAGCAAGCCAGCCAGCGCCGCCAGCAGCAGCGCCACGCCATAGCCCAACAGTAGAGCCGGGAGCCTGTCAGTGTGGGCAGGCCGGGACGTATCAACAGAGAAACGGTCTTCTTGTGCCATATCAAAGTACCTCCATTTCCTGCTCAAAGCGTTCTAATGCGTCAACCATCTCTAGCCAGCGGTCGAAGATGCGCGGATAGGCTGCCTGAAAGGTCCCCTCATGCGCTTTCTCGAAAGCCTCCAGTTTGCGCTTGGCTTCGAGTTCTGCCGCCTTAAGCCGGGCGAGTTCAAATAGTTGCTCACGGTTCATATTGCATCTCTCCTTTATTCGCGGATCACCGCGCCTCAGCCGGACGGAAAACTTCACATCCGGGAAGGCCTCGCGTAGTGCCCGCTTGATCCAGGTTGAACACTCTTTCGCGTCAATCGTCCGCATAGGTTCTCTCCTTGTTCTGACATTCGGACTTTGGACTCCGCGTGGCTCATGCTCGCTCAGTTTTCCTCGATTGCAGCAAGCCACCATGCCGCAGACCAGGAGTTATGCGGCGTGTGGCAGCGCGGGCAATAGTTCTTGGCCGTATGGCCGCACAGGCAGCGTTCCTCGGTAAGTTTATCGATGCATTTCTGGGCGGCTGCGAGCGTGCGATGCTTGTGGCCGCAGTTATTGAGTTCTTGATGGATGCCTGTGCTGGCGCTCCACGAATTCGGGTCGCGAACGACCTACGCTATATGTCATATAACCTCCAGTGATTCGGGCTCATGCCCGCGCCCGGTGACGCCTTGCGAGTGCCACCCGGTGACGCGCACGCGCTACCGCTGCCTTACGGCTCAACTAACGTCGTATGCTGAGCGCGCAGACTCTGCCCAGCCGAGCAATGCGGCCACGAGTCGCGCGGACTGCCATCTGCGCATACTCACGTTCGCGTTACCTTGCGCGATCAGGTCCAGCGTCTCCCGCTTGCCCATCGTCCAGGGCTCGTAATCGCCGCACCGCGAAACGCGAGTGCCCATGTTGTCGGTTTCAGTTCCGCACTTAACCGCGTGCTGAGTCGTACAGGTCGCGGACGTGATGTAGGCGTAAATCTTACTAGGTTTCATGTGTTTGATCTCCTTATCTGCTACTCTGGCGCGTGCTATGCTTCGTCCTCGATTACCAAGGTAATTCCGATTTCCTCGCACAATTCCCGCCGTCAGCGGTTTCAGGTAATCGCCATTCAAGTCCTTCGAGTAAATGCCATGGTTCAAGGTGTCACGCGAATTCGGACCATTCGGACGGAATCCGTAACTCTCGCAGAAGCACTCATTTTCGACCCATGCGTCCGGATCCGGAGTCTCGATTGTTTCCCAGCGAATGAACTCTGGTAACAGGCGGCCGCTATTCGATTCCGGGTAATCGGCCATTGTGGCGAATCGTTCGCCTACTCCGGTATGTTCGCCAGCGGTGAGAACCGAGGAATCGCGCACAACTTTTTTGTGTTCGCGTCTGAAGCCGTATTCCTTAATCTATTCGTCGATGGTTTCCGTCGCTTCACTGAAGAATTCGTCCTCACAAATACCATAGGCGTCCTCGAACGTTTTGGCGCGCACGATTCCGTTAATGCCGATAGAATTGCGCGAGATCCAAAGCGGGCCAAAACCATCGTCATACGTTGCAATTGGATATTTGCTACCAGTGAGGCAAGCGCTTACAAATCTCTGAGTGTCTGTGATGGTTGCGATCTGATTCATCATCGGGCGGTAATGCGGGAGATATCGACCCACTGAGAGCCGGAACCCGCCAGCGGTTCGACCTGGAGACGGACTTGTCCCCATGCGGACTTCGCATCAGTCACGCGGCAGTTGATAACCATATCCTCCATGCGGACGGCCACCAAAGCGCCGACTGCCGGGCGAAGTTGATTGCAGGTTGTTCGACTCGTAGCGTTGCGGGGAGTGGGGCGGCAGTCCCCACAGGCGCAGTATTGAAAGTGAGCAGCGGTGCTTGCCATCGGATTAGCCTCCATGCGGAGCCGATATGTCGGCCCCTACCCAATACCTTATGCCCGTTTGGATGTGGGAGTCAAGCGGTAACTTGCTACAGCGCGTAGATTATTGCCCCTGCCCCATCCGGCCCGCCGCAAGGCGGCAGCAGCGCATCGGCTGTACTCCGATAACAGGGATAGATAAGGAGGGGAGAGAGAGGGAAGCAGAGCAAGCCCGCCACGGCATCCGCTAGCCCTAACCTTATCATTGGTAGGGCGTTAAACCCCTATATGCGCGGTCTAGCGTGGCACTCAGGCCCATCGGCCACCTCCAGACACCTCCAGACCCGCCCCGCTCGGCGCTTCGGTAGTGCGATGCGCGGCAACATAGGAGGTCGGAGAGAGAGTAACGCGCGCTCTCCCCGCCACGAACCGCAGCACCTCAAAGGTGGCATGGTGGCCCCATTGTGGCGGTACCGGGCGGATGCACCACACTTCAGCGGCTTGTATGTTGTTGATCCTATTAGGGATCTCCCGACGCGGCGCAGGGGGTGGGGGTGGTACTCGCCGGGGTGGCTGAAATTCAACAGTACTCTGCGTTGATACCACTGCT